CCCGGTCGGACGGAATACAGAAGAGACAACACCGCGAACGAAACGACCGTTCGCGTATCAACTAAGGTCATCCCTTATTGACAAGTCAAGTATAACATGTAGGGACTCATATTTCAAGTATTTTTTGGTAAAATAATCACGGTTTTATAAGTGCCTACATATATATTTTTATGCATATTGCTAGTTAGTTAAATGTAATTGTACAATATGAACAACAAACATAGTGCAAATAGTAATGTTATGCAGCATATTAACGAACAGTAATATTGCACAATAGATGCAATAGTTTATTGTGCAAAGTGCTGAAAATAAAATAATTTATTATTGTATATGCAAAAGGAGTTATTGTGTATGAGTACAGAAGCAGAAAAGAAAGCTGTTAGAAAGTATCAGGCAAAATGCAAAGAAGTAAGAATAAAGTACACTGAAAAAGAAATATCAGAATACAATAGATTGCAAGAATATTTATCAGAAAATAATATCAAAGTGACCGAATATTTAAAAAAATTAATAAAAGCAGATCTGGACAAAAAGGGGTATTGACTGCAAAGCGTGCCGGAATAGAAGGTTGACTAATGGTCATATTTTTATGACTAATGGTCAGTTTAGAAAATTAGGAATTATTACTATTATTGATTTTATGGAAATGTGAGGTTTAGTACTGGTAAACTTTTTGTTTAGTATTTGTATATGTGGAAATTGTGGATAATGTGGAAAACTATTGTGGATAACTTGATAATAGTAATCATTCCTATTTTCGATATATAAAATTTTTACATATGACCTTACGTCACACTTTACCACCTTTTTTCGCCTTGCCACCGAAGCAGAGCGCGCCATGGTCAAAAATTTTTATTTTACCAAACAATAGAAAAAATTTAATCCATTATCAGAACATTTTGAATTGTATTAGAATTGTGTTATGCCCTATAAAATACCTGTTTTTCGGGGTAAAATTACGTTGTGATCTGTTTATTGTCTGAATATTCAGATGGGGGTAGTTAAAACTGGTAAATTGTCTGAATTTTCTGAAACCTCACATAGCTGGTTCATCCACACACTAACTCCAAAACTCATCATCACCATCCCATTCCGCCCATCCAAAAACAATCCCAAATTTACCAAATAATCAAGCCCAAAATCCAATCATTTCACCATAAAACACCTTATCGTACCCTTTATCGTTAACCCCAGTAATCAAGCCCTAAAATCACTCCACCATTCATATTTCATTTCCAACTTTCACACATCCGTTCCAAAATAATCCATATAAATTCCAAACTCTAACGATAAGTATTTCACCACGCAAAAATTGCTCTCTTATACTCTCACATCCACGCATACCATCACAAATCATCCTTACTATTGATCTAAGGACAAAACAGTATTATAATCGACCTAGAATCCATTCAAACACATACACCCTATAAACTGTCCACCAATACAAGAAAAGAGGAAAATCATGTCATTTCGTGATGAATTGTCCAGCCTTACCCCAACACAGAAGCAGATCCAGGTCAAAGCAACATCTGAAGCACAAACAAATGCCAGACTTGATTATTCTGGTGTAAAAGATCTTTTACGCTCCAAAGCACAGCATAATGAGTACACAACTATAGGCAATCATAAATATATCTCTTGCTATTATCCGGATTCCTATTCGGGCGAACCAGAAGCTGCAGAATATGTCAGACGAGTCTGTGAAACAAGAACAACCATGCATAGAAGAGGATTATTTTCTGGACAAGTACAAGAAACATCATGCGTAATCTCTTATGTTATTACAAACCAATCTGCATATGATGAATATTTAAAAGAATTACAAAGACTCGCTGCAGAAGATGATATTCGTATATCTGTAGTAGGATATAATAAATTAGAAAAACGCACCGAAATATCAGTTCCCTGTTGTCTCGGATCAACTTTATTGGCAAACAATTATATGTACAGAATCAAACTTAGTGTCAGTATCACATTTTAAATAGGAAATAACTCAAATAAAATAAGGGTAGATGACCATAAAATCACCTACCCTATACAAAAAGATACTTCTACAAGTTTTAAATCGATCTTATATCTATACCCTAACAACTATCCACCAAACACATCTAAATCCGTCCTAGAAAAATAATCTCGCATACTCTCCCACGATCACACCTAAGAAATGATATGTACACTCTCATACCAGACACACCATGGGGGGCTACTTTTAAACTCCAGCATAAAACGATCTTCTATTTCATATATACCTATATAATATACAGAATTTACCATTTGAATGTTTGTTCGAATTATGCTAAAATTATTAATATCAAAAATATAAAGGACTGTTAGGCATGAATGATTTATATAGCTTTTTCTATTGGGGAGATTACAATGCTCAGATGGCGGAATTAGCAAAAAGAGCACAGTCAGAGCCGTGGTCTTTTGGAAATATAAACGATTATTCAATTTTAAAAAATTATATGAAACACACTTTCCAAAAACTGCAGAGTGAAGGGAAAATCGTTACAGCAAAATATTATTGTATTTTTAATACAGGCCTATATGATAATTATAACGAACCAATTTATGTATATGCAGAACCTAATAATAGATTAGGCTATTCAAGTTGGATATTTAAAGGATTCAAAGATCGTTATGAGCTAGGCGATTTAAAAATCATTGATTTACCAGAAAGAGCTGATTACTTTTCTGATCCAGGCAAACTCATATTCAACTGGCATTATCCCGTTAATGTTCATTATGAACACATCTTAGATGACCTTAATACAGCGCAGCGTTTACCAGAACGTATTCGGACAAGTGATCTTGCATTGGAAACACTAAAAGGAGTAATCGATTCTTCAATTCAAAAGGTTACTGCGAATTATAAGCTTGCTATTCCTCATTACTACAATAACAGGATTCAGTTAATGATTCCATTATATTTCAACAAAAATAATATTCCTGACGTTGCATTGGTGCTTAATGAAATAGATGGAAAGTGTTACCAAGCAAGAACATGTCTTTCCATGAAGATGGCATACATTGATGCAAGGATTATTTCTAAGCCTGATGTGTTCTGGTTATCCTTTGATACAATTAATGCAAGAGAAGAAGAATAAAATAATATATGAAAATACATTCCTATAGCAGATGAGAGAAATCTTGTCTGCTATTTTTTTATGCTCAAAATCAAAAATTGACAAATCATAAAACACAAAAACGATTCAAATGGCATGGAGAATAAACAAATATCAAAGAAAATCATAAATGCGAAGGAGATATTTACTATGGACAATAATTTAAAACTGATCACAACAGAAAAATTTGGAGAACTAGACTACAGCTTTTACAGAAATATGAATGACGACATTTTATTGACAAGAGAACAAATTGGGCAAGCGTTGGAATATAAAGATCCAATAAAATCAATCCAAAATATTCATATGAAACACAAAGATCGTCTTGATCATTTATCATTAAAAATCAAAACAGAAACTTTCGACCACCATCAAAGTGATGTATGTCGAAACAATAATCTTATGACAGAACGTGTCTACTATACCGAAAGAGGAATTATGGAAATTTGCAGATGGTCAAGACAACCAAAAGCAAACATGTTTATGGATTGGGTATGGGATATTGTAGAAAAATATAAAAATAATACTTTTACATCTATAAACTTACAGCCAATTATTAAAACTCTCCAAACGCTTATTCAAACTCAAAATGACATAAATCAGGCAGTTAGCTCTTTATATGACAGATATAATGCTGATATTACTCAACTAAATGAACGATTGACCTCATTAGAAAATAATATGAATACATTTGGAACAATATCAAATAAGAAAATGCCATATTGGGTAAGTGTTATGATGCCTAAATTCAAGCGGATTATGATGAAATATGGAATTGATGATTACAAAACATTATATAGAAAATTATTTGAAAAGTTTGAAGAACAATATACAGATAAGGATTTAAATCAGATGATAGATGACTATTGTCATAATAATAATCTAAATAATTGTATGACCATGGATGCACTAGCTTATGACAAAGAATACAGAACTTTATTCGAAAAAATGGTTGATGCAATTTTAGATGAGCGAGAAATCTTATAAAACTATTCAATAACAAATGGAGAAAATATAGTAGGAACCACGCTCTTATTATTGGAATTGATCATTAAAAGTGGCTACGGTAGTTTCTTGGCTACACGGTTGGATTGACAATAGTGTGCCACGCTACTAGCGCGGAGATGCAGTAGCTCTCCTTGCTCTGGCGTCTGCTAAAGCAGCCACCAGGTACTGAACCATTTATAAAGTATTTATTAAAAGTATGAACAAAGTATAAAATAGAGCAATTTTACCCTTATAAATTATGGGTGAAATTACTGTACCAAAAGTTCCCTATATATAATATATATTAGGAAGAAATGGTACAGTAAAATTTTTTCAGAATATATAAGGTAAAAATGACTCTAAAATTACCATTTTGAAAAGGAGACGTTTTTATGGATAAGAATAATTTTGAAGTAGGACTTATTTCTGAACAAGATCTAGTAACTCGTTATGGCAGTCAATCCCAAAAGGATTCATATGAAAAATTGGGTTATATGCAAACAAAAAATAAACAGACTCTTTTAAAAAAAGTAAGTAGATATTGTAAAATCGAACCTCATGGAAAAAAGGAATATATGATCAAAGAAGTATATCCTTATATTTTACCAGCTAATTTTAGCAAAATGAACACATCTTTATATCAGTATATTGTTCCACTGCTACTAGAAAAAATCATTAATGGACATGATAAAAATCGAAAGATTGATATCACACTTGGTAAATGGGCCAGAGAAATCAATATGGTCAACCAAAATTATAATCTCTGTAAATATAATAAAGAGGAAACTAGCAGAGCTATTAAATACGAATTGGATACTATTAATGAATTTTATAATAAATCAGATGATATGATTGAGTATTATATTATGAATGCTCTGGATTATCTTAAATCCGCAGGTCTTATCATTTGGCGTGATGTGTACAAAATCACTTCTGAAGTATCCGACGAGATGGTTGAAATCGATTCAGATGGAGTTGTTCATGCAAATATTAAATTGGAAACTAGAGAAGCGTCTAAAGAGGATATGGATTTTTATGCTGCTTGTATTAAGGTTGCTGATGAAAAAGCAAATATCACAAATGCATCAGAAAGATATTACAGCAAAAAATCACAACGATTTAATGAAGCCCTCAAAGATGAATTATATAAACGCAAAATCAAACTTGTCTATAAGTCATATGAAGCTTATTACATCGATCTTGACAAATGTAGTTTTGTTCTAAATCAATTCCCATATCAATCCAATATTATCAAAAAATTTAATGATACTTTCACAGAGATGATTATTGGCAATGCCCAAAAACGTTTTGATAAATCACCTCGAAAATATACGATCTATGAAAGCAAAGATGATTATTCCCTGTGTTTTAAGGGATTGTGCGAAATGACAATAAACAATGAAACCGAATATCTTGGGAAGAGAATTAATAAACGTAAAGTTGAAGATGAATACACGCTTCAAATTAATTAGCAAAGGAGATATAAAAATGGAATTTAATACAAACCAAAAAGAAGCCATTCACACCATAGACGGAAATATGGTTGTCATTGCTGCAGCTGGATCTGGAAAGACATCTGTACTTACATATAGAATTTTAAACATGGTCAAGAATCATGGAATTGATCCCACTACTATTTTGGCTGTCACGTTCAGTAAAAAGGCAAAAGAAAGCATTGAGCATAGATTAGGAAAACTTGGAGTAGCTAGTGTAAATGTAGAAACTTTTCACTCTCTCGCTCTTAAAATTATTACTTCTACATATGGATATGGAAAATACAAGGTATGGACTGCATCTTGGGAAAAAGAAAAAGCATTAAAAGAAATCTGCTGTGATTTACTTGGATTATGTAGGAATAAAGATGATGTTCCTTATAATGGAATACTGAGATTTTTAGGAATTCAAAAGACAAATATGTTAGGGTCAACAGATAGTTTGATTTATTCAGATGATGATCCGTATCCTGATGATCGGATGAAAAAAATTTATAAAATGTACGAAGATTATAAAAAGGATAAGTCATATATTGAATTTGATGATTTCCTGAATATGGCAAATCAGTGTTTTGACAAATTCCCAGATATTTTAAAATTTTATCAGAATAAATATCTTTACGTGTTATCAGATGAGTTTCAGGATGTGTCTATGGCACAGTCTCTTCTTCTTAAAAGAATTAATAATAAAAACACTATGATTGTGGGTGATCCTTTACAGGCAATCTATTCTTTTCGTGGTGGGCGAAGTGAATACATTATGCAGTTTGATCAGGATTATTCTGATGTGAAAATCGTCCATTTAAACACGAATTACAGATGTAGTACAGATATTGTACGCATGGCGAATATGTTAGCACAACATATTCCTGACAGTAAGGATAAGAATTATGTAGAAAGTATTGCTTCTAAAGGAACAAATCAGTTCCCTGAATACAGAAAATTTGTAAGTGAATATGATGAAGCCTCTTGGATTTGTAAAAAGATCACAGAGAAAAAAGAGAACAATGAGTATAGAGATATGGCTGTTCTAGCAAGGACAAATGCCCAGTTGACAATATTGCAAACTGTCATGTCTAAAAATATGATTCCATATGACGTTGTTAATGGGGTTATGTTTACGGAGCTACCAGAGATTAAGTTACTGATCTCTTATCTTAAATTGGCATTGCACGAAGGAGATAATTCAGCATTTTCGTATGTGTATAATAAACCAAATCGTTGGTTAGATCAGAAATTTTTCGCTGAAGTCAAGGAAAATGCTACGAGGAAAAACACTTCGTTGTACAATGCAATGTTTACGATTGATCGCAGAAATTGGCGTTTCAAAAATGGAATTGATCAATTATATGAAGTTATTAATACACTACAGAACAGAAAATTCGAGTCGGTTGGTAAGATGATTGAATATTTGAGATTCTATCTTAAAATCGATGATTTTGTTAGTAAGGGTAAACAGGCTGATGATGGTGGATTTTCGGAACAGATTGAAAATATGGATGCTTTTCAGAATATTGCAGAAAAGTATTTTGATTTAAACGAGTTTATGTTGTACTTAGATGACATCAATAGACAAGTTGCAATGGAGAATAATGATAAAGTACATCTCTCAACAATTCATAGAGCAAAAGGGTTGGAATATCCAATCGTGTTCATTGTTGGATTGAATGATGGACTGCTCCCACATGCAAAAAGTGATAATCTCGATGATGAACGCAGATTATTATATGTTGGAATTACAAGAGCAGAGAATGAATTATATCTCTCTTCTACTGCATCATACAATGATAATCTTATGACTCCTAGTCCGTTTATTGATGAACTTGGAGATAGCGTTAAAAAGATGAAATGTTGATGAATGTTTAGAGAATATAAAATTAGGAACTATTAATCATCCCTATAACTAAGGAGTGATAGAAATGTATTTAAAAATTATGAAAATCAAAGGAGATATTAATTATGAAAGAGAACACAAGATTTTGCACAAGAAGTATGAGAGATAACACAAAATTTGGAGGACTGATTCATTTTACAGAACTTTCTCCATATCCGAATTCTACTACCCTATCACATGGATCGCACTTCGCAGAAAAGATTATTGCAGACAGAAAGTTTGATGAACAGTGTCATCGAAATATTATTCAAACACAAAAATTAAAAGCAAAACAGTCCACAGTAAAGGAAGTGGATGAGTTTGTTTACTAAAACTGATCGTAGATATTTATCTAAAGCGAGACAGGCTGCAGATATTTCTGATTATAAAAACGTACATATTGGTTGTGTAGCAGTATATAAGGGAAATATTATTGGCATTGGTTGTAATACCAACAAAACACATCCAGTACAGAAATATTATAACAAATATAGAAATACTGACGTTGATCAAGAAACACTTCTTCCTAAAATACATGCAGAAATTAGCTGTATCAATTCCATCCGACATCTGGATATAGATTTTTCCAAAGTAAAATTATATATATATCGAAAACGAAATGATAAACCTTATGGTATGTCTAGGCCATGTCCGTCATGTATGGCTGCCATCAAGGATTTAGGCATAAAACACATTTACTATACTACAAATGAAGGCTTTGCTTATGAATGTGTAACACAGGAGGATTTAGTATGAATATTAATACAAATATTATAGATTTTGTATGGAATTTTAAAAATTTTAAACTTAAGGATTTTGGATTAGATCATGAGTATAACATGTTGTGTGCGCCAGTATGTGGATGCGGATGTGGTGAAAAGATGAATGTTTTATTGGCAGATGATGATGACATCTATGATTTTTGTTATGAGCTTGTAGATACTCAAGATTGCAATTATTGTGTTGTTTTTGCAATCAATGAAAAGAATGAAATGCTTGGTGCCATTAAATATGATGGTGAAATTCATTGTATTAAATTGAAAAACATTTCTGAAGACTATCTTCAAGTTGGTGGTATGTTTAATGATTTAGAGCTACATCAGTATGGAATTATTGTCTGTGTTGGCGATGGAGAATATAAGATTTTGGAGGAATAAAAGATATATGGCAGGTATTAATGTACCTCAGTATGAGATTTTTAAAATTGGAACAGATAAATTAAAATATTCTAAATGGAATTTGAATATTGATAAAAAAGAAGCATTTAAATACCAAGAATCTGTTTCATTATTTGAGGGTCAACAATTTCGAATTATGGCAAAGAAAATTATGAAGAAAGCAAAATGGAAATGCGATTTTTCGAAACTTTTTATGCAAGTCGTTATTGACAAAAAAACAGATTTTGCAAGAGCAACAAACAAAAAAGGGGTTACTGTAAATGGTATAAATTATAAACGTTTTGTTGGAACAACAGGTGGTTTGAAGAATAACACTCTTCTATTTTGTAATTCGGAATACATAGATAAACTAAATGAATTATGTGAATGTAGGCGAAACAAAGAAGTGCCATTAGTTCCAGCAAAATACGAAGCATATAAAGCGTTAACTTGCTCTGCATCGCAGCCAATTTGCGAACCACATGGAATTTTAGTTGTGAAAGATTGCATTACTCAATACGAAGATGATGTAATTTCTCTCGATAGTGGAGTTGGAGACGGTGAGCCAATTCGCGAAAAAAAACATAAAGTAATGGAAAATACAGTGTCTGATGGGTTTAATTTATGTACTATTGGATATATGCAAAGAGTTGCTGAATCTCTTGGATTAGATTATACTCCTGCAGGTGTATGTTTGCGAAATGCCTGGTTAAAAGGTATGCTCTACCCTTTCCCAATTATAGAGTTTATCGAAAAATATAATAATGGGAATTATTTTATCGAGGATATTTGGGGTAATGTGCAGGACATTCGAGAGTGTGAAATGATTCTCACGGAATCTTCATTGAAATTATGGTCGGCATATGAAAGTATTGACGAATATATTGCCGCATATAGAGAGTGTGGATATGAATTTGCAGTTACGAAAATTTCTCCTCATATCTTAGATGAAGAACGTGAATTAAATTATCAATATTTACAGTCTTATGAATTCACTGATGATGATATTAAAGAATTGTGCAATCCTACCATTCAGCATTTAAAAGATGCTATGTGTGGAGACTACGAATCCACCATTAAATTTCTTGGAATTAATGAAAATACAGACGTGAATTCATGGCAACGTGCATTATATACAAGCCAATATATGCTTGGTGATCCATATATTATTGATTCAACGCATAGATATATTAAAAAGAAAATAAACGATGCGAAAATTGGTAAATTAATTGTAAATGGTAATTATCAAATTGCTAGTGGTGATCCGTTTGCGTTAATGCAATCAATTTGTGGCCTAGAAATAACTGGCTTATTAAAAGCTGATCAATGCTACTCAAAATTCTGGATTGACAAATCTGTAGATTCTGTAGTTATCTTTCGAAGTCCAATGACTTCTCACAATAATATTCGAAAATGCAATGTAATTTCAAACGAAGAATGTTTGTATTGGTATCAGTATATGGATACTATTATGATTATCAATGCATGGGATTCTTTTTGTGTGGCGGAAAACGGTTGCGACTGGGATGGCGATCTTTTATATTCAACCAATAATAAAGTCTTACTTCGTTGTTTTAGAAAATTATTAGCAATTGAATGTGTTCAAAGAAAAGCCAATAAGATTATTATTAATGAAAAAGAAGTAAAAAAAACAAATAAAAACGGCATGGGAAATCAGGTTGGTCAGATTACAAATCGTGTAACTTCTATGATTGAAGTGTTATCTCGATTTAAAGAGGGGTCTAATGAATATAATGATTTATTATATCGTATTGAATGTGGACAGCTTCACCAACAGGATGAATTGGATAAAATCAAAGGAATTATTGCAAAGCCAATGGCAAAATATTGGTATAATCTTGGTGCTTGCAAAGATAATCATTATTTACAATCAATTTGTGCTTATCGAAAACCGTATTTTATGATCTATATTTATGATGAGATTAAACGTAAGTATAAGAATTATATCAAGGAAAGCGAGATAAAATGTGCTGCATTATATGATTGCAGTATTCAAGATTTATATAGTAAAAAGGATAATTTAACTGACGAACAAAAGGATTTTTTATTTTGGTATGAGTATAAAATGCCGGTTGGCATTGGAGCTTGTGCAATGAATAAAATCTGCTGGTATGTTGAAAGTCAATTAGACGGATATAAATCACAATTACATCATGATTCTACTTTTGATTACAATCGTTTAAAAGTTAAACGTCGATGCACAGAAGAACATCGAAAAGCTTTACATGATCTTGAACAAGAGTATCGTGAATGTATTAAGGAGTATAAAGCAAACAGATCTTCCGACAAAGAACAATCAAATAATAACAGAAAATATTTATGCGAAAAATTTAGGCAAGAGGCTATTGAACTTTGCCCAAACGATGAAGAGCGTATGAATATTATCCTTGATATTACCTATGGTTATAAGGGGAATCGACAGTTTTGTTGGGACTGTATTGGTGACTTGCTTATTAAACGTTTGGAAGAAATGGAGAATGAAAATGTATATACTGAATGAGAAGGATTATATTAGATCTGTTCTGGCTTCAAAGAAGAAACCAGAAGATCTATCTATTGGCTATTTGATTGTTTTAACAGCAAAATATTATTATATTAACAATGAAAATATAGAAAAAAAACAGTTAGTTGAAATCGTTACAAATAAGATTTCCGATATGATGATTTATGGCTATCAGGAGTATAAATGGATTCACAAAATTGAGAATGTATGTGATATTTTTTATGATAGCGAGAAAGATAAAAAGTCAAAGCAAAAGGAAGAAATTAACGGAAAAGACAAACAATTCAGAGAATTAAAATATGTTCCAATTTATCAAGAAGAAATTGATCTTATTAATTCACTTCCTAATGACAGACAAAAGAAATTTATGTTTACTTTATATGCCGTAGCTCGTTATATGGATTCTGATGGATGGATTAATAAAAAGGATCTTAGAGGATTGTCTGAAATTTTTAAATTGGCAAATATTACTCTTACGTCGGATAAAAAAAGCGAAATGCTTCATGAGTTATATAAAAATGGTTATATTTATTTTGGTAAACAAATAGATAACCTGAATATTAGAGTTAATTTAGCTGAATCTGATAATGTGGCATATAAGATAAAAGAATTTTCTAATTTGGGAAATCAATATATCGGTAACTTTAAAAAAGGATATAGACAATGTGCAAATCCATCATGCGGAAAAAGAGTTAAAATGACTGCACCAAATAGGATTTATTGTAGTAAGTGTGCAGAAGAAATTGATCGAGAAAAAGCAAAAGATCGCATGAAGAAGCTGAGAAACCATAAAATGTTCGAAGCTGACAGTATGAAAAATGCTTAATTTTGTTGAGATTTTTGTCTCTTTTTCAAAAAAAATTGTTTTTCTTTGAAGGGAATAAATAATCATTTTTTATTCTGACTACACCGGAAGAAACAAAACCTGTAGTCTATTCAACGGGCGGTTACTCTCTGCCGCCCTTTTCAAAAGGTTAATTCTTTATGTTAATTTCATAATTATCTCCTCTTTCTTTTATGTTTTATTTTTCACTGGCAGATACAATAGTCTGCCAGTATTATCGCGGGATATGCTGGATCGGTTCCACGAGAGATTCATATTCTCTAAAGCTACGTTCGACTCGTAGTCCCGCAACTCGTGGCATAGCACAGATAGATGCGTGTGAGCGTATTAAAGGCGAATTTACAACTCGTCGCCATGAAAATTGGTCAATCTATGCAAAACTAACATCCCAGGCACTCAAAAAGTGCAGTTTCATACCGGTAAAACGAGTAAGTCCTGTGTGGAAATAGTATCAGGAAATAGGGAGCAACAAGGTGATTCAGGGGCAACCGCTGAGAATCATTTTTCTGCGCAACAGAATAGCTCACGCGAACCTATGAAGATATGATGGGGAATTAGGAGGATATATAGTGCGAGTCCTTATTAGACAAGTGCGATGTCCATTTGGGTAAGTGAATTGGTAGAGATGCCAAATTAGCTTATGCAGGATGTGAGTAGGGATTATAACCGAAAGCTACGAAGGCGTGATGGATTTTGTTATCCAAAAGATAATGAAACATCTGGTGCAGCGCGTCTTCTGTATTCAATTTCGTTTCTATTAATTAGTATGTTCAGGAAGAATATAAAAATTGGTTTAATGCAAAAGGTAAACAAATTATACAAGCGAAAGTCTGTACCTCTGTATGGTGTAAGCAGCCAAAATGTGTAATCTCTTTTGAGGTAATACACACACTGAAAGATACGCAATATCTGGATGTGTTAAGCGGATTCTGCACAGTTCTCTTAGCGGAGATTTATAGCACGGCAGTGTTAATGGAACGATGAAACTTGAGTAGTCATACAGTAAAGAAGATAAGCCCCTTCTCAAAAGGCGGTTGTGGAAGATACTATGTGTGTGCGTAAGCAACATATAGTGGATAACCGAAGAAAAAATAATGTCGGTAAAGGTTTCCGAAGATACGTTTAATCTCAGCGTACTTATTTTGCTACTTATGTAGCATTATTGCGGTGTAGCTCAGTTGGTGAGAGCATTCGGCTTATATCCGAACGGTCGTGGGTTCGAGTCCTACCACCCCAACTATTTATCTTTGTTGTAAATACAAAGAAATTTAAAACGAAAGGTGTGCATTAATATAGTACTCATTACTAAACAAGAAAAAGAATATTTAGTAAAGCATGGAGTTCCTTATGCGGAAGGCGGCGTATCCCATTCGGAATCATGTCATAAACGTAAAAAATTCTATTTGTGTGAGACTCCTCATAATATGAGACTTCTCGAAAATTATAGAAAAAAATTATATCATCGCTAATGCGAAATTTAATGAGAAAGGTGGTTTGGAGCCATCAAAACTAAATTTTATGATACTAACGCTCTTCTATTACTACAGGATAAAATTTTAGAAGACAGTTTTTACATTAGTTCTACTACTCTAGAAGAACTAGAAAACATTAAAACAAGTTCTCGAAAAGATGAAGAGACAAAATACAAAGCAAGAAAATTATTACATATTTTAGATGAAAATGATGATAAATATAAAGTTGTTATTACCACCAAAGATATTATCTCAATTATAGATGCTTTTGGATTAGAAAACACTCCTGATAATCAGATTTGTGCATGTGCATATTCTACTCCTGATATTTTATTTATTACAAACGATATTTCTTGTAAAACCATTGCAAAATGGATTTTTGGATTAGATGTTTCCAGTATTTCTACTATTCAAGAAGATCTATATAAAGGATATAGAGATATTACATTGTCTGAAAATGATATGGCATATTTCTATGAACATTTAAATGAAAATGTTTTCAATTTATTAACAAATGAATATGTTATTATTCGAAATGCAGACAATGAAGTTGTAGATAAATTAAAATGGGATGGCGGAATGTATCAGACTATTAGAAATAAACCATTTAAATCTAATATGTTTGGTACATTAAAACCATTAGACGACATTCAATCATTCGCTATGGATTCGATTAATACAAATGACATTACCGTATTGTATGGTAAAGCTGGTAGTGGTAAAACTACTCTTCCGCTTAATTATATCATGCAAGAAATCGAAAAAGGAAAATATAAAAAATGCTATATGGTTTACTCTTATGAACCATTAAAAGGAGCAAAAACTCTCGGCTACGAAAAGGGTGATCATGTCACAAAATTGATCTATTCTGCATCTATCGGAAATATTTTAGCATCAAAATTTGGCGATCTACAGCAAGTTGAATACATGCTTGATCGTGGAATGCTAGATATTATTCCAACTGCAAATATTCGAGGTGTCGAATTTGAATCTGATAGCATCTGTATGGTTACAGAAAGTCAGAATTTGGATGTTTATACTCTAAAAACAATTATTCAACGTTGTAAATCTGGATGTAAACAAATATATGAGGGTGACATTATTGAACAAAAGGATACAAACGTCCAAAATGTTGGTATTAATAGACTGATTGACGTATTCAAAGGACATAAAAGCTTTGGGTGTGTCAAACTTAAAAATAATTACAGATCTGAATTGAGCGAATTAGCAGATTTGATGTAAGAAAGGATTTATATATTAGTGATTAAAAAATTTGATAAAGAATACAGTACTCAATACGTACCTGAGATGAAATATCTTCAATCAAAAGGTATTGAATATTCTTTTGTAAAAGATATTCAAGGAGTGACGACATATAAATATACGAAGACACCAGAGTTATTTTTGGCTTTGGTGTCTTTTTATATGGAAAATAAATAAAAATACGAAAGGATAAATAATAGGTGATAAATAATGAGCCAAAAAAGAATTTATTCAAAAGATGAAACTGAATTAATGCTTGAAATGTACAAAGATGGAGAAACATATTCGGACATAGGGAAAGCTTTACATACTAAAGCACAAAAAGTTTCAAAATATTTAAAAGAACTGGGGTATGGCGTCAGGCCACATAACCAATTAAAAAATCATGAATATTTATCTGCATCACGAAAAAACTCTTTAAATGAAAATTTCTTTAAAACTATTGATACAGAATCAAAGGCCTATTGGCTTGGATTTTTATATGCAGATGGATATATATGTAAAAAGTATGATAAATCGGGGCATGAAAAAGGTGGATCAGTAGAGTTAACTTTAAAATCAGATGATAAATATCATATTCAAAATTTTTTAAGTGATATACAATCTACTGCGCCGATTGCAGATAGGAAAATAAAATTAAATGGTAAAGAATATTTTGCAAACAGAGCTTGTATAACGTCTATTAAAATGGTGAATGATTTAATTAGTCATGGATGCGTAGAAAATAAATCTTTGATTTTAGAACCACCTACCTCTGTTCCTGATGGTTTAATTTCGCACTTTATACGCGGATACTTTGATGGCGATGGATGTGTATGTTTTTATCCTGAAAACTATTCATATACGTATAGTATATTGGGTACTAAAGCATTTCTTGAGTTTGTTGCAACCAAAGCACAATTACCGTCTTTTAATATTATCTCTTTTGAACACAAAAAATGTTATGAATTAAGAACTCATTCCAAAAAATCAGCAGAATTATTTCATAATTACATTTATAAAGACAAAACAATTTATCTCGAAAGAAAATATCAAAAATCTCTTGCGATGATGAAGTGGTGTTTTATGGAAGATAATAGAACTGAAACACAGAAAATAGCAGATTTATTAGACGATATGTTATTTTTTGATGATAGTAATATAGAAAATTTTATATGTGATTCATATAAAACAGAACGAAGTGAAACTGCAGCTATGGCAGATTTATTAGATTAATCCTTTTATGGAAATATTATGAAAGCACGAGGCATATTGCCAATGGAGAAAAAGGAACTCAAGAAAAAAATAGAAACAACATATTTAGACATTGCAATTCCAAGTAATGTAGAAAATTTACAGTTGCCAGATCCTACTCTATTACAATTTTATAAAAATTACGATGATAGAATTATTTGGATTGATGATGAAATTACAACCATGACTTTGGAATATGCAAAGATGATTATGCAGTGGAATTCAGAAGATAAGAAAAATAATATTCCAGCAGAAGAACGTAAGCCAATTAAAGTAATCTTCTTTAGTCCTGGTGGCGATTTAGAGGTAAATAACTGTTTGGTTGATACAATTCAACTAAGTCAAACAAAAGTTATTGGAATCAATGTTGGTATGGCTGCATCAAGTGGATGCTTTATTTATTTGGCATGTCATGAGCGTTTTACATTTCCAACGGCAGAATTCCTCATCCATAAGGGAGCTGGTCAATTTGCTGGGACATACAATGATGTAGTTGCAGCAATTTTAAATTATCAACGACAAATCGAAGAACTTGGTGACTTTGTTTTATCTAGAACAAAGATTCCAGAAGATGTATTTAATGAAAACTTTGAAAATGACTGGTATTTATCTGCGAAAGAAGCTATTAAATATGGTGTTGCAGATAAAATTATTACAAGTTTAGACGAAATCATTTAAGGAAGAGTTCAATACTCTTCTATTTTTATACAAATTTTTAGGATTAAAAGGAGAATTATACGATATGGCAGCATTTACTTATAAGAAAACATCGACAACTTCAATGAAAGTTACTGGTATTTTAAATCCACAAACTATGGTAATCAATGTTGACGGTGAAGATAAGCAACTTTCTACTCTTCTACGTGACTTCGCAGACCTACCAGTAGAAATTAATATTAAGGTCAAGGACGAAGAAGAACTGGATGAACCAGTTGATGTTGAGTAAGAAGGGAGTGATCTACTATTACTTCCTATACAAGATTGCCTGGTGAAACAGATGATCAACTTATATATAGAGTTACTAAAGATAAGGATATAATCGGTTCATGGAATGATGTAGCTGATGTACTCAATCAGTTACTTGGAACTCATTATGGAGAATCAAAATTTCGGAAGGATAAAGCGACATTTGATCGAATGCTGAATGCAAATCGTGATATGTTTGTTGATTCTGATAAACAGTTGCAGGATATTCGGTTTGCACAAAGAGAATTAGAGCGATTAAAAATTCAATTTAGAGATGAAAGAAACGCTTGGCAAAAGCAAAATTATATTGATGCTAGAATTGAGCAAAAATTAGATCTATTAGAAAAACAATTGAGCGATCTTGGAAAAGTAAATTTTTCTAAACATAATGACGTTTCTATATCATCTGATAATGATATGCTTGTAATTTTAAGTGATTTACATATCGGTCAGACATTTCATTCATTCTTTGGAGAATATAATACTGATATTGCTAAAGACAGAATGCAACAATTATTAGATAACATCATTTCTATCCAAAAACTACATAATTCTGAAAGGTGTTATGTATCTCTACAAGGAGATCTCATATCAGGAAATATTCATAAAACAATCCAAGTAACTAATCGTGAAAATGTAATTGAACAGATTAAAATTGCGACGGAACTCATCTCTTCATTTTGTTATGAGTTGACCAAATATTTTAAAGTCGTATTCATGACAAACGTGTCTGGAAACCATACAAGAATTGATAGAAAAGAAGATGCAATTCATGACGAACGGTTAGATGATTTGATTAGTTGGGCAGTTGATTTATCTTTACAGCATATCAATAATTTTCATATTTTGACAAGAAATCTCGATTCGGGAATTGTTGATATATCTATCCGTGGGAAAACATATGTTGGTGTGCATGGTGATTTTGATCCATTTGGGAAATCTGGTGTACAAAATTTGTGTCTGGCGATTGGATACATTCCATACGCTGTGTTATATGGACATTTACATACGTGTGCTCTTGATGAAGTGAATGGAGTAAAAATGATTCGAGGTGGATCTTTAGCTGGATGTGGAGATCAGCACACTGTGGAAAAAAGATTAACAGGAAAACCATCTCAGATGGTATGTATTTGTACAGATAAAGGGGTACAGGCTTTTTATCCTGTTGAATTAAACTAAAAATAAGTACAGATACGTCTGTACTTACATATAAAGAAGGTCGTCGGCTATCTAGAATTGAATACAAGAACTCTTATCAGAGAGCCTGATCCATCTGGACGTTGCGTGGTGCGCTCCTCGGTTTTTATCGTGGTCGAGGTAGCGAACGCCAATGCTCACAGACAAATTCCCATCTATTTAGACGGAAACGCCAATAAGTATTAACGTGAACTGGCGTTAATATCGAATATGACATAGCCATGTTACTTCACCTGCCTTTCCGTTGTTATACAACAAATGTACAAAACTCGGGAAAAGCCGATGACCAAGAATACGGAAGATGCTCCGTACTTATAGAGAATAACACATTATAAAAAATTAGACAAGCACTTCATAAGTGCAAAATTTATTTGAACAAAAGGACTAATTGTTAAGTAACTAAAAACATAGAAATATATATACAAATATAGATAAGAGTGGACACATTAAGTCTCTTGTTTATAGCTTAACAATAGGTCTCAAGCCTAAGTGACTGCTACTGTCGAAAGACATGTTGCAGATAGGAACTATGTTAAGCAGTAAGGTAAAGACACACCTTTAGATGTAATCTTCAGTCTGAAGCTCTGTGAGTGCAAACCAAGAAACAATGCTAATGTCCTGTATTGATAACAGGGAAACGCATATCCTCTGCTTGACTTTGGCACGAAGAGAAATTCTCCGAAAGGAAGGCGTCAGAAATGACAAGTTATGCTTTTGTATTAGATGCGAATGGGAAACAATTAGCGCCGACAAAAGAACAAAAAGCGTGGTTTCTTATCCGTAAGAAACGAGCAGCATTGGTTAGTAAATATCCAATGGTAATACAATTGAAAAAAGAAATTCAAGAAAATGAAATCTGTAAAGATGAGATTCGTTGTGGAATAGATGACGGCGGACTTCATGTAGGGATTGCTCTGGTTCAGAAATGTAAAACGAAAAATAAAGTTGTTTTCAAAGGAACCATCGAGCAGCGCAATGATGTAAAGCATCTTATGGAAGTTAGGCGGGGTTATAGACGCTACCACCGTTATCATAAAAGATATAGACAAGCGAGATTCAATAATCGTAAATCTTCTAAAAGAGAAGGACGAATTGCCCCAAGTATCTTACAGAAACGACAAGCTACCATAAGAGTTATCAATCAGCTTAATAAGTGGATAAATATAACAAATTATTGGCTGGAAGATGTTTCTATTGATATCCGCGTATTAACAGATGGGTATAAATCTTATCGTTGGCAATATCAAAAATCCAACAGATTAGATGAAAATATTCGTAAAGCAACTATTCTAAGAGATGGTGGCAAGTGTATGGAATGTGGAAAATCTAACTGCAGATTAGAAGTTCATCATATTAAACCAAAAAGACGAAATGGTTCCAACACGTTAGATAATCTGATTACATTATGTGAAAGCTGCCATCAGAAAACTGAAGGCCAGGAAGAATTATATATGGATCGATATTTCTCCCTGTTAAAATCTTCTGACAATAAAAACCTGAATTATGCACAACATGTAATGATTGGTAAGATGTGGCTTCGAAAACAATTGTCAGGTTTGGGGGTATTATATCTGACGAGTGGTGGAGATACAGCCAACAAACGCATTGACTGGAATATTGAGAAATCACACGCCAATGATGCTGTCTGTATTACGGATTTGCAGCCTGATACATATGATATGAAAGAATGGACAATGAAACCCATGCGTAGACAAAGCAAAGCGAAAACCGACCATGTTTTAGGAATTAAGCATAGAGATTTGGTTGAGTATACATTTAAAAATGGCGAAACGCACAGAGGATATGTAACAGCATTATACCCTGAACAAAAAGCGATTAATTTTCAAAGTCCAACAAAACATTGTAAAAAAGTTAATGCGAGGAAGTGTAAATTACTATGGAAATATTCAAAAATCTATTGGTTTGAGAATGCGAGCTAAACACGCTTATCTATGATTAGATGTAATTAACTATATTATTTTAAGGAGAATATTAAAATGAACAAACAAGATATTTTTAAAACCGTAGCAGCAAACCTAGAAGTAACCCAGAAAGATGCAGCAAAATATGTAGATGCTGTTTTCGTTACCATCAAAGATGCAATGGCTGATGGAGAATCTGTAAATATCGCAGGATTTGGAAAATTCGAGGTTGTAGAAAAGGCAGAATCTAAGAGACGTAATCCTCAGACTGGTGAAACAATTATGGTTGCTGCTCATAAAGCACCGAAATTCAAGGCAGCTACTGCTCTTAAAGAGGCTGTTCTCTAATAGATCGGTGGTGATTATATGCATACACTGAAATGCAAAAGTATTGAAGAATTAGTCGAAGTAGTTGTCGAGACTTATGAGCTACTACATGATTGTGATCGAAACGTAAGTTTTGTTGCTAAGTATGATCATGCAAAAGAAATTTTGAGAGAATTGGTATTTTACGATTATGATCTAAAATTTGTTGAGTTAGCAGATCCTGAGTGGGATAACTATGAAGACGAATATGTTATCAGTATTGTGTGTGATGAAATATTTTGCGAGAAGCTAAAATTGGACGGAAGATATTGTATGCTATCTCCAAAATTTGTATTTTTTGATGAAAATGCAAATTCTAAATGCGTTAAATATTTTGAGTCGGATATGAAATATGAATTTGAAATCACGGAAGAAGAATCTAGTGGTGACTCTGATCAGGAGTTGAATTGTCATGACGATTCTATGGATGTAGATTTCTCTGATGATGGACAGGGATTTACATGTAGCAAGCATGATAAGAATGGATATAGTTCTATTTCATATTGGTCATCTGAACAGGTTGATAAGGATCGTCTATCTGAGATTTTGAAAAGTTTTTATTTATAATTTTGTTGAGTGTGTAAGACTGCAGCTTACGCACTCAACTACAGGTCGTTAGTGTAATTGGCAACACGGCAGTCTCCAAAACTGTTAATCAGGGTTCGAATCCCTGGCTTCCTGTTTGCAATTTTCTGCAAACGAGCGCAGAGAATAAATGATTAGAGACGGGTGGATAACCTGGTTTCTATCTTTCATACCAATATTTATGATTCGTTATTTTATGTGAGGTGATTACACCTCTCATTCATGAGATCTTTCTCGCTTTACGAGATGATTGTTGCCGCAGTCATCTCACATAAGATAACGACGGAAGTTATCGGCAAATAACTATAAATATTAAAAATGGCGAACGCTGCCATAGTGCGAGAAAGTGGAAAAAGTATATGAGTGATATTATTAAATTTGACTATGATAAACAAACAGTATCTGCAAGAGATTTGTTCGATGCAGTAAACGAAGGAAAAGAAAGATTTAGTAAGTGGTTTGCGAGGCAGTTACAATTTGGGTTTGAAATTGGAATTGATTATTCCAACCCGTACCAAAAAGTACGGGTTCAAAAAGAAGGCAAACGTACTGTTGAACGTGAAGTTGAAGATTATGACCTTTCTATAGATATGGCAAAACATATCTGTATGGTTCAGAAGACGGAAAAAGCAAAACAAGTTCGTCAGCGTTTAATTGAATTAGAAAATGCATGGAACACACCAGAGCAGGTAATGGCTCGTGCTTTAAAGTTTGCTGATAAAACCATTTCTGACTTAAAGCATCAAATCGAGGAACAACAGCCAAAAGTAGAATATCATGATGCGGTCCTTAATAAGAAAGGATTGATTACTACTACAGTTGTAGCAAAGGATCTTGGTTATAGAAGTGCTCAAAAACTTAATGAGATTATGAATCTTAATCATATTATTTTTAAGAATCAATCTGGAACATGGTGTCCATATGCTGAATATGAATGGCTAATTATAGAAGGATATGCAGATTATCAGAGTTATACTGCAAAGAATGCTGCTCCATGTCTGAAATGGACTGAAAAAGGTAGAAAATGGATCATCGAAAATTATGATCAGTGGGTAAAGAATATTACTGCAGCATAATAATGTGCTATTTGTAACGGAGAATAAAATATAGAGATCTCTCGATCTGTGTCATAGCTGGTCGAGAGAATTAATGGAATGGGACTATTGGAAGTCATGAGCCAATAGAGTAGAGTCACCTACCTCTCTCCCATTCTATTTTACGCAGACAAGAAAGGAGAGAAATATTGTCAAAAGAAAAAATTACAAGAGTGAAATATTTCACTCCTGACAAAGAGAAATATATTTATGAAGAAAATTGGAAGAAATATAAAAAATATTTACAGTCCAATATTATTAAAAATAAAGATGTAAAAGATACGACATACAAGAGATATGAAGCCTTATTCCGACATTTTCTTATATGGCTTGGTGAAAGTTATGGTGAACTTGATTTATATTCTGATGAATTTATGGAAAATGCCGTAGATATAATGGAAGGATACATGCTATTTTGTCAAGAAGTATTACAAAACCATAAAAAAATTATTAATATGAAAGTATCTGCAGTAAGTTCTTTTTATATTTGGTCAATGAAACGTGGTTTTGTTAAATATCACCCATTTGATGGAAAACTTGATCGCATGAAAAAGGCAAACGAGGAACAGATTTTAAATCATTATTTTCTTTCTGATGAGCAAATCAATCAGATCAGAAATGATTTATACCAAACGGAGAATAATAAATGGAGCATACAAGATCAATTATTATTTGAAGTTTCTTTATTTTCCGCTAACCGGTTAGGAGCATTGGAGAGATTAACAATTTCTTCTCTTGATCTTGACAATATGGTATTTGAAGGAATTAGAGAAAAGGAAGGTTATAGAGTCGAAGTGTCATTTGATGATACATGTCGAGATATGATCGAAACATGGTTGTCTATGCGAAAGGACGATTATGATCATCTTGAATGTGATGCCTTATTTATACATAAATATAAGGATGAATGGAAGCCATGGACAAGAAGTATGATTACTGATCGAATGCATAAATTCGGAGAAATTATTGGAATAGAAGATTTTCATCCTCACTGCATGAGAAAAACAGCGATTAATAAAATATATGAAGATACTGGCGATCTTAATCTTGCATCACAATGGGCTAATCACAAGTCAAGCGCAACCACTCAAGCTGCATATCTGAAACCAGTTTCTAAATCAGAACTTAGAGACAAACTAAAATTATTAAAATTCAAGCAGCAGGAAATCGAAAAAGAAGTAAAAATGCAAGAAAATAATTAGATGTTGCTTGTATTAGCAACTGTGTTATTTTACTACAAATTTGTCATTTGTCAAGACTTAACTTGACATTCCTCAAAAATTAAGGTATATTACATTTGTAAGTAAGACAAAGTAGACCTGAGTAGAACGATGTAGAGTGATATAGTAGTCTATATAATTATTTAAATAAAATAACCACTTGCTAATCAAGTGGCTTTCAATAAATCGAATATATAGAATTGGGATATTCACCCAAGTGGATTTCTCAGAGCCGAAGGGGTATCGGCTGATTTCAACTTACGAAAAGGATCGCTTATTTAGCGGTCTTTTTTCGTTGGGACAATATTCTGTAAAAACATTAGAATTGTCCCGGCAACAATAGTAGATAGTAAATTACTATCATTCACAATTGTGTATGTATCTTTAAAAAATCTTAGAAACGTATCTATGTCGCATCACCATCCTTTCTTAGCAAGGGTATCTATATAACGAAGCATCGCTGCTTCGATGCGACTCTGAAAAATCCTTGACATTGCATCCAGCCGTAAATGAACGCCTGGGTGAATTCCTACATATAGATTATATGTCAACAGGAAAAATCTGTCAACCATAACATATGGACAATCTATAGATAGATCGTGTAGCAACACGTAAACTGCAATCTCCGACCGACGTCTAGGAATCGGTATTGGCACAAACCTGAGAAAATGTGCGACGTCAAAAAATACAAAAAATCGCAAAAATATTTATAAAAAGGACGTGCTGTACCTTTACAAAATTTTCCTATTGTGATAATGTGAAATTATCAAATACAGGAGGTAATTTTGTATGGACTATGTAGTAAAAAGCCAGAGTGCAAAGAACTTTACTAAAGATATCGTAAAAGGAAAATACAGTATGAAACACAAGTTTCAACGCCAGGAAAATCAGTGGGGCAATCGTCAGAAAAGTTTACTGATTGACTCTATGCTTCGTCCGTATCCAATCGATCCAATTAGATGCGAAGTCGGATCTGACGATGTAAGAAGAATTTTTGATGGCGTTCAGCGCGCTACCACAGTAAGAGACTTTTTTAAGAAAGATGGTTTTAGATTGGCTAAAAATTTAAAACCAGTTACAGTTGATGGCGAGGTATATGAAATTGCTGGTAAAAAATATGCACAGCTCGATGAAGCCGTACAAGATAAGCTGAATGATTATGAGATGACAATCTATGTGTTTACTGATTGTACTGGAGAAGATATTCGAGAAATGTTTACTCGTCAGAACAATGGTAAACCATTGAACAATACTCAAAAACGTACAGCAATCGAGAGTGAAAAAGTAAGTGATGTTATCTTTAATTTTGCAGATCATGAGTTCTTTGAGAAAGTCCTTACTGATGCACAATATAAGAAAGATGTTCAGCGTGATCTGATCCGCGAAACCCTTATGCTGATTAATACAAATGAAGAAAATGATTTTACATCATTTAGAGCGAAAGATATCGACAGTTTTGTTGTTTGGTATGATGAAAATATCAATGCTACTGATATCAGTATATTAACAGATGTATTAGATACTTTCAATACAGGAGATGAAGTAATCAAGGTAAAATCTACTTCTATTCCAATGATCCTGTATGGCGGTTATAAATGTATTAAAGACGGAAAAGATTTTAGAAAATTCGAAGCTGCAGTAAATGAGTTTGTTGAGAATTATGATTCTAACGAAGCATATAAACAACTTGTACAATCTGGTACTACTGCTTCTGCTGGTGTTAAAGCTCGTCTACAGTATTGGAATAACGTCGTAGATAATTTATAATTTTTTGTGAAATAATTTGATATGATTTTTATTATGGAGAGTGGAGCAATCTACTCTCCATTTTTGTATGGGCAGATGTGCTTAGTGGCGATAGCAGTGGGCCGTAACCCCACCACATTAGAAACACCGTAGGTTCGACTCCTACTCTGCTCATTTTTGTTTTGGAGCTTTACTCAAGTTGGATGAAGAGATCAGTCCTGAAAACTGACAGGCCGTTAACAACGGCGCGTGGGTTCGAATCCTACAGGCTCCGTATATAATTAGTGAATGGAGGCAGTGCCTCCGTATGCCGGTATGGTGGAATTGGTAGACACATCTGGTTTAAGCCCAGATTGCTATGAGCAGTGCGAGTTCGAGTCTCGCTGCCGGTATTATTTTTTGTAAAAAGGAGACATACATATGAAAGGTATGACCGGAATTTACAGGATCAATCCTGCATTGTTTGGTGGAATTCTTGGTGGATGCACTGGTATTCTACTTCGGATTCTATTGTTTTAAGGCGTTATGAATCCTAATAAATAAAATATTAAAGCAACTACAAATGAAACAATTGCGGTATTTCTCCAATAGTGTCTATTACTATTTTCAAGGTTTTTATTCACCGCTTTTAATTCTGCATTTACATTTCTTAAAGTATTCAATTCTTCTAAATTTGAATCAATCGTTTTGTTTTGTATTTCAATTTGTGCATTCAATTTCATGTTTTCGTACTGAATTTTTCTCATAGCTTCTGTCTGACTTTCAAGCTCAGATTGCATAGAATCCATTTTGTCAGTAAGGAATTTTAAACGTTCTTCTGGAGATTGGAATTTTGGCATGTAATCAAATATATTCATGCTGGCATTATTGTTCAGCATTTGCTGATAGCTTGCATCTGATATTAGTTTTTCAGAAAATTCCTGTAGTTTTTGGAGATTTTTAGATAGAGCTACTGGTTCCAATATTTTTCCATCTGGTGTGGTTATAGTTTTACACATTTAAATCACCTTTCTTTATTTTGTTTCATGTTTTATATTTTTATTCTCTTTAAATTCATTGGAGAATAAGTAATCATAAGCAGTTTGGTGCTTATTGCTCTGTCAGTGGAGCGTGATTAATTTTTTGGAGTAGGAAACCAGAGAAGTCATGAGCTTTGGCATAGTAGACACTCGCACTACTCTCCTACTCTTTTTTAATTGTTATGCGAGTGGAAAGCGAGAAATAAAAATGGGATATACTCATGGAACAAGTATTGAATCAAAAACAAGAATTTGTACAAAATGTGGAAAAGAATTCCCGAATACAAATAAATTCTTTTCTTATGCAAATAAAAAACTTGGACGATTAAATGCTTTATGTAAAGAATGTCAAAAAATAATTAGTAAAGAAAAGCGCCTGAAGATTATTGAGAAAAATAAAAATAAAGATTTATTTTATTCAGGGACACGACATTGTAAAAAATGCAATAGAGATTTACCAAATAATAAATTATATTTTCCTATCGATCTATCTTGTATTGATGGTTTAAGAAATGTATGTAGAGAATGCAGCAAAAAGGAATCTGGTTTTCTTGATCCCAATTATACAGTTTCCGAAAAATGGACGGATGAAGAAAATAATGTATTGTTAGAAAAATATAAAGATTTTACTGGCGAAGAATTGCATAATTTATTTTTGCCAAATAGAACCGTTAGATCTATAGAATGTCATGCAGCGCTTCTTGGTCTGCAAGGCAAGAATTACGATGCACAAGTTAGAGCTAATTTGTCTAGAAGTATAAAAAATAGTGAAAAGTTGAAAGGGCGAGCATTATCTGAAGAATCCAGAAAGAAAATTTCTGAAACAAAAAGAGAATATTTTAAGACTCATAATGGATGGTGGAAAGGTAAAAGACGTAGCCCAGAACAATGCAAAATGATAAGCGAAAGGCAAAAGGGAAAATGGGCTGGAGATAAAAATCCAAGACATTTAAATCCATTAGTTGGCGAAGAAAATGGTCGTTGGAAAGGTGGAATTAATTCTACTTATGTCGAGTTAAGATCTGATACAAAAAGTTGGTTCAATGATTCAATGGGATTTTGTAATTATAAATGTGTTATAACTGGCGGTGAATTTGATAATGTACATCATACAACAGCATTTAGAGATATCGTTGATGAAGTTTTTAAAATAACAGGAATAGAAGTAAAACAGCAAGTATGTGATTATAACAAAGAAGATTTCGATGAATTAAGATTAACATTAAAAGATTTGCATATGTTATATGGGTATGGAGCATGTATAAACAAAGAGGTACATAAATTATTCCATGACAATTATGGATATACAAAATTCTCTCCATTTGACTTTTTGGATTTTTTATACAGAATCGATACTGGAGAATTTGATACTTGGTTCACGGAAAATAATTTGAAAATAAATATAAATTATGAATATGTAGAATATTTAGAAAGCACTTTGTCAGTTCTTGCGGAAAGTGCTTAATTTATTGAAATAAAAGGAGGTGGCTGTTAATTGGCTACAAAAGCAACTGCACCGAAATTAACGGCTGCTCAAGCAAGAGAAAAAGTTGTTGAATTACAAAATAAATTAGATAACTATAACAAAACAGCACAATGTCCGATGTGTAGGAAGCATAAGGATGTAAAAATCGGATTTTATATGGACACAGACCCAATTCTTGGCGGGGATAGTTTTAGTAGAATATGCCGTGACTGTGCAAGGAAAATTGCATTGCGTGTGGATAAAAATGGAATTGAGCATGACCCAACTAAAGAATCCGCACAAAAAGCACTATATTATTTAAATAAACCTTTTATTGAGTCATTGTGGAATTCAAGTATACAAGAGTCTGAAAATTTAGTAACAGGAAAAGGGAAAAGCAACGCCTGGAATGCTTATATTAAAAATATAAGTATGGTTAACTATAACGGGCAAGGTTATATGGATTCTGATATGTTTAAAGAAAAAATTGTTTATGCTGACGAAGAGAAAAAGCAAAATACAAAAGAGGAATTGTCTGAAGATGTTGTTGAAATGTACAAAATAAACAAACGTACAGTTCTTCGTTTTTTAGGTTATGATCCATTTGAAAATGAACCAGAAGAAGAAAAACCTCTTTTATATTCCAAACTTGTAGGATATTTTGATGAATCAGTAAAAGATGATGGGTTAAAACTTGAAGCAGTTATAGAGATAGTGCAAAGTTTTAAAGATGTCAAGACAATTAACGATGCAATTTCACAATATAAAAAGCAGCTAGGTAGCAATCCAGGCGTTATTTCCACAATTAAATCTCTTGCTGACACAAAACAAAAAATGATTAATTCTGCACTTGCTCTAGCAAAAGATAATGGGATCTCAGAGAATAATAATAACAGAAAAAGTAAAGGTGCTGGAACATTGACAGGTATTATAAAGGAACTTCAGGAAATGAATCTAAATGGTTCAGAAGTTAATACTTTTGATTATGAAACAAATTTGGCGATCGAAGATATTATGACTAGAAATCATCAGAACCAATTAAGACAATTGAATCCAGACGAGAATGATTGGGAAAAAGAAGTAGTTCATCAAAAAGAACTACTTTTTAATTTGCAAAAAGAACGGGATAACGCCGTTGAATTTAGTAGGTTATTAAAAAAAGAAAATAAAGATTTAAAAGATTTTCTTTTAGAAAAAGGATTAATTAATGAAAAGGGACAAGTAATCGAAGATGAATGAAAATAAAAATATTGTCCTAATGGGGGATAAAATTAACGAATTTACCCCAAAGAATTTTACTTTTTTTACAAAACCTACGTATTATGATATGTCTGAACTGAAATTGGAAGGATTAAAGAAATTTGCTGAAATCATTCAATGGGGGAGGCGCAATCCCGTCAAATTCTGCGAAAGATTCTTTGGGATAGAATTTCTTGATTATCAAAAATACGTATTTATGATGTCGTGGATAACCCCAAACGTTGTATGGTGTATGAGTCGTAATGCTGGAAAAACAACATTAGGTAGCCCATTTCTTATGGCAAAGACAATGTTATTGCCTAAATTTGAAGCATATATTTTAAGTTCAACTGGTTCACAAAGTATTGGTATGATGAAAAAGATTGAATCAATTGCCAAAAAAGAAATTGCTTCATTTACGGGTTTAACAGATGTTTTTCTTAATGAACTTGTTAAAAGTGCAAATTCTGAAGGGTTCCGGCATGATCCAGCATCTTATTCATTTAAGCTTTATTCAGGATCAAGTTTGGCTACAGTAAATTCAAATTTTGATGGATCTCGTGGACGTCGAAGTAGACTAAATTTTTATGATGAAGCATCCTATGTGTCAGAAGATATGTTTGCTGCTACTCTTCCATTTGTCACACAAAATAGTGATTTTGCCCTTGGAGGAGATGTTGACGTAACTTTACTTCCTCCAAATTTCCCGAATCAAGTTATTTGTGCTAGTTCTGCAGGTTCGATGGATGACGTTTTTTATAAAAGATATAAAGAAGCAGCTATGCATTCCATGGCGGGAGACAAAAATTATTTTTGTGCAGATATTGATTGCGAAGTTATTCTTCATGCTACATATAATGGAAAAATTTACCCTGTACCACTTCTTACTCAAGCAAAAATTGATTCTGAGATGAAAATGAATCCAACAAAAGCAACAAGAGAATACATGAATAAGTTCGATTCCGATCTTGGCGATGATATTGCAGTCAAGAAATCACAGGTATTAAGGAACAGTGTAGTAAGACCACCTATGTTGGTTAATGAAGATAATTCATATATGGTAATTTGCTTCGATCCAGCCAAAAAACGCGATAATAGTTTTGTATTAATTGGTAAATTACATAGGGATGATCGGCGCGGATGGTTATTGGATGTTGTAAACGGAATAAACCTCATTGATAAAGAAACGAAAAAACCATTGACAACTCCAGAACAGATAAAAATGTTACAAGATATTATTGTTCGATACAACGGATATGGCGTTCCCGATTATAAAAATATACATGGTATATATATAGACGCTGGTTCTGGTGGAGGAGCTACCCAAATGTGCGATCTTCTTTTTGATAATTTTTATGAATCAGGACATAAAGGAGAAAAAGATTATGAACATCATGGTTTAATAGATGCAAATTATGATTATGCAGCTCCATATGTGAAAAGATATCCTGATGCTATAGATATCATTCGAATGAGAGAACCGTCAAAATATAAAACAATTATGTATTCACAATTATGTGAGATGATTGATCAAGATTTAATAAGTTTTACCGCAGAATATGATTATCATGGCAATCTTACAATACTATCAGAAGAAAATGGCGAAGTCAAAGAGCAAGTTTATAACCTTACATTGGAAGAGGAAGTCGGATTAAAACAATTGGATGCAATGAAAGAAGAAGTTACCCATATGTATAAATACAAAGCTTCGAATGGCAATGTAAGATATGACTTAGCTCCTGGATTTGAAAGTATTTTGCATGATGATAGAAGTTACTGTCTCGCTCTTATGGCTCATAGTCTCTTCGAGTTAAGAAGTAAGGACAAGGTAAGGCAAAAACGCCCACAAGAGTCCACTCAATCTCTCCTCTCTAAACTTTCAATCAATCAACCAAAACGTATCTCTTCGTTTTCCAAAACAATCTAAATAAAAATCCAAAACACAACTAAATAGAAAAGGAGGTGTTCTCGTCAAAAATGACACAATCCAAAAAAGAGATGGCAGAAACATCTCCAACACGTAAAAAACAACCAACAGCTGCAGAACGAAAATTGTATATGCAAAGTCTTGAACGTCAGCAAAAGAGATTTGCAGAAACGCAGAATGCATTTAAACAAGTTCGTGATGTTACAAAAACGACAAGACAAATTCCTATAAGTTCATATAACAAGGGAAATGTAATTAAATATCTTCAAAATATAGACAGTTATGAAGATGAATTGCGTGGTTTATCTCGTTACTTATTTTATCGTTGTCAGATATATTTTAGATTAATTATGTATAATGCAACTATGTTTGACCTAAATGCAAGGTACGTAGTTCCTACATATGATCCAACTGGTGACAACGACAAGGAAAGTATATTAAAAGATTATTATGACACTTTGGTATGGCTAGATAGAATGTCTTTACAAGGGAACTTCTTACAGGTATTAATTAATAACTTTATAGAAGATGTATTCTATGGATGCTGTTGGCTGGACGAAACCGGAATGTTTATTTTAAAAATTCCACCAGATTATTGCAGAATTTCTGGTAAATATTTTACTGGCGATTATTCTTTCTCTGTAGATATGAGTAAATATAAAAAATTCGAAGACGTGCTTGAATACCTTGGTGATCCATTATTATCAATGTATAAAAAATACGGTGGCAATAATCAAAATAAATGGCAACCTATGCCTGATGAATATGCTTTGTGTACAAAGTCAAGAGTTGAGACATGGGAAACTATTGTTCCAATTTACAGTGGATTATTTATTGATTTAATTGGTCTTTTAAATCTTGGTGATGTACAAGCTGTTGCGGATGAACAACAAATTTATAAATTAATTACAGCTACTATACCGACATTATCTGGTGCTGATGAACCAGATCAATGGGCTGTAAACATTGATTTTGCCGTAGATTATTATAATAAATTGGTTGATAGCCTTCCACCTTATATTGGTTCTGTGATAAGTCCATTGCCACTTAATACAATATCTTTTTCTGATGATCAAACAACAGACACGACGAAGGTACAAAAAGCCACAAAAGAAGTGTTGAATACTTCTGGTGGAGCGCAAATACTTAATTCTTCTAGTATTTCTGGTGCTGAAGCATTTCGAGCTGCTACAAAGGCAGATACTGAATTAGCAATTTCTGCACTTTTAGGTCAGATTCAAGGATGGGTAAATAGAATGCTATCATACCAAGTCAAAAATGCGGCGAAGGTTAAATTTTTTGAAGTGTCTTCTTATACAAAAGATACTCTTAGAGAAGCCATGCAAAAAGATCTGCAATATGATAGTTCTAAAATGATATTAATAAATGCATTAAATGGGATTAGTGAACTTGATACCCTTTCGATGACTTTCTTAGCCAATGATGTATTAGATTTAAAGAATAAATTTGTTCCACTCGTATCAGCAAATACAGTATCCAACGCAAGTGACGAAGGTGGCAGACCAGAGGTTTCTGATTCAGAAATAAGTGACGATGGAGCTAAAACGAGAGACAGAAAATAATGAGGTGGTTATATGAAAGAAAAGTTTTTAAAAACAACAGACACTACTACCTCTGAAAACTTAAAGAAACTTGGATTTCAAGTAGTAAGTGAATTGAATGGAATGTATATATTTTTGAATACTGACAAACTTCAGTTTTCAAATATAGATAAATCAAAAATACAGTATAGCAATATACTTACTTTTTAGCCACTCTTCTATTTCTTGAGTGGTATTTTTTATACCTAATATTTAAGGAAAGGAGGAATCGCTAAATATCATGTCAAAAAAAAGACTTCTTTTTATAGAAGATTTATATGATTTTTATTTAAACAAATATAAAAGATCTACACATTTTAGTAGCGAAAAAAATGGAGAACCTTTGGTTGTTCAAGTACATGGCAAAGTTAATTTTGATCAGTCTGACAAAAATAAAGATGGACTACTTCCAGTTCACCTCCAATCTTGTCACACAGATTTAAATGTAAATGGATCAAATATTAACAAAACTGTTATGGAAGCAGCATTGCCATCATTCAGCAATCGTCCGATTCTTGGTTATATCCATAAGGTAGTTACAGATGAAAATCCGGATGGTCAGTGGGAGTTTTACAGTCACAATATGCATGAAAATGAAAATGGAGAGCTTGTTTATGACGAATATCCGATTGGAATCATTCCGGAGAGCTGTAATGCACAACTTGTTTACGATGAAGAAAAAGAAAAAACCTATTGTGAAGTTGATGGATATATCTTTGAAGAGTATTCAAAAGCTGCTGAGATTTTAGAGCGTGAAGGTGAATGCTTTGTATCGGTTGAACTTTCAATTCGAGAATTAAGCTATGATGCAAAATCAAAGTATTTAAACATCGAAGACTTTTTCTTTAGTGGAGTAACAATTTTGGGAAAAACTCCACAGGGAGAAACCGTAAAGCCTGGAATGTCCGGATCAAATATTAAACTTACTGATTTTAAAGCAAAAAATAACAGTTTATTTGAAAATTATGAATCAAAAATGGATGAGTTGCAAGAACGACTAAATAAATTAGAGTCTACTTGCTTCAGTATTAAGGAGCAAACTTCTGCTCTACTATTACAAAAGGAAGGAGGAAATGAAAGTAAAATGAATAAATTTGAAGAGTTATTAGAGAAATACAATAAAACTGTAGAAGACATTACATTTGAATATTCTAATTTATCAGATGAAGAATTAGAAGTTAAATTTAAAGAAGTTTTCGAAGATAGTTCTATTGGCAAAGGGGAGGCATCTAGTGACGGTGAAAATAACAAAGGACAGGGATTTGAAAAACTTGTTCGTACATATGAAATTTCACATGAAGATGTTCGATACGCATTGTATAATTTATTAACTCCATACGAGGAACTAGACGATGATTATTATTACATCTCAAATGTTTATGATTCTTATTTTGTATATGAAGGATGGTGTACAGATAAGATTTATCGTCAGGGTTATGTAAAAGATGGTGACAATGTTTCATTTGATGGAGAACGTACAGAATTATTCCGTGAACTTTTAACAGCAAGTGAAAAAGCAGAATTAGAAGAAATGCGTTCAAACTATGCAGAATTAAAAGTGTTCAAAGAAGAAATTGAATTAAATGAACTTCGTGAAAAAAAGAAAGAAATTCTTGATTCTGAGAAATATGAAATTCTTGCACAGAAAGATGAAGAAGGAAAATTCGTAAATAAAGATTATGAGAAACTTGTTTCTGAAATGGATAACTACTCTCTCGCTGATCTTGAGACAGAAATTAAAGTTCTTCATTCTGATTATGTTTCTGAGCATGGTAACTTTGCACTTTCTAATAACAAAGAAAAGACAGCTACATCAAAGAAACAATTTGTAAATGTAAATAAAAAAGCTTCGAAACCTAGCAGATATGGAAAACTGTTTGCTGAAGAAGAAAAATAAATAAACAAAATAACTTTTAATTTTAAAGATCGCAACAAGCGGTCTTTTTATTTTGTAAAAAAACAAAAGGAGGAAAAATCAAATGGCTATTAAATATAAAATTGATCAGCATCATGTATGCTTCCCAACCAAAGTCCTTTCTGACAAAGTTGGTCGTGTATTAAACATGGTTATCAAAGAAGATACGGATAACGGTACAGTTTGCGGCAAAGGAAAATATGTAAGCTTTGACCAATATGAGGTTGCAGATGCACCAGCTGGTTTTGAAGGAGAAATTCTTGAGCAAGCTGCTGACGGAAACTGGTATGTAGAGGTTAAGAAAGTCGATCCAAATGCACCAGCAATTCTTATTTATGAAGTTCCTGAAATTGCAGAAACCTATAATAGTGAATTTACCAAAACTTCTAACTTCTTCAACGCAGCAACAGCCGAAAGAACAAAAACAGTTAGAGGACTTGTGCTTACAGTAACAGACGTTTATGAGCTTAGTGAAGATACATTTGACGGAACACCTGTAGCTGGTAAGAAAGTAACTGTTGAAGCTGGAAGTCAGAAACACAAAGTTTCAGAACTATAAAGAAGGGAGGAATAAGCAATGAATAAGATGAATTTTAGCGCACATGTGCTTAATGTATTCGATGAAATGAAAACTTCTTATGAAGAAGTAAAAAATCTGATGTTCGATTTATATAAAAATGAACTCGACGATGGAATTTCTAAGAGAGAGGCTGAAGATAAACTTAGAGAAGTATCTCTAAAAATTTTCGGTCTTACCAAAGACTCTTCTCGTAGAGAAAGAGAACGTGCTTACAGAGATCATGCTCGTCAGTATTTCGATGTAATTGAAGAAGTAACTGATTGGACAGTTTCTACAGGACTTAAAGAAAATGAGTGGTTCAACGCACTTGTTAATTACAGAAACCTTAAAGAGGGAGATACTAATCTTTTCGTTAATGAGCATGAGGAAGTAATTCTTTCTATAGCAAGAATGGGTAAGAGACATCACGATACAATGCTTCAGAGATTACCAGAGAACACAACATATTCTGTAGAGACGGATGTTTATGGTGCTGCTGTTGGTGCTGATATTGATAGATATCTTATTGGACAAGAGGATTGGACAAAACTTGTAGACGCTATCACTAAAGCATTTGTTGTAAAGATTCAAGAGCTTATCTTTGCTGAGATTCTTGAAGCACCAAAGAAACTTCCGGCACAGTCCGAGTTCGTACAAACAGGTGCGCTCAACACAACAAATAGAAAGAAATTCAATAAAGTTCTTCAAAATGTATCTGTTGCAAATGATAATGCAGATGTAGTTATCATGGGAACAATGGTTGCACTTCAGGAGCTTGAAAACCTTATCGATGTTAAATGGGTTGCTGATTCTCAGAAAGAAGATATTGCAAAGATGGGTCGCCTTGGAAATTACGGACGTTACACGCTTGTTGAAATTCCACAGAGATTTGCAAGAAACGATGTAACTAAGTCCATGTACAAGGATGACACTCTTTTCGTATTTGCAACTGGTGACAACAAACTTGTTGATATGGTTGATGTTGGTGAGACTCTTATCGAGGAAATCACAGAGCGTGGAACAGCTAATAGTAACATCGCTGATATCATGAAATACGAAGTTCAGAGAGAGCTTGGAGTATCTACAAGAATTGGTCGTTACTTTGGTTCATGGACCATTACTGACTAATCTAAGTAATAAAAATATATTAGAGGAGTAGTTTAACCGCTACTCTTCTATTTTTTAATGGAGGGAAAGCCATGCCGACAGCACGAGCAAAAAAGGAAACCGCTACTGCAACTAGAAAAGTAGCTACTAAAGTTGAGACAAAAACAACCGTAGAAGAACCAATTGAAGAAAAAATCGAAAAAGAGAAAAAGGTATTTACAGATTCAGATTATATTCTGTGTCGATCAGTATGTTATGGTGGATTAAACATCACGTCTCAATCTGGAAATGTTTATGAATTCAAAGATTATGGATATGATTGCGAAATCAATTATCGTGACCTGGTTTCTTTGATTAGAAAAGGTTCAGACCATGTATTCTTACCAAGATTTGTTATCCTGGATGACGATTTACTGGAAGATTTTCCTACTGTAAAAAAAGTATATGAGAAAATGTATACAAGAAATGATTTGCTCAAAATTCTTGATATGTCTACAAGACAGATGGAAATGGAAATCAAAGAGCTGCCAGAAGCTACAAGAACCATCCTGGAACAGATGATTGCTACAGAGATTGCTAATGGTCATCTTGACAGTATTGCAAAAGTAAGAAAACTCAGTGAAATCTTTGATTCGGATTTTAATCTTCTAAGTGAATTATTTGTTAAATAAAGGAGGTTAAGATGATACTTCCTTATGAAACTATCTTTTCAAGGGCATTGGGAAAAATTGATGATCCGAAAGAATTAGCATTAAACTCTAATGATTTTTATGAGATTTACACCGAAAGACTACACAATGTACTTGGAGATGCAAGAATCAGAAGACTCTTCTCTTCTATTGTATTGGACGATGAATTTCAAGAAGTTTCTTTTAATCTTGTAAATACAATAGATGAAAGTTCTGATATTGAATATGTGTGCAAATTATTTGTTTTAGGGATTACAATTGAATGGCTCAGTCCAAGAGTCGATTCTTTGAATTATACCATTATGATGGTTGGTGGAAAAGAAGAAAAAATGCTAAACAATCCATACAGATTGCTTCAGACAAGATTAGAAAATGTACAGAAGGAATTAAGTAAGACTATTAGAGATCATGGTTATCTTTATAACTCTTATATTAATAAGGGTACATAATATGGATTATTTATATGGAACTTTTTCTGACGAACAAATAAAAAACGCAGCATGTTTAATGCACAAAAATATTCATAGATTACTTTTATATAAAGATAAGCTAGTGACAGACAGAATTTTTAATTCAGATGATGATTTCAAAAAATACTTTGAAGATATTCTATTTAAATTCGGTGGACTTAATACATTATTAGGTTATCCAAATGATATGCTGCTTTTAATTTCGACATTACAGGCGGCATACGATCTAATAGATAGTCCAAAATATAGTTATAGAATATTTAGAAAAGCTATTCTAGATTCTCATGGATATATTAAAGCTATGTTAGAGGAGGTAAATAGTCATGCCAAACCTATCAACAGCTAGACGTATATCAAGCATACGATCAAATGATGCAAAAACAATTGGTGAAATAACAAAAGAAAACTCAGATTTTCTTATGGAACAAACATTTGATCATGACATCCAGGCAAAAAAGTGTTATATATATGATTTTTACCATGATGATCAGCCAGATAAAAATCAGAATATGACTTATGACAATACAACCAAAACTCCAATTGATGCAAAGTTTATTATTAATTCTTATCAGTCTATAGATAAGGATCAGGTTCCTTATTATCTACAATTTCGTCCGTCTCAAAAATATTCTTTTTCCGAGAATGATGATTTGTATTATTATGAAACAGATTATCACGAACGGTATCTAGCCGATTTTCCGATTGGGTTATTCGTCGATATCCCAGATGATAATAAAATTTATCATAAATGGTTAATTGTTGGAAGAGAAATTGCAAACCAATTTCGAAAGTATTTAATTCTTCCATGTGATTATAATTTGACATGGATTGAAAAAACTGGTCAAAACAGAATTAAGCGGAAAATGTGGGGTGTGCTTCGAAACCAGAATTCGTACACAACTGGAAAATACAGAGACCACTACTTTGCCCACCCAGACAACCAGGATAAAATTTGGTTCCCATTAAATCCGATCACAGAAAAGTTTTGGTACAACGATGACGTTAGTAAAACAATGCGTCTTATTATTAGCGCGCCAACAGAACATCCTTTGGCATGGTCTGTAACAAAAATAGAAAACACAAAACCTGTCGGAATCCAAAAACTTACAATTTATCAAGATTTTTGGGATGAACATAGAGATTATATTGAACGTGACGAAAATGGCAAGATTATTGGTATGTATGCTGATTATTATGATTCGTCTGTTATCCCAGTCGAACCATCAACACCTGGAGAAATTGCCGGTATAAATAAAAAAATTATAGCATCTTCTACCAATGTAAAAGTTGGTGGCAGTTATAAATTGTTTACTATAAAAATACTAGACGAGGATCACAATGACATATCTGATCAATATAAAGGCGGAGAATTTACTTGGAAATGCTCCGTAGAAAATAATGAATTATCTGATTATGTATCGTGGTCAAAATCTGGTTGTAAATATAATCAAATTAAAATGAAATTTATCAACGATCGAAATTATTTAGGGAAATTATTATTAATATCATGTGATGTTTCTTTAAATAATAACATTATTCGAGTAGCTGAAAATTTTGAAATTACTGTATAGGGGGTATCTGAATGAATAAAATAAATGAATACTCCTTTCATACAAAAGATGATATGCTTAATAAATTACGCGCATATACACATAATCCAGATGATGATAATATTCGTATCAAAAATCAAGTATATCAAATATTATTACACTGTCCAGAATTACTGTATGCAATTCATGATGCAGAGTTGGAATCCGAATTATTTGACGATGATGGAAATTTAAACGTTGATGCAGATGGAGAACCATTGGGTGAGTGGGATCGTTATTTTGGTGAAAATGCCCATATCCGTCCATACATATTTTTCCCAGAAACAGAAACAGATTCTAGGAATTATGTATGTTATCAAACAAGTTTTAGTGACTTAGCAAGATATAATAATTCTGTAAAAACACTTCTTCTTACTTTTACAATATTTATCCATGAAAAAGATGTTATAGATGATCTTACTGGTTTACCAAGACATGATCTAATTGCTGCAATATTGCGAGATAGATTTGCATGGATTGGAACTGAGGTTGAAAATCCGATTCCATCTTTGGATAAAGAATCAACGATGGATAATAATTATCTTGTGCGTACTTTGCAATATCAAATTATTACACCAAACAATATTACAAAAACAGAGAATGGTAAATCCTTCTATAGTAATAAAAGGTGGTAAATTATGGGGTTTGCGAATAATGATCTTGTACAAAGTGCAATTGAAGCACAGATAGCAAATGAAGAAAATAAAGAAGAAGAATATTTAGATTTTAATCCTCTTCAACTATATTTTGGAGATGATTATGTAGTGAATGATAAAATCACAATTCATCAGCCATCAATTCAAGACTATATAACATACGGAGAAGAAAATATACAATCTGTTATTTATCCATTTATTTCAAATACAACAAAATGTCGTTTACAACTTTGGAACAATGGAATTGACTGGAATGATATCACAAATCAGCAATTGTTTTCCATTTTAATCAAAAGTATTGATTTGGAATATTCAAAACTGATGTTTGGTGACATTGATTTTCATGGTTTTTCTTTCTTTACCGAGGAAAAAGATGGAAAAGAAAGTGTTATTTTATATAATCCTATTCAAGACATAAAGATTGACGAACCAACACGAATTAAAATGTGTAAATATATTCAATATATGTTTCATACATTTCCGCCAGAAGAGGAATTTACTTCTAGTAAGACTCTCAAAAGAGATCTCATTAATAGAGACAAACAGAATTTGCTGGCGATGAAAAGAGACAGTTCTTTAAAACCACCAAGTCTATTATCCATGATTTCTTTCTATCTGAATCACCCTGGATCGAAATATAAAAAGAATGAACTACGCAATGTTGGAATTGTGGAATTCTATGATAGTGTACAAAGACTTCAAATTTATGAATCAACACATGCTGTCATTAATGGCAGTTATTCTGGATTTGTTGATACATCAAAAATTCCAAAAAATGAATTTAATTTCATGCGAGATCTTAAAGGATCTGCATGATTTTTTTATACAAAATTTTAAGGAGGAAAAACAAATGAGTTTTAAATTAGGTGACAAAATCTATAAAGAGATTCTATACTTTTATGCAGAAGATAAAGGTACTGGTATTCCACAATATGTACTCACTCAATTAAGTGATGCAAATATTGAAATCACTGCTGAATCTACAGATGTTACCGATAAAAATGGTAATCTTGTAAAGAAGATTTGGAAGTCTAAAGCAGGTACTTTTTCTGCAACAAATGCTTTTGTTAACACCAATATCATTGCTGCATCTTCTGGATCTCAGCCAATCTTCGCATCCAAAAGTGGTAAAGTTAAAATGCCAAGACTGATGCATGTTAAAAATGGTGTTAAAACCGTTACGATTACCGGATATGTAGAAGGTTCTGTAAAAGTAGCTCAGTATTTTGGCGATGGTTCTATTGGAAAAACATATACTATGGATACGACTGCTGCTGCAGATAAATTTTCTATTGCGAAAGAAGGTGCTGTACTAACTCTTCCACTAGATGAAGACGCAGAAATGTTCTTTATTCGTTATGATCGTGAAGTAGAGACAGGTGCCGTAATCCACAATAGAGCAGATAAATTCCCAACATCTGTATACGCAATTATGAAAGCTACATACTACAATCCATGTAAGAAAAATGATCTAAAAGCAGATTATATTGTAATGCCATCATTCCAGGTATCCCCGGAAACCACTGTTCCAGTTAGTGCTGACACTGCAACCATGGATTTCAAAGGCGATCTAGAGATCGAATATTGTGGAGATGACAAGATTCTGTATAGCGTTTACGATGCTGATGAGGTCGACGAAGACTGATTCTAATCAGAAGGGAGAAACAAATGGCAAATAACAGAGTATGCCTTACTTGTGGTAAGGCTTATGAGTATTGCGGATATTGTCCTACGAGCAAGAATCTCCCGATGTGGATGAATCTGTTTGATACAGAAAATTGCAAAAATGTTTTTGAAACTGTAAGCGATTACGCTCAAGGTGCAATAAGTAAAGAAATAGCAGCTACAAATCTATCATTGTGTGATTTATCAAAAGTTTCTACCTACAAGGAAAATATCAAAAAACTTGTATCAGAAATTATTGATAATAAGAATGATAAAAAAGTTACTGCGACTAAAAAAAGAGAACAAGCTGTAAAGATTGTTCCAAAATCTAAAGTGAATAAAAATAGTGTTGATTGATATATGAGAATTATAGGGGTACGTATATATCAATTATACGCACCCCTATTTTTTACGCTTATATATCAGGAAGGAATAAAAGGAAAAAATGAAGTTTGACAAAGAATACGCGACTTCTTTTGTTGACGAGTATAAATATCTAAAAGAATACGGTATTCGTTATGAATTCGTAAAGGTCGATGATACCGGAAAAACTGTTTGGAAATATAAAAAGACACCGGAATTATTTGAAGCATTGAAAAATTTTTACATCAACAATGAATATTATGATTAGCAGGTGTGACTATGAAAATTTATTTAGATAATGCTGCCACTACTCCATTAAATCAAGAGACAAAAGATTATATTATATCTATTTTAGACGATTATTATAATCCATCCAGTGCTTATCAGGAAGGAAGAAATATTCGAAACAAGATTAACGAAGCAAGAAAAAATATTGCTGATTTTATTCATGCAGATGAAAGTAATATTTTGTTTACTTCTGGAGGATCGGCTTCTAATGCGTTAGCAGTCAAAGGATATAAAGACCAAAATGACTGTGTTATTCTGTACTCTCCTATTGCACATAAATCAATTTTAAATTATGTAAAAACAGTTAGAAATGCTATTCCATTAAAAGTAGATACGCATGGATTTATTGATCTTATGGATTTGAAAGAATTGTTAGCTATATATAATAAAAGAAGTTTTGTAGTTATTGACTATGCCAATAGCGAGATAGGAACAATTCAATATGTAAAAAAGATAATTGATTTAGTCCATTTTTATAACGGGACAATTTATGTTGATTGTACTGGATCTATTAGTCAAATTCCACTGGATGTCAAGAAATTGGATATTGATATTGCAGGGTTTTCTGCGCATAAATTAGGATCTTTAAAAGGGTGTGGGGTTTTATATAAAAAGGATAATATTCAATTGTCTCCTATTATATATGGTTCACAAGAACATGGACTTTTTGGTGGAACAGAGAACACACTTGGCATCTTAACTCTAGGATACGTTGTAAAGCATTATAATTATGATCACTGTACATCAGAAAAACGAAATTATCTCGTGCAAACACTATCAGGATTAGTTCCAAATTTTTTTGTTGTTGGCTCTTATAATAATAGACTACCATATAATTTATTTTTGTGTTTTGAAGGAGTATCTGGCGAAGCATTAATGACCTTACTTCATGAATATGGTGTAATTGTATCTACTGGGTCTGCTTGTAATTCCGGAAGTTTGAAATCATCTGATACCTTACTTGCCATCGGAATGAAAGAAAAATATATTCATAATGGTATCCGTTTAACTTTGTGCGGATCAGAAACAAAAGAAGAATTAGATTACATATGTAACCAAATAAAAAATTGTGTCATGACATTGAGGAACTTAACGTAGGTTGCTCATGGTTATGGGCGTAAAAGTGTATTATCACTCTCCTATCATATCAAAATTATGGAGGGTAAAACTATGAGAAATATTAATTGGCTCGTTAGAGTAAAAAATAAAATGTTCTGGATTTCATTAATTCCAGCGGTAATCGTACTTATTCAAACTATTGCTGCAGTATTTGGTTTCACAATTGACTTGAGCGAGTTTGGAGACAATTTAGTTAACGTTGTTAATGCAGTGTTCGTAGTATTGGCAATTTTAGGTATTGTAATTGATCCTACGACAGCAGGTGCTGGTGATTCAGAGAATGCTATGACTTATACAGAGCCAAAGGCTTAGAAAGTGTAGGTGTAACGTGGAACCTATACGTGATTTTTTTGGCATAGACTGGAAGGCGTTCGGAATAACAATCTTTGTAGCGTTGCTAGGATTCCAGGCAATTATTCAAGTATTACATTGGTTTTTATTTGAATTCTTGGGCATTGAAACAAAAGCAATGCGCGAGAAAAAAGAAGAACATGAATTGCTTATAAATACAGCAAAAGAGGTAAAAGAACTTTCAAAACAACGTGAAGAAGATGTTGGACAGTCAATAAAACATGATAAAAAAATACAAGAAAATTTAGATCAATATATGGAAGAGATCCGTAAAGCTATCACGGATACACAAAATATTGTGAATACATATTCTGAGAATAGAATCCATGATAGAAAGCAAAGTATACAAATCCAGCAGGAATTAAAAGATAACATATCTCAAATTGTTAAGTCAGACGAAGAAGAACAAGAGCAAATAAAAAATTTAATTCAGGCCCAAAAAGAATCTTTAGCGAATCACATTAATCAAAAATATAAATCCTATCTTTCTAATAATGGAATACCAGAAGATGAGGTTGAAGAATTTATTAGCCTTCATGCGACATATAACGCCATAGGCGGAAACCATACGGGAGATGCAAAGTTTAATTATTGTATGGAACATCTTCCTGTTGTACCAGTTGAGGTAAAATTAAGATTTAACGAAAAGAAATAATTTGAAAGATGAATTTCATCGAAAGTAAAAAGTGACCGTGAACTATTAAAATGCTCACGGTCATTAAAAGAAAGAAGGTCTTATATGTTTCGAAAATTATACAACAAATTTATAAACATGATTGTTGAAAAAATAAAACAATCAATATATAAAGACATGAAAAGTGATTATGATAAGTTGTTAATCAAAGATTAATCACCGTTTGTTTGAGAGGTGAAACAATATATTTGGATTTATAATATGCTTAAAATTTGGAGAAAAAGCAAAAACATTAGGATTTGGAAAAATCCTTAGATATACTAACGCTTGCATCCGTAATATGTAAATTAACAGCGGAGAAGATTTCTATAAAAAAAGAATATGTCATATGAAAAAGCTGTAAATTTTATAACAGATAGTATCAATGAAGTAAATCTTAAAATAAAAGAATAATTATAATATTTAAAAGGAAGTGATTACAATCGCTAGATCTAAATTTAACGTAGATAAGGACACAAGCAAACGTACTTATAATAACATAACTTTTGATTCAATTTTAGAAATGAAATATTATCGAGATGTGCTTTGCCCATTAGTGGAGAGTGGCGATGTGGTGGATTATGAATTACAGAAGCCATATGAGCTACAACCAAAGTTCAAACACGACGGAAAAACTGTTCAGCCAATAAAATATGTGGCTGATTTTTTTATTGTCTATAAGGATGGACATGAAGAAGTTATTGACACTAAGGGATGCCCTGACAGTGTTGCACTGATTAAAAGAAAACTATTCTGGTACTGCTATCCAGATGTTAACTATAAATGGATTTGTTATTCCAAGATCGACGGAGGATGGCAGGAATACGAGATCGTGAAAAAGAATCGGGCAGAAAGAAAACGTAAGAAAAAAGAAACTCAAGAGGTAAACAATGTACTCCAGTGAAATAGATGATATTTTAAAAAAGAGAAATTATTGTTTGCCGTCACACTTGTATTTCAAAATAGTAGAAAACTCTTCCCAGATCTGTCAGGTGAAGTATGATGCTTATTCTGATAAATATAGTATTCATACAGATGACGGATATCATTGGGAAGTTAAAATTTATCAGGAATAAAAAAGGAGAAAATAAATGATTACAAAGTATGTAAAAATTAAACCGGTTATTACACTTGCAGATGAGAAAAAAGCAATTAATTTCATTGTAGATTATATGTTTGAAGACGGTGAGTATACACCGTGGAATAAGGAAGCTGCACTTATTACTGCTATTGCTGTTTATTTTATTGACGGTGTTAAATTTGAAAAGGACGATGTAATCTATGATTGTGTTATGCAAGATAAAAATCTTCACGCACATGTAAATAAATTTTTTTACAATGTAGATAAATCAGATAAGAAAAATGATATTAATTTTACATACATTAATACCAAAAACCATGTGATGGAAAGTGTACAAAAGATTGTAGATTTTAAACTACAAAAGATGATTCATTGTACGGATGAAAAACATGAAATGTATACGGAAATTGCAGAAATGGCAAATGCTGTAGCAAATATTGGACGAAATGTTCAGATTGCTGCAAAACCTGTTCTTGAAAATCCAGAAAGCATTGGAATGATTATGAATATTCTTAAAAAAATGAATGAAAGTAAAATGCTTAACGCAAAAGCAATTCGAGATGTGATGGTTGATACCGTAATGGATGTACAGAAAAGAATGACAGGAAAATAACAAATAAAGCAAGAATACATTAAATCTTCTGGCAGTCAAATGTCAGAAGATTTTTTAATTTATCAATGTGGAGGTGGTGGTAAAAATGGGTAATATAACAAAGGAACTACAAAAGCTACTAAAAGATTACAATAAAAAAGTATTACAATCTGTTCCTACAATGGCACGTCAAATTGCAACTGATGCAGAACCAGAATATAGAAAAATTATTAATGAATCAATTAATCAATATTATGCAACACACAAAGGAGACTTTAGCGAGGGTAGATTAGAAAACATGACTGGCAATATAAGTGCTGAAGGTTCATCTATAATTTTTGAAGATACAGAAGAAAACGTTCCAAATTATCACGGATTCTGGGGACAAGAACTAACAAACGAAGGTGTGTTTGATTTGATGTATTTAAAGGGTGAACATGGTAATGGTAAGTGGCATCTTGTAGATACTACTCCTCCACCATTTGATTATGTTGAGCAAGAACTGGTCAATGGTAGATTAGATAAAATCATTGATAATTCAGTACATAAAGTGCTTGATAATATAGAATTATAAAGGTGGTGAAAAAATGCCAAAACAACATACAATTAACCTCGAAGCTGTTATAAAAGCTGCACTGGATAAAAATAGCGAAAAAATAATCGATGATTTTGAGAAGAAAATTACTGAACCAAAAGAGATTAATATCAAAACAGATGAAGCATCTAAACAGGTTAAGAAGCTGTCTGATGAGATTGACAAAGAACAAAAGAAACATACTCAAACGTCTAGAAAAAGAAATAAAACTAAAACAGCTACTGTACAAAGTACTCCAAAAAACGCAGATAAGTATGTACAATCAACAATATATGATAAAAAAGGACGTCCATCTACTTCTCATTCGTATACGTATGCTGATGGAAGACAACAATCTTATAACAAGAATGGTAAGTTAACATCTGAGAAGCAGACCGTCGTTGATCTTCAAAAAGCATACTCTCAGTTAAATAAAGACGTCACGGAATATTATTCATTAAAGACAAAAGAAGCAAAAGGCAAAGTAGCCACAGAGGATAAACAGTATGTCAAAGGTCGGATTTCTGATTTAGTTGATGAAATGTCTGCAAATCGAAAATATATTGCAGATGCAAAAAAGCAAGGTTTTTATAATGATGAATTAGAGCAAAAAGCTTTTAATCATTTTCGTAGAAAATCTAATGGTTACAACACGTATGTCGATGAGAAAAATGCTGCAATCAAAGCTTATGGAAATGATGACAATACTTCGATTCGGCAGGGACAGCGTTCGAAACAACTAAGTAATTATGCTGGACAATCCACAGATGCAATTGAAAGAGCAAGAACGCTTGATGCAACTATAACAGGTTTGGAAAAAGAATTATCAAACCTTGTTACTTCTGGCGCATCAATGGATCAAATTAAGTCAAAATTTAATGAATGCACTTCTGCTGGTAAAGAATTTAAAAATGTCATGACCATAGTCAATAGCACTATGGAGAAAACATCTAAAAAAGATACCGTTGTTGGAGATTCAAATGCCGCAAAGCTTCAAAATGCCATTGATAAAAAAGTAGCTCAAGCAAAAACACTTGTATCAGATAGTTCTATAAAACAATTTGATGCAAAAGTTGAAAAGCTTAAATCTCAGTACGCTGGACAAGATGGTTCTGCAGACGTTTTATCATCTTTAGAAAAAACAGTGAATACCATACATGACAAACAGGCTAGTATAAAAGCAGAATTAGCAAAAGGATCTTCTGGAAATTTAACACAAATTGCTTCGGATGCTGATATTTTGAATGCAAAGCTTAATGAAGTTGAAACTACCGCGAAAACGCTTGGAACTTCACTTTCAAAAAATCTAGATGGTACCACACTTCAGAGAACTATTGATAAAATTGATAATCTTATAAATAATTCCGACGGTTTTGCAAGCAAATCACAATTAGAAAAATTAAAAACTCTACGAGATTCTTATACTAATAGTGATTCTGGAATTACAAAAGCTGTCAACTATGATAATTCTAAAATTATTTCTGGCATCGAGCAGGAAATTAATGCTCGTAAAAAATTAGCAGAAGTTCAGAAAGAATTGCAAACTGGAACATATTCTGCAACAGAAGCTGGATATAAAAATACTCTTTCTAAGTATGAGGGGCAAACTTCTGAGTCACTGACTCGTGCAAGAGAAAGTCTTAAGCAGTTTAAAGAGATTCGTGAAGATTTTCAAAAATCATTAAAAGATACGAATGTTTCTGATCTTAGTGATGAAGAGGTTGAGCGTCTTAGTAAAAATCTTCAAAAGATGACTGAAGAAGAAGAAAAATATAAAACTGCGATAAAACAGGTCAAAGCTGAAGAAACTGCAACACTAGCACCTGGGGTCGCTTTACGTGCGTCAAACGAGATGCAATCTTATATCAACAATAATAGTAAGGCATGGAAGAAATATAAGGCGCAGCTTGAAGAAGTTCGTGATGCTTATAAAAATGTAACAACGGAAGGGCAAAAGTTAGAGATTGATGCTAAAGCAAGAGATTTGAAAGCAAAAATTTCTGCTGAAGGATTAACAGGAGCAAACATTTGGCAAGATACAAAACGTGCTATTAATCAAATTGCTCAATTTACGGGAATTTACGGCATGTTGCAGAATGTCGTTATGGAAATTCCATCAAAGGTTGTTTCTAATGTAAAGGAAATCAATGATGCTCAAATTGAATTAGCAAAAGTTGCAAGTGATGCATCGGAGAGCCAATTAAGTCAGTACTGGAATCAGGCTGCTGAAAGTGCCAAGAAATATGGTGCTACAGTTAGTGATGTAATTAGTAGTACTGCGGATTGGAAACGTCTCGGAGCTTCTCTTGATGACGCAAAAGAATTGTCTGACATGACTACTCTTCTGCAACGTGTCGGAGATAACATGACCCAGGAAACATCCTCTTCTGGTCTAATTAGTGCATTGAAAGGTTTTCAACTAAAAGCAGATCAAGCACAACATATCGTAGATGTGGCAAATGAGGTAGCCAATACGCAGCCTATTGATACAGCAGGTATTTTTGAAGCAATTGAAAGATCTGCATCATCTCTAAAAGCCGCTGGCAATACGTATGAACAGGGTGTTGCGCTTGCCAGTGCAGCGAATAGTGTAATTCAAAATCCGGAAAAAATCGGGACAGCACTAAAAACGATCTCAATGCGCATAAGAAGCGCCGAAACAGATCTTGAAGAAGCCGGTCTTGACACTGAAGGAATGGTAACTTCTACTGCCAAGCTTCGAAAAGAAATGCTTGCACTTAGTGGCGTAGATATTCTGAAAGACAAAGATACTTTTAAGTCTACTTATCAAATTCTTGATGAGTTAGCAAATAAATGGTCTGATTTAACAGACATCCAGCAGGCAGACTACACTTGCCTGTATGTACAGAAATGTGCATAAGAGAACACATCTAAAACCAGTAAAACCTAATGCTCTATCACTACAATATGGATGAAACATGCTGATATGAATGTAACGAAAGTAAAACAACGATAGAGATTCTATATGGTCAAAAGCCTAAGTAGAAATTTTGCTAATTATTTTAAATTAGAAATGGTAGCTTGGTCGCAAAGTCCCGAATAGGGATGTGTCAAACGAGTACCCCAACGTCAGGGGGGAGAAATCCTTAATGTAGGGCTTAATCGCTAAATGAAGTCTGAAATGGTGTGACTGCTATTATTCTTAAGATGAATAATGTGGTTAAAAAGTACTCTGATCTTATATGCGAGTATAAGAATTATTATCTGACTCAATAATAATTGGTATAGCTTTAAGCGAGGGCTATATTAACAAAAAAAATATGAAGTGTAACTGAGTTGATTGCCGGTGAATTTTATGATCTTGCCGGAATTTATAGAAATATAAATCAAAGAACATACTTAATTGCAAGGGCAGCATAAAGCTCTACACTACAATAATCGGGAAACTAGATTATGAATGTTTAAAAACGTAGAGATATATTGCTTGTTTGCAGCGAAGCACCCTAACGTTATACATAGACCATATGTTAGTTAAGTCGAGGGTGAACGTTCAACGACTATTCCCCATGAGGGAGTTGGGAATATCCAAATGGATTATAAAATAAAGGTGGAAATCCTGAATACTCAACTCTATAGAAGTAGGGCGCAAATCGCAAATGGCGTCCAAAAGAGTATGCCCTTAACACGTAAGGTGAAGGTGAAAACATAGTCTATTCTTATACGATGAGTATAAGACAAATTATATATTAATACATACAAATTGAGGTGAGTTGTTATTTATCAAACAAATAATAAGAGATTAGCAAAATATTTATATTCTCTTGGTTTTGATAGAACATGTAAAATAATTAATGATCGTGAATATTGGATTTTTGACGAATCAAGTACTTTAAAAGAAGCGCTTGATTTTTATTTTTATATGCGAAAAAGAAACAGAGAATAAACTATTATGCTCAAAAATAAAAGGAGATGCTGAATGGCAAAAAGATTTTTTACAAAAGAAGAATTAGACAATATTATTAAAGATTACGATAACGGAAATGGTTTAAGACCATTTGAATTGGCAAAGAAATACGATCGCAATCCATCTTCTATTTCAAACAAATTAAAAGATTTAGGATTGTACAAATACACAACATATAGATTTACGGAAGAAGATGTTCAATTTCTAAAAGATTATTATCCATATGGAGATTGGGATTTTATAATGAAACATTTTCCAAATAGCAACAAACAAACTATCATGACAAAGGCAAGTAAACTTGGAATAAAAATGATTAATGAATCTGCCTGGTCTGAAGAAGAACTAGGCATTATTAGAAAATATTATTCAACAAATATTAAAAAGGTAGCAGCATTACTACCGAACAGATCATACAAAGCAATATTAACAAAAGCGAAACGCTTAGGTATAAAAAGTCGTGAATTTTGGTCTGATGAAGAAAATAATTTATTATCTGATATATATCCAAGAATGTCAGTTGACGATGTACAATTATATTTTCCGAACCGTACAAGAACTTCCATCATTACCCATGCAATACAATTAAATTTACAGTCTTTTGATTATCACCCATGGACCCAGGAAGAAGATAATTATATTTTATTACACTGGAAAACTGAAGCTGATATGATTATGTGTAAGAAATTGGGTCGCACATATAAGGCGACTCAAGCTAGAAGATTATCTTTAGGTCTATTGCATTTTAATAAAGATGGTTCTGGGTATGAAGGTTTAACAAAATATCTTCGAGGACATTTACAAACATGGAAAAATGAATCAATGAAGAATTGTAATTATAAATGCGTCCTAACTGGTAGTAAAGATTTCGTAATACATCATAAATATGGATTTGCCAATATCGTAAATGAAACAATTGAAGAATATAATATTGAAATAAAAGATTACAAGAACTATACGCAAGAAGAACTTGAGGATATATTAGAGAAATTTCAAATTGTACATAGTAGATATCCTCTAGGTGTCTGTATAAGAAAAGATATACATTTGTTATATCATTCCATTTACAGTAAATGCGTAAATACTGAAGATCAATGGAATCAATTTGTTTCCGATTTCGAGAATGGAATGTATAATGATCAAATCAAAATAGCATAAAATTTATGTATTAATATATAATTATCGGAATATCTTGCGAATATTCCGGAATATCAAAGAAAAATCAAGGCAATGTAATGAGCGCCCTTATGAGCCAGTACGATATTGCTCGTCAAGCGCTTAATACTGCTATGAATGATTCCGAAGGCTCCGCCGAAAGGGAATTAACTAATTACCAAAAAGGTATCGATTACAGTCTTGAAAGATTCAAGGCTACATTTCAAGAATTTTCAACTTCTGTTCTATCATCAGACACTTTCAAGGCTGTCATAGATAGCGGAACACAATTCTTAGAAATTCTTACTAAAATTACTGAAACACTTGGGCCACTTGGCACAGCTTTAACAGCACTTGGTGGTTTCAAATTTGTATCAAGCATAGGTTAGCCAAAATCCTGGCTATAGTTTATCGTAAACTGGCTTATCAATGCGGAGAATATCATAGCAATGGAATGATATTTCAACGTAGGGAGATTAGTGCTTGTAAAAAATAAATAGAGGATTAATTCGTCGAATTCGCTATTCTGCAGTAATGCAGTGAAACGGATGAAAATTCCGCGAGAACGCACGAGCCAACCTGACTACGTATAGTAATATGTGAAACGTTAGCAGCAATTATGGAATTAAAGATAATATCATAATGACGAGCGAAACATATGAAAGTTAGGAGGAGTAGAGAGAACACCCTTCCTCCAGCGTATATAATGCCATAGTTTATATGCGTTGAATGCATGTTCCACGGTACGCGAAAGTTGTGATGCTTTCTCATCACACGCCAGCTTCTATCCTATTTCTGGCGTTGTTGGAAAATAATAGGAAAATTATATAGATATTTATCGTCAAATTACAATAACAATGGGGGATGTGAAAGTATGGGATCTAAATCTAAATTAGTATTTGAAACATTAGAATCTGATCCAGATGGTATTATTGATGCAAGCGAGCAAATATTAAATGTTCAAGGTACTCAGTTTTTACCGTTTACCTGAAATGTGCCAGTAAACATTGCATTGAGGAGAGTATGGAAATACAACTTCCCAGCACTCTCCTCTTCCACTTCTATAACATTTTCAACAAAAATGCCACAAAGAATAACAACGCTATCGCCCACCAGGGCCATGGCTGCATACTTCTTCTGACTCTACCTTTCCATGACATATCTTTTATCCTCCTTTGTCTAAAAATAAGTTTTAATGAAAGCAGGTGATTATTATCAATATTCAGCAAACAGCAAACAAGATAGAAACAAGAATTGTGTCTTCAGATAAATTAAATTCACAAAATATGTCATATGTATATATTGATTCAGATAATCAAATATATGTACGAGAAGGAATTCTGCAGAATGATATTGATATATTATCTGCTGTATTAATGCAAAGAAAAGTCGATAGTCGTATTAAAAAGACATATTTTGATATTGTAGACTCATTGAAAACGAATCAAGTATCTAAAAGTCAATTTGAGTCTCTATATAAGATGGTTCTTGTAAAATATTATGGTAAGAATGAAGAAAGTACATTGTAGTTTTCGCATTCTCCAAGACCAACTTCTTTTTCTTTATATGAATAGCTTGATTGTTCAATCCCTACTAAATAATATTGACTATCACGATTAATAAATATCGGTGATCCGCTTGATCCACTAAAGCATTCCATATCCACAAGGAAACGTTCCAATCCATTAAATTTTGATTTTAGAGGTGTCGCAATAACACCACTTCGAATAAGTGGAGTGACAAAATTATCAGACTGAAATGATAAAGGATATCCAATCATTAACGCATATTCAATTGCAGATATTGGAAAATCTTCCGTTATAATATCTTCTTTTGTAATCCAAGATATTTTTAGCTTTCCTACATATTCTGGTGAATCGATTAGATCATTTATTCCAATTACTGCAACGTCATATTGTGGATGTAAATATGGTTGGATACGTATTTCATTGTTTAGAAGATTCACTTGACCGTTTTGCTCAATAGGGACAGAAAACAAAGCGTTTTTCATATTCTCAAATATATGTCTATTCGAGACTAATGCATAATTTTCTCGATCATTTGCATGGTATTTATAGAAAAATCCTGTACCAATTTTACATTCATCATTTTCTTTTAATACAGTAATTTTTGTTACAGTATGAATCAAATTCTCTTTTGTAAGCATAGTTTACTTCTCCTTAATTAGAAAGTAGGTGATAAAATGGGATATTCTGATTATATTAAAACATATTATAAAGATGGCAAAAAATATGTTGACATCGATACGGAAGGTCTTTTAAAAGAGATTGATAATGATCCTTCAGTTCGAATTGGTATACGACTACCTGATGAATACCGCATAGATGATTCAAAATTTATATTCGGAGAATATTTGACCAGCCCAAGGTTTGAATTATCTCATATACATCGATTCCAATATTTTTCTGACAAATTGTATTCCATTGTAATAGAAAAGCATATGGATGTTCTGCGTCAACGCTGCCCAGATACTGAATACATTCCCATAATTGTGGATTGGTTTGGAATACAGGCAAAATTTTTATAGCAATATAACGATTATATTCACGTAATTTTTCATTTTTCTGAAGCACGTCTAATAATGCTTTATCTTTCCTAATAACTAAATCGCCCGTTGAGAAAATTTTAAAATTTTCTGATTGTCTTGAATATGTTGCAACAAATTCCATATAACGTTTATATTTTTCTTCTTTTGTGGCAAGATATTTTAGATGATATAATTTTGCCATTTTTAAAAGAAAATAATAAGATGCAACCTCGCAAATGGATTCTTCAAACCATTTATTTGCCTGTGGCGCTTCGTCAATAACTCCGAAATGACATAGTTCATGTGATAGCTCATAAACAATTGCATTCCATTGTTCTATATGCGGAGTTATCATAATCGTTTTAGATTCTCTTAAATATATTGGATCTTTTCTTTGTGGTTCAAAAATTATTAGTATTTCTTTTTTATTTATCGGAAATGCTTCGTTTACCATAAGGCATAATTCATTAATTAACTCAAGCACACCAGGCATTTTGTCATTATCAGCGCTATAATTTATAACAATATGAATATTTTCAAAATCTTTTAATGTAAATATTTCTCCCATATATTTTATCCTTCTCGTTCATCTTTAGTGATCATTAAAAATCATATCCACAATTCTTACAGTGAAATTGTTTACCAATTTTCTTTGATGCAATGCCAAACATATTTGTAGACAGCATACGTTTGAACATGCCGATTTTCTCGATATTTGTGGACTGGCATATTGGACAATGGGGTTGGTTGGTGGATTGTGGATTTTGATAGTTGTTCTTTTCTCTATATTGTTTTAACCACTCTTCTTCTTCATGACGTCTTTTATTATATGCATTCTCATCAAATTGATCTTCCACATTAAGATCTTTTAGGTCATTAAGAATGCTTTCTTTGTCACGCCCGTGATGATTTAACAAATCTACCATTTCATATTTAGTTTGTATAAATGGAACGTGACAATATTCACAGTTAACTCTTCTACAATGACCAGCATAATTAATTTCATGAACCCCACATCTCGGACAGATAAAACCTCTAGTAAAATCATTAATATTATTTTCTTCTAGATATTTTTTGATTGGTCGCCCACAATGAGGACAAGTTTCAGCATAGATGCTCACTTCTCTATCACAATCGGGACAATATATCAAATTTTGAAATCCCATATTACATCCTCCAATGCACATTAAATTAATTACATTATATCATAATTATTATATAAATCCAACATTATACAATAATTTTATTTGCAGTTAAAAAATTTAGGTGATTTATTTGGTAGTTTTGGAGAATTAAACTTACTGAGAAATAAATATGGAAAAAACTCAACATTTGACACATTAAGCAGTACACTACAACAGTCTTTTAACGAGTCTTTTAAAGTTGGAAAAAATGGAATTAGTGAATTTTCTACAGAGCAAATTAAAACTAAAGCATCTGTAATGGGATTAAATGATGCGTTGACAAAACAAGCATTATCTCTTGCAAATGACGCTGGTTTATATCAAAAAGCTGCGGCAGGCAATCTTACATTTAGTAAGGCTATAGAATTAAATATAAATAATGCAAGCGATTTAGTTGACGCATTGATGAGTAGTAATTCTGAAGTCTTAAAAAAATATCAAGATTCCGACATTGCTACGAAGATAGTTAATTCAGGTGAAAAAGGCAGCGCGGCATATAATGAGTTTGTTAAAGATCTCATTGATAATAACCAAGATTTAGGTGACTCAATCGTTGAATTAGTACCCAAAGTAGAAACTACAAAATCCGCATTTTCTGGTTTATCAAACTATTTTAAAGGTCTTCTTGCTACATTTACAAACCCAATTTTCCTTTTAACCACAGCGGTTACTGTAGGCGTTGCGGCATGGCAAGGCTACAATCAATCTGTCCAGGAATCCATTCAGCACACGAAAGACTCCATAGAAGAGATAGAGGAACGTAATAACTCTATTGATGACAATATTAGTAAAGCACAGGAATTACGGGATTCTCTTGATTCTGGTACTCTTACAGAGCAAGAAGCTTATAACGCGAAAAGTCAGTTACTTGATATTCAGAGTCAATTATCAGATTCTTATGGAGAACAGGCGGATGGAATCGATCTGGTAAATGGCAAGCTAGATGATCAGATCGAGAAGATGCAACAACTCAAAGTTGAAAATGCTAAAAGCTGGTTGAATGATTCAGATAATGAAAAGAATTACGAAAAAGCTAAAAAGAAAATGACCAAAGATGATTATGAGTCATTCTTTGGTAATACACCTACTTTAGCTATGCTCGGATCGGAACCACAGAAATCTGAATATACAAATTCTGATACCTATAAAGAGATGCTCAAACGTTACCGGAACAGTAAGTCTCAGATCGAAGAAATCCAGAAAGCGGCAGAAAAAGCTGGACTAAAACAGTACACAAGTACAAGCACAGGTCAGTTCCAGCTCGGTTTTGAAAATGAAACAGTAACAGGAGCAGACGAAAAATTAAACTCTTTCCTTGCTACTGTTAAAGAACTGAAACGGCAGTTTGAGGACGAGGGTAAGAATACTGATTACTTTGATAATATCATCAGTTCCGCGGAAGATGCAGAATCTTCTTATAAGGATATTTTGGATAAGCATCAAGAAGTATATCAAGAGTATCTGAAAAATTCCATGCTTGCAGAAGGTTACGGTAACAATAAACCAGCAACTGTATATCAGCAATATGCGGATGCAGTGGACAAATATAACGAAGCTTTGCAAAGTGGAGATACTTCTAAAGTTGAAGAAGCAAAGACTGCATTAGATGGAGTAAAAGCATCCGTAGATAATATTGTCAGTAGAGATTCCGGAAAAAAATACAAGGAACTGTTTGATGAGATTGCAGATGGTATTGACACAGCATCCGAAAAAACTTATGAGTTCAAAGAACGCTTATCCGGTAAAGGTACAGATAAATTAAACAATACTGTGCTTTCTAAGCTCAAAGAGTTGAAGAATTACACAGATATTGACCTCAAGAGTATCAATCTTGATACAAGTGATGTTGTTGCTGGTAAAGATGCTCTACGCATGGCAGTAAACGAAGCAATGGATCTTGACATTGTTTCCGATGATTCTGCTGAAAGTGTGGCAAAAGTTGTTGATCTCTTAACGGATATGGGTATGACGGCAACCGTATCCATGAATCAAGTGGATGATTCCTTCTCAGAAGTCAATACTACCATTCAGCAAGCACAAGCAAATCTGGAAACGCTCAAGACGATTATTTCTGAATCTGTTTCGGGAGCAGGTATTTCTGCCGATAATGTGAAAGCATTTAAAGAAATGTTCGGAGATGATGCTGCGCGTGCTTTGGAGAAAACCGCAGACGGTTACCATATCAATCGTGAAGAGCTTGCAAAATTACAGGCGCAACAGTCAGAAATGAACAAAGCGGATTATCTTTCCGGTTTGGCAGATCAGCAGGAAGCTCTGAGACAAATCGAGGAGCAGATCGCCGATGCAATGGTAAAAGGTCAAGATGTCAGCGGCTTACAGGCACAGCGCGAAGGTATTTTGGATAATATTTCCTCTCTGGAGGATCTAGCATATCAGTATCAAACTGCTACTTCTGCTTATCAACAATGGCAGGATGCTATGTCCGGTGGTGAAGAAGGTAATATGTATGATTCCATCCAGGGTAACATGGAATCCATCAAAGATCTCTACGACAAAGGACTTGTGGGAGAAAACAAATTCCGAGAGTTTGTTGACCTTATGTCCAATAAGGATCTGACCAATGCCAGTGTAGACGAAATCGTTGCGGCTTATGAGGAATCCTATCCGAAGATGGAGCGTTACTTCACAGAAGGACAGGAAGGATGTCAAGCATTCTTACAAGATATCTCTAACCTTAATTCTGAATGGGCGCACATGAATGAAGATGGTTCCTGGCAAATTAATTTTGGTGTCGGAAACGATCAAGAAATTGCGGATGCACTGGGAATTGATGTGGAAGCTGTGCAATCAGTACTAAGAAAACTGCATGATTTTGGCTTTGACATAGACCTCGATCAGCCGGTTAAATCTCTGGAACAACTAAAGACAGAAGCTCAATCAGCCAAAGAAGCTCTTGATGGAATGGGTGAAACTTCTCTTGATAGCATCAATCTGGACACAGATTCATTCAGTGAAATCACAGATGACATTGGCAAGGTTAAAGAATATATTCAACAAGTCAATGACGCTGATTTGGAACCAGAAGTTCGGACAGAACGTTTAGAACAAGCCAATAATATTCTTGACTATCTGGTGCAGAAACAGCATGAAGCTGGACAAAATAACATTGTAATTGATGCGGATGCAAGTTCTGTCGATCAAAAGATCTCTGATCTGAAGAGTCAGTTGGAGCAGTTCAGAAATGATGACGGTACGATTCCTGTTAATGCCGATACACAGGATGCTGTCAACAGTTTACAATCTCTGTATGCTACGAAGCAAAATCTTGAAAATACACCAGCTATTCTACAGGTTGATACTTCGCAGGTTGACGGAGAACTAGGCAATGCGATCGGAAAATTACAGGAATATCAGAATGCTGTAGAGATTCTGAACGCACAGAACACGATGAAAACACAGGGCATCGACATTGATACCACAGATGCACAGCAGAAAGTACAACAGTTAGCAGGACAGTTACAAAATCTGGATGCCGACACACAGGCTAAGTTAGGTCTTGATGATACCGATTTCCAGTCGAAGTTGTCCAATATCATCACCCATCCAATCAATGTGGAAGCGGGGGTAAATCTTGATCCGAATGCTCTTTCCGACGTCTCTGCAAAGATTTCTGGAATTACGCCAGAATTACTTGTAAAAGCTGGTGTAAACGAAGAGGCGATTGTAAATTATACGCCGAAAGATAAGGACGCTACGGTCAAATACAAAGTTGACCATAGTGCGATTGACAGTTATGATCCGGAAGACAAAAATGCTACGGTTACTTACGGTGTGGTTGTTTCTGGACTTGAAAATCTACCAGGTAATAAAACAAGAAGTCTGACTTACAATATTAAGACTAATGGTACGGCTCCAAAAGTAAATGGTACGGCACACGCTATAGGAACTGCTCATGCAGCAGGTACGGCAAGCCGTAATTGGGGGCTTGCTCACAATGAACCACATGCGCTTGTAAATGAATTGAAACCAGAAGCAATCGTTCGGGATGGTAAGGCGTTTATCTTGAATGGCGGCGATCCTACTTTTGCAAATCTGAAGAAAGATGATGTTGTATTCAACGGAGATCAGACGGAGCAGTTGCTTGAACATGGTTATGTTACCGGCTCTCATGCACAACTTGCAGGTGGTGGTTATTCTTTAGGTAGTGCGTTCTCTGGCGGATCGGGAAGATTTAATGTTGGAAGTTCTGGAACAAAAGCAGATTCTTCCGCATGGGAAGACAAAAAGAAACAGAATAATACCAGCCCTAACTCATCTTCTGGTAGCAGTAGTAGTAGAAACAGTGGATCATCTTCTGGTGGTTCAACTCGATCATCTTCCGGTGGCTCTTCCGGAGGAAGTTCCGGCAGCTCTTCCACCAAAGAAGCAACCGAGGAAACCTTCGACTGGATAGAAGTATTTCTTAAGGAAATGTCTCGTGCTACTGAGATTGCAGTTGATAACATTGATCGTGCTATCGGTCTGGCACAGAAGCAGACAAAAGCATATGACGCTATCAGTAAAGTTCAGCAGGAATTAACTGCAAATCAGCAGTCAGCCAACAAGTATTTACAGCTTGCGGCGAACGTGGGGCTTGATCCTTCTTATATCTCTAAAATCCAGAATGGCACACTTGATGTGGAAAAAGTAACCAACGAGGATCTGAAGAAAAAGATTGACGAGTATAAGGACTACTACAGTAAATATGAATCCGCTGCTGATAACGTAGCCAAACTCGAAGATAAAATTACCGAACTCGCTGAAAAACGTCTGGAAATCATTGAAAAAGAATATGATGCGATCGTGGACATCAACGATGCGATAAAAACTGTAGCCGATTCCAAAATATCTCTTAACGATGCTCTAGGCGTAGCCATCGACAATCCAGACAATTATGCAAGCATAAATAATTCAATCAAAGCACAGGAAGATACTTACAATCAGCTTACCAAAAAGCTTTCCGATTATCAGAAAGAGATGGAGTCTCAACTTTCCAGCGGCTTGATGCAAAAGGGTTCTGATGCCTATAATTCTGCACTAAAAAATATTCAAGATTTTACAGCTAAGATTTATGAAGCGGCAACCAGTGCGATCGAACTGAAAAATAAGCTGGATCAGATCAAGATTGATGTCATCCAGTATAAGATTGATGAGTTCCAGAGAAATTCTGACAGAATCGATGCTTATACTTCTCTCAGGGATGCGCAGGATGAAACGGTTTCTGAATCCATGTATCAGAATCGGATTGATAATAACAATGGCATCATCGAACAGAAGCAGAAACAGAGAGAAATTTATCTGAAGAACCAGTCGTATTTTGATGTAAACTCTAAGGAATATCAGAGCTATGCTGATAAGATCAAAGAGCTTGACACAGACACGATCAATCTGATGAAGGATAACGAAGATCTAAAGGACAGCATTTTTGAATTAAGATTTAAGAATCTTGACGATGCTATCCAGAAGTACAGTGACCTTGAAGATGAGCTGAAAAGTTTCCGCGACCTTCTGAACGATGATGCATTCCTTGATAAGCAAGGACGTATCACTGAAGAGGGATTGGCACAAGTTGCTCTCTTACAGCAGAGTATTGGTACGGCAAAACAAAAGATTGCAGATTATACCACGGGTCTGCAAAAACTAAAAGAGTCTTATGACAATGGGGTTATTTCCTTAACGGAATATAATGACAAGTCAAAAGATTACCGTGAAGGTATTCAAGGTTCGATTGCAGATGTGAAATCATATCAGGACAGTCTGGTTGATTTGTATAAGAACGCTATGAGTACAGAGGTTGATTATCTTGATAAAATAATCAGCAAGAGAAAAGAAGCCCTGACACAGCAGAAGGATATGTACGACTATTCTAAGAAGATTAATTCTCAGAATAATAACATAAATAGCCTTAAAGCCCAAATCATGGCTTTAGAAGGGGTGAAATATTTGCTCCTGTAAAATCTATTTAATTGCGGGAAGTCCCCATAAGGTTTAATTGGCTACAACGTAACCGGAAACGGTAGGCGTGAATGCGGTAGAGTTATAAACTCACAGTCCATTATTGGATAGAAACCATAAAAATAATTAAACTAGGGATAACCGGGTGTGCAAGTCACTCAGACGCAGCGAACTTCCTAAGTCAGAAATGATATGGAAGACGTTCAGAGACTAACCCATATTGGGTGGCGCAATGCCTTAATGTAAGACCGCAAGCGATTGGCGGTTTGAAAAATATAGACTATTTGAATATTAAGTGATATTATAAATTTGAGGCGTTCTGTTTTATGTCTACTGATGAACAGGCAGAACACAGTGCGCATACAGATAAAGAATAGAATGGCATCTAACAACAAAAATTTGAACACATTTATTAAAATTTACAGACAATAAAGTGGTATTTTTGTTGATACTGCGAATAGATTTTTCCTTTAGAATTGCATATAATAAATATAAGAAAGGGGAACCTTTCTCAATAAATCTGGTGTGATGCAGCGAAATGCGACTGCTAGAAATACAACCGTAGAAGCACATACCGGGCTAGGAACTGGTGTGTGTGGAGGTTTACAAAGGTAAGGGGTTTACCATAGCCTAGCTAGGTGAAAACCGAAAGAAAATCCCACAATGAAGTAAGAGAGTTAGCACCAGTGACTCTCTTATTTTTATGCACAAGGAGATAAAATGGATGCAATATCAACAGCGTTGACATCTTTTAAAGATTTATCTTTATATGAATATAAATTTAGAATTGCGTATAAAAAACAATTATATGATCTTGAACTGAATTTTGACAATGAAGATTTTTATCATTGCGCCGGATTGCAGTATTTAAAAGACATAGATATTCCCAAAAACGCTTCAAAGTTGTTTCGTGAAATTGTAAACGGCAAAATTACAGACGACTATTTGGAGAAAAGTAAGAAGTACCCATTTCCAAAACCAGGAATAGATGTCCAAAAAAGAATTTTGCACCTAGGTGTTTTAAGAAAATATATAGAAGCAGATAACGCAATTTGGAAATACGTGAAAGAGCAGAATGTCGGAAGTCAGATAAATGCTGATTATATGATAGTTTCTACAGTTGATAATGTGGAAGCATACATATTTCTAAGAAAAAGATCGTCTGACCCAAACGATTTAAAATACTGTATCTGCTCATTTTTTGTTAATCCGATCAGAACATATAATGGAGCAAAAGCATATTGGTTTTATAAATCAAAAGTCAATTTAGAAACAAATGAAGAACAAATATATTATCAGAAACAACCACAGGAGCAGTAAACCTACTGCTCTTTTCTTATACCTCAAATCTTAATTACAATCCCTCAAATAAAATTCAAATAGAAGATATAGTCCCATGCCACACGAAAGTATGGAGAGCAGTTATGCTCTTGTCCACGTAGCGAGTGGATGAAAAGAAAAATGAAATAATCTCGATGCTCAATCTCAAGTTAAGAAATTGAAGCAACAGCTCAAAGAAGCACAAGAAGATCTCGATGATACGAAACGTGACCATGCAAATGATATGCAGTCTCAAGGTTACGATAAGCTCAGTGAAGATCTGAAAACTTCTCTTGATGATACCGAGTATGAAATCAGTCATAATGCCGACAAACAACTTGAGATCATCAATTCTATGCTCGACAAAGCCGTGTCCTCTTATCAAGAAGCATACGGTAAAATCAATTCTATCATCAAAAATACTGGCTGGGTAGGTAGTACGGATTTTAACAATACCCAGTCTGATCTAAGCACAGAGACAGGTGTTAAGAATCAAAATTCCAATGCATCACAGTCTCAGTCCAGTGCAAATAAAAATCCATCCAGTACCGCATCTGGTACAAAAACTGATCCAATCAACAGTAATTCAAAAGTAAACAGTGATCTTGCGGATCAATTAGTCAAGCCGGAAGATACAACGAATCGCAAGGTTGCGGAACTAAAGGTGTCTCCTACTTCTACTACACTGGAAGAGGGTAAATCCACAAGTATTACTGCTACAATCAGACCGAACGATGCAGCTAATAAGACTCTTGCTTGGAAATCAAGTAATGAATCAATTGCTACTGTATCCAATGGTACGGTAAAAGCAAAGAAACCTGGCTCTTGTACGATTACTGCTACCACTACCGATGGAAGTGGACTGTCTGCAAAGGTATCAATTAAGGTCAATGCGAAACCAAAACCACCAAAGCCACAGCCGAAACCACAACCAGCAAAAACTGGTGGCGATGGAATTCCTCGTGTTGGCGATGTCGTAACATTCACAGGATCTTACTACAATGACTCTTGGGGTATGTCTCCAAGAGGTAGTAGATTTTCCGGTCAGCCTGGTGCCGTTGTCATTGACTCTTATACAGCTAGGGAATATGGCGGAAATGGACGTACTACTGGTGATTTTAAGATCCATATCAAGAGTGCGCATGATCCTAATTATAGTGATCTTGGATGGGTGCGTCTCAGTCAGATTAGTGGATATGAAAAAGGTACGGATCGTATCCATGGCGATCAGCTTGTATGGACAAACGAAAACAAAGATACCAAACATCATGGCGTTTCAGAATTAATCTATCGCAAGAAAGATGGTGCTGTCCTTACACCTGTTCAAGATGGAGATTCTATTCTACCAGCCGATTTCGTTAGTAATTTAGCTGCATTAAGTGCAATTGATCCACGGGAATTCGGTATGAATGTAAGTACTATGCCGAATCTGGTGCAAACGAATATTCCTCAGAATATCAGCAATGTCGGAAATGTAACGGTAAAAAATCATTATGATTCATTACTCACAGTTGAAGGTAATGTTGACAGGGATGCTCTGCCTGGATTGCAGAAAATACTGGAAAAATCATATACGTATACAACGAAAAAGTTGGCTGACGAATACGGAAGACTTGGACACAAGATAATTATGTAACTTTTATGGGAGGGTACTGTCAAAGGTACTCTCCTATTTCTATAACTATAACAAATTTTTTGGAGGTGATGCAAAATGGCAAAAGAATTTAAAAATTTTACGTTCATGGGACAACGATTAAGTGATTTAAGTGTGAAATATGTATCCGTGGATTTTGAAGGTGGATCAGATGTGAATATGGCGATGGAGAGGGATATGGAGACAGGTGATTCTAATCGTTATAAGGTAGAACCAAATTATTTTTATGACAAATGGAATGACACTTTAGAATTTGAGTTAGATATTATCAAAGACCCATGCACATATTTAAACCAAAGTGATTCTATTATCACAAAGTCTGAGCGTCGAGAAATTACCAAATGGCTCACTTCTTCTCATTTTCCAGAATGGCTGACATTTTCCGGAACCGATGATTCTGCAGATGATACAATTCGTTATTTTGGATGGTTTAACAATATTGAATCATATTCTGTAAATTCTCAAACCTTTGGATTAAAATTATATTTTAAATGCACAACCCCGTTTGGTTATACTGACGATATTACAACTAACGTATCATGTTCAACATATAAAAATATTTTAATCGCAAATAACAGTGATGAATTAAATAGTTATGTGTATCCAACGATTGATATCTTTCCAAAAGCAAATGGGGATATTGTAATTTGTAATATGTCTGATTGTACGATTCGCGAAACAGGAACACTATCTTCCTCTAATACAAATTATATGGGACAATTAATTTCTTATGTTGAATTATATGCAAAATCAAATGCATGTACTGCACAATTTGACATTTCAGAAGAAACCAAAGATATTAATTGGAGATGCGATAATACATTGACTCAATTTAAATTAATTGATGTATATGGAAATGAAACAGCATGTACGGTTTTTTATAGGACAGATTCAAAAGTATATTATATCATCGAAAATGGCATTATGGTTTTGTCTGTTTCAAAAGATTTAAATATATCTATGGATTGCCAGAAGTTAACAATTAATGATGAGCTTGGACGGATGGTAAGATATGATAAATTAGGCATCAATGATGTCGCTCATATGTATTGGATACAATTAGTTCATGGGAATAATTCTTTCTTATTCTATGGTAATTGCGATTTTCGCATAAAACATATTGAGGCACGAAAGGTTGGTGAATAATTTTGAACATTGTTTATGATCGTTATAACCAACCAATACAAAGCCATGTGTATTTAGGTACACCAAACAATAAGATTCTATGTGCTATCAACGGAATCGAAGAAAGTACATTTCAGCTTACTCCCAAATTCATTAATACATATGAATTAACATTTGATATTAATGAAAATATTTTAATCGAAGATGAACATGGTTTATCGAAATTAGTACATTCCAACGTATATGATTTAGTTGCTTGGCTTATGCGAGTATACGTCGATAATGTTGGATGGTTTATCATGGATGCACCTAAAATATCACATGATGGAATTAAAGAGACTAAAACTATTACCTGCCACTCAGCAGAGATAGAAATGGAGCAACATGATTTAAAAAATTTTAAAATTAATCAAGGGACAACAGATTCGTATGAAATGCTTGCGGATAACAATGTCGAGAAAATAGGTGACGTAGAATTCGCGAAAGAGCAAATCAAGTTTTATAATCCGAATAATCCACAATTAAGTCTGTTAGATCTTGTTCTTAAAGCTGGTGGTGTCTATGGTTGGTCAATAGGGGAAATAGATACTATTCCAAAAATATATCGTACATATAAAGATGGTAAATATGTTGAGACTTCTACTCTATTATCTGATGAAATAGGCTCATTTGATATTGAGAGTCAGGACGTTTATTCTTTTTTCACACAGGATATGGCACAGTATTTTCAATGTGTTTTTGTTTTTGATTTTTTACACATGAAAATTAATGCTTATCATCCTGAAAATTATGGGAAAAATACAAATGTAAATATTAACTTTAAAAACTTGCAGCAATCCCAAGATATATCTGTTGACGATGGCAAGATGTTTACACGTTATTATGTACAAGGATCAGATGATCTTGGTATTACTTATGTAAATTTTGGCTCGAATTATATTGAAAATATTGATTATTATTTAAACGAAAAGTACTTCTCTTCTGCTTTTATTCAAAAATATAATCTTTGGAAACAGGATATGGAAAACTGTAGGATTGATTATATTGAAGCGACCAGAAAGTATAATCAACAGATGAAAGTTATCACAGAATTGTATGATCGTGTTCCTTTGGATGATTGCTCTACAGATTGGAGTACATTTACAGATGATGAATTAAAAGAAGCACAAGCAAATTACCAGGCCCAACTCAAGGGTTATGAGCAATTCTATGTAGATAGTGATGGTAACTTTGATGAGGATGCTTTGAAAAAGTCTTCGGATGCTAATGATTATTACCAAATTCGAGATGTAATTCTTCCATCTATTCAAATCGAAATGGATAATCGTCAATTACCTACAGACGATGACAATGCAGATTACGTAGACTCTTATAAAACCGATTGGAAGTTATACGGATTAGACGAATTAAAAGTAAAGCTGCAAGAGTATAAAAACACAATTGAAACCTGTAAAAAGGGCGGTTACGATAAACCATATTCTGAAGATTCTTCTCACACTAAAGATATTCATGATAAGATGTATGCAAAATATCTGGACGCTCAAAATCAACTAGATTCTAATTATGTAGGTGGATGCCAGGAAGCATATGATAAGAGACAATCTGAAATTGATGCAGCCAATGATGTTTTAAATGGATATAATAAAACAAGAGTTCAATTAACTCAACAAGTAAACAAAGAAACTTGGGTTCATAAAAATAATGTTTCTATTACTGATGAAAATGCAAATTATATCACTGATGAATCCAATCGGAATATCTCATCGCTATCTGATACAATTTCATTTTCGGCAAAAGATTTATTAGAACTATCTAAGGTTTATTATGATGGAACATATTCGAATGATAATATGTTTCTCACAGATTCTGATGATCAAGTTTCTGCAATTGATGAGCAATTAAAATTACTGGACGCTGCATCTGAGGATTTATACATATCTTCTCACCCACAATATCAATATACAACATCATTAGATAACTTTTTAGCGAAAAGTGAATATAAAGATTATACAAAAAACATCAACCGTGGGGATTATTTGTATTTAACGATTGGAAATAATAATGTTGTAAAACTGCGTTTAATTGAAATGACATACAATCCATTAACAATGGACAACAATATCGAATTAACATTTTCCAATATGACTCGAACAAAAAATGGATTTTCTGATATTTCTTATCTTCTGGATAATTCATCTGGTGGTAGTAAATCTTCCGCATCTGGTTCGTCTAATAATTTCTTAAACAATGAAGGCATCACTCTTACATCTGGGCTAATCCAAAAGCTTTTGTCCTCTGGCGCATTTAGTAATAAAGTTTCATCCATTATTAATAATGAATTTGCTGGTATGCTTGGTAGCGGTTCTATATCATTACAAGAATTAAATGCTAAGTTGATTAAAGTTACTGATCTATATGGCGAGAATGGGTATTTCGAATATCTACAGTCAAAATTAATTTCTGCTGATAAAATTGTTGCAGGTAGTGGTAATTTTAAGGATTTATCTGCAACTGTTGCTGCAATTGATAATTTATTAGCTGGAAATATATCTGCAGAACTTGGACACCTTATTCATCTTACTGCTAGTAATGTTGTTGTTGACGATGCAGTTATTCGTGATTTGATTGCGGCAAATATTACTGTAGCAATGCTAAAGGCAAGTACTATTTCTGCCGATAAATTTAATATTGCTTCCGACGATGGTGGATTTACTATCGTTGGTAACACAATGCAATTTAAAGACAAAAATAATAATGTACGTATTCAAATTGGTCGCGACGCAAAGGATAACTTTACGTTTACTTTATATGACGATACCGGAAAAGGTATATTGATTGATTCAAAAGGAGTCAAGGAGTCTGCTATTGCTAATGGATTAATCAAAAATGATATGGTTGCAGATGGTACTCTTTCTAAGGATAAATTAAATTTTAATATTGTTGAAGCAGATAAAAATGGAAATGTTGATGCGTCAAAGGTCATTGTTAATGGACATGGTATCGATACTGAGTTCACTTCTATTAAACAACAAATTACTGATCAGATTGAAAATGTAGAGGGTAAAATTGGTACACTAGATTTGTATGGTGAACAGATATTTCGAAAAATAGATGGTGTTATATCTCCGAACAATATAACTATAACGGCAAAATATAGAAATGATGTTAAAATCGGTAAATGGTATATAGATAATGTAGAAAATACAAGATATGTATCTACGGATAAAAATTCAATTACAATACCATCTTCTTATATTGCAACATTACCATCAACAAAAAAATCTTTAGTTATCAAAGTCGAAGATTCCACAAAAAAATTATACGATGTATTAACTGTACATATTTTGGATAGTTTAAATGGAGTCGATGGACAGCCTTCTATTTCTGTAATTATCACCAGCGAAAAAGGAGTTGTGTTTGATGATGATACAACAATTACGAGTACTATATGTACATGTCAAGTATATAAAGGTGCTACGCTTATGGAACCGATATCTTATAAATGGCAAATTATAAATAACGAGTCAGGTGATTGGAAAACGGTTGGAAATAATAAAACATTGACAATTAATGTTGATAAATCAATTATACGTAAGAGAATTCGTTGTCTAGTTGATATTGGAGACGTAGCACAAGTGTCAATTACGGACGAGCAATCAAATACATTACAAGATGAAAATGGAATTAGTCTATATTCCGTTGAAGCAGCATCAGATACTTCTGCTTCGAGCAAAAATATTATTGATGTAAATACAACTGAAGTGCTTGATTCTTCTGATAGCGTATTTGTCAATAGTGGAAAATCTCTTAAGCAGATAAATTATGATTTATTAGCAGATGCAATTTTAAATAAATTACTCAGCAAATCTTATGAAAAGATTGGAACAAATGTTATCGATGCAATCAAGGAAAATGCGAATACATTAACAGATAAAGATATCGATACATTAATTGAAAAAATGTAACACATAAAAGGAGGTGGGCAATGTTACTATCAAGCAACGAATTAGACATGTTGATTTTGCAACATGGAAAAGATGGAACATCTGCAGATTCCAAATATATCTGGGTGAAGTATGCACAAGATGAAAATGGAACTGGCTTGACGGACGATCCAACCAATGCAGTTTATATAGGCATTGCTTATAACAAAACTGAAAAACATGAATCCGACAATCCTAACGATTATACATGGACAAGAATCAAAGGTAACGATGGAGAATCAGCATATACTGTTATTCTTCAAAATGAAAATATAACATTCTCTGTTTCTAATCAAAATAATATTGCTTTAATGGATCAATCTTTTGATACTTCTATTGTGGTATTCAAAGGTACAGATGCAGTTAGTAATTTCACTATTGGAACAGTTGAAAGTAAAAATGGAATTTCGGTAATACAAAAAAATAATACAATCACATTTTCTGTCGAGGCTGGAAATAAAATTGAAGCAGATTACGGAAAATTCTCCATACCAATTTCTGTAAATGGATTAGTATTTAAGAAAGAAGTTTCTTGGTCGCTTGCAAAAGCGGGTGCAGTTGGTGGTCAAGGAAATCCTGGCGAACCTGCTTTAAGTATATCTCTTGGAAACGAATCACAAAATATTCCATGTACATATGATGGGTATGTCATTAACGATATGTTAATAGAGATATCATTTGTAGGGTATCGAGGTTTAACAAGAACACCATGTAACGTAGCAGTCGGCACTCTTCCATCTGGAATGACTCTTGGGTCAACTGAGAATTGTACAATATCTAATGATGGATCGATAATTTTGAATATCGTAAAAAATGCTACACTTGGCACTGAATCAACATTAACTGGAAATATAGTCTTAACATTTAGTATAAATGGAAAAACATTAGTTAAAAACTTTACCTGGACAAAATCTAAAGATGGTGGGTTGTCCTATATCTACTCCATAGAACCATCATCATATGTAATAAACAAAACATATGATGGAACACTCTCTCCTGCTTCTATTACATTTAATGCTTATTATCAGAAAGATGGAAGCGATAGAATTCCGTATCATGGTCTTTTTACAATAGAAGAATCGACAACAGGAAGTGATTTCAAATCCACATATCTTTCTTCAAAAAATGAATCATCTTTAACTTATACCCCAACGTCAAATAACATTAAAAGTGTACGATGTACATTAAGTCAAACTGACAAAGTATCTGTTGTGCTAGACAGACAGACGGTTATCGTATTATCTGATGACAAAATGAAGGATGCCTTGACTACTGTAACTACCAGAGTTAATGGTGTATCTAGCAAAGTGGATGGTATCGACAAGAAAATTACAAACAAGGTTTGGCAGACAGATATTACAACCGCAGTAAATAATTATGATGGCACAACCGTTAAATCTCTTCGGGATCAAGTGAGTTCGCAAGAAACTAAGATTGGCGAAATAACCTCGGAAGTATCCGATGTTAAAACCACAGTCAAAAATAATCAAGCAAGTGTCCAAAAAGACATTGCTTCTATAAAACAAGATGCTACAGGATTCAAACAAACAGTTGCATCTACATATGAAACTAAAAATGACGCAACGAGCAAATATTCAAGTTTTGACCAACGTGCTGGAAAAATCGAAACTAATGTCAAAACACTTCAAGGAAATGTTACTACCTTATCTCAAACAGATACAGAAATTAAAGCAGAACTGAAAACTGCTAAGGGTGATATCACGACTTTAAAATCTGACGCCTCTGGTCTTTCGACAAAAATCACGAACGCCCAGGGAGATGTTAACATTTTAAAAGCAGATGCAAAGACAATGAAATCAGACATTTCAGATGCAAAAGGGAATATTTCTGAATTACAAAGGACGTCAACGAACCTTCAGTCGCAAATAACAAATAATAAAACTAATATTAATATTCTTAGCGGCGATCCAATGAATTACTCACAATTAAAAGAAGACACCGCAGATTATTTTGGTTTTACATATGACGGAACGGCGGATGGACGTTGGTATACAATGAAAACTTTATCACGCGATAAATTTATTTCTGGATATTATGAATGCATGGGTGGAGAATCATTTAATATAGAGTTTGAGATTTCTACTTCTGTAAAGGGTAACTCGACGAATGGAGGAACAGATAGTACTTATAAGGGTACGGCAATTGGTTTATATGGATTCGATGCTCAAAAGCAAAGTGTTGGCATTAATTATAGCACAAGAACAACCGCTACTGCTGCAGCACCAGCTACAAAAATCAGTTCTGTAGTTAGCGTTCCAGCAAATTCAAGATATTTTCGAGTATTCCTTCAAACTGAAAGTTGGGGAAATTTTTCAGGAACACTAAAAATTCGTAATGTAATTGTATCTCGTATCAAGGCGATTGAAACTAGGATGTCTTCTGCTGAAACATCAATTCGGCAAAATGCAAATGATATTTCTTTACGTGCTACCAATGTCCAATTAGAGCAAGCAAAAAAAGACATCAATGGTAAATTTGCTGACTATTCTACAACATCAGAAATGAATAGTGCTATTAAGGTAAAGGCAGATAGTATCACGCAAGAAGTATCTAAAACATACACAAAACAAACTGATTTTAATTCTTTATATATTGGTGGAAGGAATCTTGCATTAACCACTTCTAATGCATATTCATCTGGATATTCTAATTTTAGTGGTATACAAAATACATGTGTTTTCACAGCAAATGTTTTGACAGATGGATTAAATGTTGGTGACACAATAACAGTTCGTATATTATATAAGTATACTAATATTGTTCCAACAGCTGGGCAAACCGCGTTGGTATGGCTGCAAGGACGAGGTAATGTTACTGGATGGTATTCTGGAGCATTTCCTGGAAGTTCGTCAATTGCAATTTCTGGATCTGGAGAATACGAATTCTTATATACTGCCACGATCAACAGTGACCACCTAAAGAACTCATATTGGGATACTATGTTCCGACATGACTATGTACAAAGCGGAACAGTCCAATGGAAAATGTACAAAGTAGAAAAAGGAAACCGTCATTCTGAATGGTCTCCTGCACCAGAAGATACAAGTACCGCTATCACAAAAGTAGAGCAAACAGCAACAAGCATTCGAGCAGACCTAAAAAATACCCAAGGAGACGTAAGCTCATTACAAGCGACAGCTTCTGGGCTACAAAAGAGTATTTCTAATGCACAAGGCGATATTAATACTATGAAATCAGATGCTACAACAATGAAAACACGGATTTCTAATGCTGAAGGAGATATCACGACTTTAAAATCTACCGCGTCTGGTCTTTCGACAAAAATCACGAACACCCAGGGAGATATTAACACTTTAAAATCAGATGCAAAGACAATGAAAACACGGATTTCTAATGCCGAAGGAGATATATCGACTCTACAACAAACAGCGAATGGTTTTCAAGTACAACTTAGTAAGAAAGCAGATCAAGTTGATAGTTTTAATGCAGCAAAAACAGCCACCAACTTTATGCAGTTTACTGATGGGACCGGATTGGAAGTTGGTAATAAAACCAGCGGATCTTGGTCTGGTTATCGGACTAAGATTTCAGCATCAGCATTTGAGATTCTCAACCGGGCAGGAACGACACTCGCATATTATGGTGATAAGTTGATCCAGCTTGGAAAGAACGCAAAAGATGCGGTTATTGAGTTATGTGGCGGTGTCGGTAAGATTTTGGTTGAAACAAAATCCGGCAATGCGGCTCTGTCAATCCAGAGCGAATATGTAGATATTAAAGGTGTCCACGAATCTGTATTGGAGACATCAAGTTCTTCTGGAAGCTGTATAGCCGGGGCTGTTGACGATTCTTTCGTTGTAAATACTTACTCGGATGCCAACAACAAAGCAAACTTCGATATTGGTAACGGTAGCATTATTCTTGAATCAAAGAAGAAAGGTTATCAGGCAGAGGTCGAATTTTATGGCTGTGGCTGGTCTGGAGGAGTGTATACTGGAGCGTTCGCACCGACCAAGGCGTACTCCGAAAAGATTATGTTGGGAGATAGTGGAAGAGTATGGGAGCGTTTGATTGTTAAAAACTCCCCACAGGTCACATCCGATCGCCGCGCCAAAACAAACATATTTCCACTCGGTGAGAGCAAGATCAATAAGACGGATATTCATTCAGAGCTGTTCGATCGCTTAAAACCAGTTCAGTATCGGATGATTGACGGTGATGGGCGCATTTGTTATGGGTTCGTCGCACAGGATGTCGTAGAAGCCATGCGAGAACTCGGAATCCGAGAAGACGAGCTGGATCTGGTACACCACGACAGGAAGAACACTGAGGATAGCTATATTGATACTTATAGTATGGTATATACCAATTTGATTGCGATAATAACGCATGAGCTTCAACTCGAAAAGCAAAGAAGATCGAACCTTGAAATAGAGGTTGCGGATCTAAGAAGTGAACTTGAATCCATGAGAGATAATATCTCTGGAGATACAAATTAATTTTTAGGAGGACAAAAATATGGCAGAAGTAAAAGCAACTTACACAAAGGATATTCATTATTCGGGTATTATTACTGTAGATGGCGAAACAGTAATATCTATGGACGCAAACATGGACGCAAAACATCCAGATGTACCGATCATTAACCGATACATCAATAATGGCAGAAAATATAGAGCAAATAAGTCTGCTATTGATGATATTGTTGATAAATTTGAAAATGATATCTGGACTGAATATGATGAATATATTGCAAAGCTAGAAGCAGAAAACACAAACACTGTATCGAAATAATTTAATACATATTCTTTACATACCATTTCCGCTCGCCCCATTCATATATTAAATATATTTGGTGCATTTGATAATCTATCTCGCATTCACAAGTAAATTGAATATATGTTATATACTTTACTTGTGTCTTCATTGTTACAGGAATAGAGCCATGTTCTTTATATCTAAAATACAAAGGCATGACTCTTCCTTCTGTATCGAAAGACGCAATTACTGGTACTGGTATTAGATTTTGTTTATTATACATACAATCATCTCCCTTACTATTAATTTACCATATTATCAATTATTGTCAAGGGATGATATAAAATAGAAAGGAGGGAGTAATGAGCAAAAAGTTAAATGAACAAGGTTTATCTCATTTATTGTTAAAATTGAAGTCAATATTTGCTACAAAACAACATTCTCATACAAAATCAGAAGTCGGTCTTTCAAAAGTAGATAATACGTCAGATGCAGAAAAATCCGTAAAATATGCTGCTACTGCTACATTTGATTCAAGTGGACAACAGATTAACAGTACTTATATTAAAAATATATCTGTTGATGAAAATATTATAACCGTCACAAAAGGAAATAATGAAAAACAAATCATCCATAAAACAAATTCCGCTAATTCTCAAGAATTTGGACTTGCTTGGATTTATTGGACAAACAATCTCGTGATTGGAGATGGATTTGAAAATGATGCTATTACTTATTCTAAACATGATATTATTGCTACACAATGTTTACATTTGGATAAATTGGCATCGTCTAAACCAACTTTGACTTCGGATAGCATTATCATTTTAAAACGGGCAAAAGAATTAAATCCAAAATTAAGACATTTTGAATATATACAATCAGATAGTGGTAGAATAGATTTCTCTTATAATGGGGATCATGCACATTTAAATTCAGATGGTTCATGGAAAGGATCAACTGCTGACCTATCTGGAAGTTCGAGGATTTATACGTTTACTCAGTTTTGTGACTGGTTTGATTGGTTTAAAAAACAAGGCGCAGATGGTATCTTTTTTGATGATTGGGGATATGACTTTGCAAAAGAAGATATTTGTTATCAGTTCGGATGGAATCCGGATAATTATGAAAATTTAAATGCAGCAAAAAATGAAAAATGGAAAAAGCTAATTGATGCGTGTCACGAAAGAGGATTATCTGTAATTACTAATGGAGGCACACCTTTTGCAATAGGTGATTGGTACACACATCTTGATGAAAACGATATTATTGCTTTAGAATCTTGTATGATATCGTCAGCAGGAAATACATGGAATAACGGTCATAAATCAATATATAATTATTATACAAATTGGTATAGTACTGGAAAATGCAAAGCAAAACTGTGGTCTTTAGACTATGTTCCAAGTGGATCTAAGGAATTTAAAAACCAAGTCCTTACATATTTATGTGCAATGGGATTAGCCTGTGGGGTGAATTATATATCGATGGGTGTAGCAGGTCGTATTGAAAAACCATTTTTTGTTGAAATTTTCACACGGGGTACTCAGAAAAAAATAGTTAAAATTGACGATAATACATATTCATTAAGTGTTGGAAGGCATCAGTTAGAAGTACATAGATGGTCTGGGCTTTCAGGTATAGTAAGCCAGAGTAATATATCAAAAAATTATTATATTTATGATGGAGAAACTTTTAATAATGGTTTCAAACTGGCTTCTACTTCAAATTATGAGTTATCTGAGCAGATGAACAAGGTAACAAAGACAATAGGAGGTCTGACTGAAGATACACGTAAAAACGCTTCATCATATTGGAGAATGGCTATTGACGATTGGCAAGAAAGTTTAAGCTATTTAGATTATAACAATTTAATTTTACAAAATGCATCGAATTTTGTTTATAATTATCCAGAGCAAGCGTTGGCAAAAATTATTAAAAATAACGATGGGACTGTTGATCTAATAATAAAATATACTAATTGTAATAGTATGCATGTCTCTTTTGACGTTATTACCTCGTCAAATTATGAAAATTTTAAACTTACAGGAGAATCATTAGAGTTTGGATTTTCTGATGTTATTTTTGATATGGAGGAAGGTAGTTGGACATTACCAAATGGAACAGCGTATTATGGGTCAAGTCTTTGGGCAATCCCATCTTTTAGACCTCATCTTGCATATACCGTAAATGGGACATCTAAAGATATAGAATATATAAAAGGCGTATCAAGTGAGGTAGGAGAAACTAATGGGCATTACGAGAGAACACAACGTGGAGAAATCACCACTGCAAAGGTTTATGTCTGGATTCGTTCGCCAGGAGAATCCAGTTTAATAAATGGCACTGTAACTCTAAAAAATCTGTATTTGATAGATACTGGAGAACATACTGATGAAATTTCAAAACGATGGTATACGAATATTTTTCCAGCATCATTTAATTATATTTCTGCTTTGAATGTGGTACAAAAGAGAAGTTCAAAAAATGGATGGCCTGTTGTAGATATAACTGCAACATCTACTGATCCATGGGGATGGGCTTGTTATAAATTATCTGGCGATGAAATTATACAATTAAGAGGGCATACGATTGAATTAGGATGTTCTACGATGATTTTTTCAAATGGTTATACCGGACATCAACTTTCCAATTACTCAAATTATGCATTTGGAATAGGGGTTAATACCGATACTCCAAATTCGTATAGATTATATTCAGATACAATAATGAAATCGAGTGTATGGGATGAAAAACTTGTTTGTCTTACTTGTACTATTCCAGAAGATGCAACAAGTATATGTATTGGTTTTAGGAGTTATGGTTATCCAGCTAAAACAATTGTATCTTTAAAGAATGTATATATGTATGATTTGCAAGAAGAAGTGTCTATTCGAGGAAAAGATAGTACAAACGTGTCATTACGTTTGTGTAGAGTTAAAGAAGAACAAGAAAATTTAACTCCATCAAAGATTAAAAACTCTCTTTATATTACGGAGAAAGGTAGAATATATTCATACGACCTTAAAGGGAACAAAGTAGACATTGCCGGAAGTATATACGCTGGAGCCGTAGAAGCAGGTTATAATGGAAATCCGAGCGAATTTGGAGCTAAATTATACGAATTAATCAACAAATAAGAAAAATATTGTTGTATTTTCCAAACTCAGAAACGAGGTGAACTAATTAAATGGATGAAAATTTTATTTCAAACGAAAACTACATAGTGTCTCCAATGAGCGACCAACATTCAACAGCTACAATTTCAGAGAAGGTTGTAGATGTATCAAACATTGGTACATTTGTCATGGGAGAACACAACTCTTCTATGATCACTTTTCAGATTGATCGATATTATGATGGCGTCGATCTGTCTGATAAGAAAATTAAAATTGTATATAAAAATAGCAATGGTATTTATGAATCAGATGACGCAGAAATTTGTAATGTGAAATATTCTCAAAAGTCTCTACGTTTTTCATGGGTCGTTTCAAATAATGTAACACAAACAACTAAATTTATTGCTTATATTTGTTTTATTTCGGAAGATTATTTACTGAAAACAGAAAACTTTACAGTCTTGGTAAAATCATCTTTTGACCCAGCTGCAAGTGAACCGTCTGCTAACTGGTTTGTAACAATTGAAGGAAAGCTTGAGAAAATCGAAAAAGACATTGTAGACAATCACGTATATGATTGGGCGAAACAACCTGAGAAACCAACTTATACTCCTGAAGAGATTGGTGCAGAAAAAGCTGGCACATCCGATGGGATATTTAGAAGTTCTATGAAGTATACAGATGGAGAAATTTCAAGATTAGAAAATACGGTAATTCCTAATAACGTAGCTAATATAGAACAAAAAATCACAGACCTTAATCAGTCTGTAGTTAATTTACAAGATGTTAAAGCAGAAAAAGTACATACTCATCTTGTCACAGATATTACAGATTTTCCAACAAGCCTTCCAGCAAGTGATGTGCATGATTGGGCAAAAGCAGAAACAAAACCGACTTATACCCATGAAGAAGTTGGCGCACTCTCCTCTTCTACTCATATTCCGTCTACATTAGAAGAAATGACGGATGATCAAAATCATCGAACCGTGTCTGATATCGAGAAGGAAACATGGAATAACAAAAGTGAATTCTCAGGTGAATATTCCGATCTAAAAAATATCCCAGAAATTAAACAATTAACAGATGAATTAAAAGCGAAATATGATGCGGCATCTGATATGGCTACCAAGAATCAATCGAATATTACTACAAAATTAAATAAATCTGGGTACACGGCTCATCAATGGTTACAAACAGATGAAAATGGAAACATCGTCGCAGGTGAGAAACCTACATATACAGCTTCGGAGGTATCTGCTCTTCCAGACACAACACATATTCCATCAACACTAGCAGACATGACAGAGGACGATGAACACAAAACAATCACATCTGCTGAACGTGAAAAATGGAATGCAAAAAGTGATTTCTCTGGTAGCTATAACGATTTAACAGATGTTCCAGAAATCAAACAATTGACAGATGATCTAAAAGCAAAATATGATAATGCAGCTACTCTTGCCACAACAAATAAGAATACGTTGGATACAGATTATGCACAAACAAAAGAACTTTTGGATGGTTTGAAAAAAGGATATATTGAATATCAATTGACTTGGGTAGAAAACGAACGTATTACAAATGAAAATGGGGAAATTCAGGCTGCCAATGGATGGAAAAGGACAGCATATACTGATATATGTGATGCCGCATATATTTTTGTGACTTCGCTTTCAGGAGAAGAAAATGTAGAGGGTGAATTCCAATTTTGCGGTGCTTGGTATGACGAAAATCATAAATTTATTGAAGAGCTTAGTCTTCAGGCTTTGAACGAATCCGCTCCTGTACCTCCGGCTACTGCTAAATATTTTATCCTTAGTTATAATCAATTATTGATAGGGATTATGATTGGCAGAAGAGTTGGTATTCCAGAGGGGTTTGGAGTGACTGCTTCTGGTGCCTTTTCTCACGCTGAAGGAAAACAAACTACAGCATCTGGACAATACTCCCACGCAGAGGGAAATAATTCTATAGCATCTGGAGATAGTTCACACGCAGAAGGTGTAGGTACAGAGGTTATAGGTTATGCTGCACATGTTGAAGGCTTGAATTCTCGTGCAGAAGGCGATAAATCTCATGCAGAAGGAGTAAACACTCATGCAGAAGGTACTGACTCTCATGCTGAAGGTGCTAGTACCACCGCATCTGGGGGGTGTTCTCATGCTGAAGGAAGTATGACATACGCAGAAGGAGAAATATCTCATGCTGAAGGAACAAACTCACACGCGGTAGGAAGCGTATCTCATGCAGAGGGAACAAATACTCTTGCCGAAGGGGAATCATCTCATGCTGAAGGAAGTAATACTGAAGCAAAAGGAAAATATTCTCATGCATCTGGTTTTTGTACCCAAGCAACTCACAGTTGCCAGTATGCTGTAGGGTGTGGAAATGATCCTCAAGCAGATTCACTTTTTGAAGTTGGCAATGGATTAAACGCAGAGGGTAATTTAATCGATGATACAACAACGTTATTTGATTTAAAAACACGTAGAAATGCATTCAGAGTAACTAATACTGGTTATGCGATAGCTCAAACTGCTTTACAAATTGGCGAGACAGCAATTACTGAAGACCAATTAAAACAATTAATTCAGCTTATCACCAACGCTGGTTGATCAAATAGCATTTAGTTGATTTAAAAGTATTTATAAGAAAAACAATGTAGCAATTAAGCACCGTAGGATTAGTAATTCTATTGATGTTTAATTGCTGCATTTATTATTTTTGTGGTATACGAGGAAAATTTATGAACAAATTAAAACTTTTATACACTTCTCTTCTTTGTCATATCTTCATTTTTTTATTTTCTGGATCAGTTTATTACGGTATAGAAGTCCTCTTTAAAAAATCTCATACATCACATTGGTCTATGTTCTTACTCGCAGGTTTTGCTGGTTTATTTTTTATTGATGGTTTAAATGACATGTTTTCATATGATATGGATTATTTACTACAGATTCTAATTTGTAGTATTGCCATTACTGTAGGTGAATATATTGTTGGCATTACGCTAAATCGAGACTATACCATATGGGATTATCGCAATATGCCATTCAATATCAAAGGGCAAATTTGCTTGCCGTTTTGTTTCATTTGGATATTTCTATCTGCTATTTTTATTCCATTTTTAGATTGGGTTGAATGGGCAATATTTAATCAAAAGAAATCAGAAAAACCTTATTATAAGATTTTCGGAAAAACAGTTTTTACATTTAAATAATTTGATGGGAGGTATCTATATGATATCTCTCATTTTTTTGTGAAAGAAGGCGATTAGATGACAGAAAAAGAATTTGTTGAAAAAATTGGTAATCTTGCTGTTGAAGATATGAAGACAAGTGGAATCTTAGCATCAGTTACTACTGCTCAAGCTTGTTTAGAGTCTGGATACGGCTCAACCGAATTGGCAAAAAATGCGAATAATTTATTCGGTATGAAAACAACACTATCAAATAATACATGGGCATCCGTATGGGATGGAAAAAGCAAATATACTAAAAAGACAAATGAACAGACCAAAGACGGAAAAGTATATGTGATTATGGCTGATTTTAGGAAATATGCAGATATTTTAATGAGTATCAAAGATCATTCATGTTATCTCAACGGAGCAATGAATGGAAAGTTGAAAAGATATGCAGGACTATCTGGTTGCACGGATTATAAAACTGCAGCGCAGATCATCAAAAATGGCGGATATGCAACAGATGTTAAATATGTAGATAAAATTTGTAGTTTGATCGAACGATGGGATTTAACTCGTTTTGATAAACTCGGAAGGGAGAATTCGAATATGAATATTATTGATTAAATTGCGAACGCACACTCGTGATTTCAGTCATAAGTAAGTGAGCGTTTACAAAAATAGTCAGCATATAGGGAAACCTGTATGTAGTGATGTGAAATAGTCCACATCCAACAAAGCAAACGAATATGCTGGAACAAGGCAAGATTGACAACTTGTCGCCATAAAGCTAACTAAACTACAACATAAGGATGAAATAAACCTAAGTGTGAATGTTGCGAAAGCAGAAAAAATTAGTTAGATAGCATAAGGTTAAATCCTAAGTGCAGAATAAAAATTGGAAATCAGCAGGGAATAAGCGAATAGTTTTGCCCTCAACGACTATCACTCGTGAGGTGAGTAGGTACAAGCGTACCGAAGTGTTTGCGCCTAAGTCATAAAAATATGATATGGATAAGATATAGTCTGTGCTTGTATGAAAGTACAAGATACCTACTGCTAAACAATAAGGCAGACAAGGATGCATAGGAATTAGCGAGCCTATGTGAACGATAACCTCAAAAGCGACAAGAAGTTTCTATGTTCTTGTATGTATTACTTAAAATTTAATAACATTCTCGTTTTCAAATGGAGAATAAACAATTGAAAGCGAGGTGATATTTGTGGAAAAAGCATTTCAATATCGTATATATCCAAATAAAAAGCAAAAAGAATTGATTCAAAAAACATTTGGATGTACAAGATTCGTTTATAACTATTATCTTAATAAGAGAAAAGAAATGTATGAAAATGATAAAACAACTTTTACGTTCAATATGTGTTCTAAAGATTTAACTAAATTAAAGAAAGAATTGGAATGGTTAAAAGAGCCAGACAAAGATTCTCTACAGAAAACGCTAAAAGATTTAGATATGGCTTACCAGAAATTTTTCAAAGAACATACTGGCTATCCAAAGTTTAAATCAAAAAAGAATAGATATAAATCTTATAGAACAAGTTATACGAAGACTTCCGCTGGTGGAAATATTATGTTTATAAACAAACGTATTAAGCTTCCAAAGTTGGGACTTGTTAAAACAAGAGACAAGAAAATACCTCAAGGAAGAATATTAAATGCCACAATATCACAGGAACCAAATGGACACTACTATTGTTCTTTATGTTGTACTGATGTAGATTTTTCACAATATCAGAAAACCAATCAGAATATTGGAATTGACTTAGGTTTAGTAGATTTTGCGATTATGTCTGATGGAAAGAAAATCGAAAATCCTCAGTTTTATGAAAAATCAGAACAGAAACTTGCTAGATTACAGAGAGAACTTTCGAGAAAAACAATCGGTGGTTCCAACTGGAATAAAGTACGAATCAAAGTTGCGAATCTACAGAAACACGTAGCTAATCAACGCAAGGATTTCTTACAAAAGCTTACTACTGAAATCGTAAAAGCATACGATGTGATCAGCATTGAAGATTTGGATGTAAAATCTATGAAAGAAACAAATTCTACTATTCGTAACAAACGAGTTGGTGATGTATCTTGGTCTGAATTTCGTAGGATGTTGATATATAAATCTCAGTGGTATGGAAGAACATTATCTGTTGTAGATAGATATTTTCCGTCATCTCAGATTTGTCATTGTTGCGGTCATAGAGACGGTAAGAAAGCAGAAGATATTCGTGAGTGGGTATGTCCTGAATGCAATTCAGAATTGGATAGAGATGTTAACGCTGCTATCAATATTCTGAACGAAGGGCTTAGACAATTAAATTTTAAGTAATATATACGAGAACCGTAGGAACTACGGGGATAGCCTGGTGACACTTAGCTCATTGGAGTTATTGACCAGGAACCACGCGACTTTAGTCGTGTGAGGTTCAGGTTACAAATGCAAGTAAACCTTATGTCCCACAATGGGGAAATCAAAAACAATATATTGTAGTTCATTATCTTGGAGTAGCAGGGCAAAATAATAAAATTAATTCAGATGGATGTGGCGCGCATTACTATATTTATTGGGATGGTACGATTTATAAAGCAGCAGACCATAATGCTATCCTTTGGCAAGTAGGCACTGCAGGATACTATACTCAAAAACATCCATATGCAAGGAATAGTAACTGTATCGGAATCGAGATGTGTCCTAAGTGTGATGGATCTGGAAAATATGCAGAAGATCCAACATGGTATTTTACAGAAGCAACGCAAAATGCTTGCGTACAATTAGTAAAATATTTGATGGGACAACTTGGTGTAGGTGCGGATCATGTACTTAGACATTATGATGTTGTTAACAAATATTGTCCTGCTCCATATGTTACTAACAATAAATATAAAACTTCTTGGACATGGAGCGAATTTAAAGCAAAGCTAGGTTCTACTTCTACTCCTACTGTTGCACCGTCCACACCAGCACAAACAAAAACATATAAAGTTGGTATGTATAAGGTAAATTGTGATCTTCATATCAGATCGGATGCAACTGTTAATTCAAAAGTTGTCAATACTATTCGAGATCATGGCGAGTATACTATAACAGAGATTAAGAATAATTGTTGGGGTAAACTAAAATCTGGAGCTGGCTGGATCAATGTTTCGGATGAATATTGTACGTATGTTGGTGTAGTAGCCACTGCAAATAAACCAGTGCCTAAACCAACCGTAAAGCCAGCTACACCTGTATACAAAGTAGGAAAATATAAAGTTAATTGTGATGCTTTAACAATTAGAAGCGATGCATCCAGCAAGGCAAGCGCAACTGGAAGCATTCGTGACAAAGGAACTTATAATATCACTGAAATCAAAAATACATACTGGGGTAAGCTAAAATCAGGTGCAGGTTGGATTTGCATTGACAAAGATTTTTGTACCTATGTCGGTGTTTTGGATAAGCATAGCACTGTTGTAAATAAAGAATTTCAAATTGCAGTTAAGGAAAATGGCATCAGAGTTCGTGCTTCTGCTGGTCTAAGCGCTAGAATTGCTATTGGTTCTTGCCCTATTGGAACATATACTATCACAGAAACAAAAACTGCTGATGGATATACATGGGGTAAATTGAAATCTGGTGCAGGATGGATAGCAATTGAATGCTGCGTTAGACTATAATAAATATACGCGTGAAATAAGAAAAGCCGCCTTCATCAGGCAGCCAGAAAAGAAAATATTCTTTTTTCACCATCATATGAAACAACCGTTTCATCAGTGCAAAAATAGTATATCATAGTGTGTTAAGTAATGCAACACAATCTTATGGGGAATATCATTAATTTGGTATCCCCCATTTTTTTACGCTTTTTTATTATTTTTCTGTATTTTTAGGTACGTTTCAGGATATCTGTATTGTAGTATATCCATAGCTTTTATCATATTTTTTTCTATTATGTGTACCATACCCTTTAATTCGCTATATGAAATATAATCGCTGTCAATTTGATCGACGATATATTTTATTTTATCGACCCAATAATCCTCTATTGGTTTTTCTTTTGTTTTAATATACTTATAGCATTGTGGCATATAATAAAAATCATTTCTTCTGATGTCTTGACAAATTTGTTGCATGAAAGCATTAAATCCTCCTACAGTTAATCTTCTAACTTTGTCAGAATTCTTAAAATATAAGTCAATATAATATTCAATTTTAGGATAATACTTTTTATCTAATTCAGAATACCTCTTTCCTTTAGGCGGTATATTCCTACTGCTACTATGTGCATAATTTTGGCTTATTAATTTTTGTTTTTCAACTTCATATTGACCGTTAATTATTTTACTTACATTACAAGGTAAAATATGATATTGTTTCGCAAGCTTGTTTATGCCGTTATCTTTTGTATACTCTGATCGGATTCTTTCGATTAATTCCGAATCAATTTGTTTCGCCGTTTTACATACAAAAATATCAGATATTTGTATATCTAAAAATAATAATATATGAATTGTTCTAAGTGGATTCGCTTTATTTAAGAATATGCTACTCATTGCTTTTATTTGACAAGTTTCCTTTATGTTATTGTCAGATAAATATTGTTTAAAATTATCTAAAAATACCGACTTGTGCTGGAGCCACGAAAGCTGATTGATATATTTCTTTTGAACTAACTTCCTGTAAAATACGTCAAACATCGTAATACCGTTCTTAAGACTCTGTTTTCTTACTACCAATTGATATAGGTATTTTGCAGCCTTGATTTCACCGATGGTTCCCATATCATATGAATAATCATCATTAATGCAATTTTCAGCCGTTAGAAAATTTATTATTCTTGAATTGTTAACATGAACCGATGAATCTTTGAGTTTACATCCATGAATTACACAAACATTAATTTCTGGAATTTGATGAAAAGCATTCCAATATGTTTCGTGATATTGCTCTCGATTTTCTTTTGCACATAATGGACAATATTTTAGAAATATTTTTTGATGTTTATGTTTTGGTCTTGGGGGAAGGTATTCTAAAAACTTTTGTCATTTGATATGAGCTTTCTCAACGCATTTTCTTTATCCGATTCGTTTAGAAATACAGACCAGTAAAAAAGCATAGTATGGTTATAGTATAAGTCATTAATAATATAATTTTTCGATATAAAAGAACGTAGTACATCACTTGGTTCGTTTATATAAAATATTTCGATGTATTCATTCGGTCGTTTAAACACGATTTCTTTAAAAGATTGATTACTCTGTACATTTATATCTTGTTTCAATCTTGAATATATGCTATAAAACAATTCATAGTCATATATTTTAGGAAAATAATTTAACATATTTCCACCTCTTCAACAGTAAAAGTATTTTTAATAAGAGTTAAGAGATCATAGTTATTAGATTGTGAATAATTGTATAAGTCAGCAATATTAACACCATCCGAATGATGAATTGTTATTTCTTTATGTGATTTATTGACTGTTTGACTATTTTTCTTTTGTACTTTTTCTACTTGCATAGACATCATCCCATTGTATGACGCATTAAAAATATCAATACTTAATTTCTCTGTGTTACTCATAATGGCTAATTCCTGTGCTCTATAAAATAATGATACAACAGTTGACGTCACTCCGTTTGAATGAGCATACAACCAATTTATAAATTTTTCTGATGGTTCTGTGTATTGTTGTACATATTGAAATTTTAATAGATTTTTGCAAAAATGTATAAAATCATCATCATAATCAGTTTGTAAATATCGCAAGCCTATTGTCCTTCGTTCCAGATGTGGTACGCTTTCAAACCAATGTAGACATTCTGGTGTTCCAACCATGCATATACTAATTCCACTACTATTTATAATCTGTGTTAATGCCCCAATAAGTTTATCACCGTTTTTATTATTAACTACATTTTGAATCTCATCAACAATAAGTACCCCAACATGATTTAAACATATTTGGCTAACAAAACCGATTAGTCTATCCGTCGTATACCGTTGTGCTATCTGTAAATAATCTCCATCCAATGTAGCATCAAGAATACGAACGATTTCTAACAATAGACTTTTTACAGAAGAGTCAAATGGGCATTGCACAAGTATAAAAGGAGCAATTCGTTGATATGGGTCTGTTGTTTCGATAAAATGATTTCCGAAAATCAATGAGATCGCTCTGGTAATAGCACTACTCTTCCCTATGCCAGAAACTCCAATGATTGTAAACGAATCAGCACCACCTATAATACCATTATACGTTTGTATGGTGTTTGTTGTATTTTCGATTCTTTGCTGTTTTACCATCATATCATTTTCTTTTTTCTTAATCGATCTGAGTAATGCCATATACAATTTATTATATACATCAACAGATAATTGTGATGGAATATAAATATCATATAACTCTGATAACGCCAGAAGACGAGTTGGCATTGTTTCATTGGCAATGTTTATATTATAGTTTGGTAATATCTTCAGTCGTTCTACTAATTCGTTTTCACATAAAAAATCAGGCAATTGTGAAAGTAATTTACCGTTCATCTTTTAACTCCTCCCCTAGCAATCAACTCGATCTCATTCATCAAATCAATTTTCGCCTGTCTTGCATTATTTTGTTCGGAACGTAGTGTTGATTTGCTCTGTTCTTTGATCTGTTCCACTTCATCCAATTTTCTATTCTTATATCTGCTTTCAACCAATACAAACGGCATGAAATCGCCCTTCTCTACTGTCCATACTACAGATACATCATCTGGATCGTAAGCAACCTTAACATCTCCACCTTGCAGGAATCTTTCGGCGCAATCATCCCGTTTATACCGCATCCCATTTACCACTAGACCACGCCTAGTGAATGTCCCAATGGTACGTGGGAGCAGATATAGGATTATTTTCGTGGTATCATGTGGAAATGGAATTAAATTTGCGCCTGGTTGCAGTCTTCCCCATTCCCATATACTGGCTGCATATGGCTTTACTCCATCATGAATCATAGACTGTGTGTAAGGGAATCGTTCTATGAGCCGTTGACTGTTATAGTAAATGATACAGCGTAAGATGATCTTCTCAAAATCAAATATCGTCAAGCAAGCATCTAGTCTGTAATCTCTTGCACCTCGTTCCTGAAAGTCCGGATCAATCACACCTTTACCCTTAAGGAGTGGCTTATACATGGATTGAATGATGTCAAAAAATTTCTCTACAGCACCTTTCAGCTCTGGTCTGTATGGTGGAAGATTTACCATAGTCACGCCTGTTTCTGTAATCTGTGCAAAGGATTCTGATGTGTATTCCCGTCCCATATCAGTTACAAAGATGCCCGGTAACTCTTGCACGTTCCACTGGGATTTGTCTAATGGGATACCAAACTTTCTGCACCATTCTGTTTTATCGGTAAGGATATTTTGGAGCAGATGGCATAAACTCTTTGTATCGTTATTCCATGAGAGAACATAGCCATAACACATACTGCTGTAAGCATCAATGCAAGTGGTTAGGATCGGACGACCTTTTAAGGTGCCGGTTTCGTCAATAAGGTAAATATCACATACGGTGGAATCAAACATACCAGTACCGATATTGGTTGCAAATTCACGAATACCATCTCCTAGCAAGGGACGATTGTTCCTCTGGTAATTTGACAGTCCATCTCTGGAAATATAATAAGTTTGGAGCTTCTTAGTTTTCCGGTAAAAGTATCGGAACTGATAAAAGGATGGATGATCGGATAGTAACTGTCCCATGCTGTCACAATACTTTTCTTTTAACATCATCTCATATGCTGTAACAAGACTGTTTTGTCTGCGTGTATAGAAGAACTTATTCAATGCCCATCTCATGTTTTTCTCGTCTTTAGTCAGTACCTTTTCTTTCGTATGAACTTTTGGTGCAAGTACAGTGATGATCTGAAAGATTAGATATTGATACAGATAGCGGCGGATAGTCTGCTTACTGATGTTATGCTCTTCTGAGATGGAAGAGATGATGTTTGCAGTTGCTGTGCTTTCTCCTAAGTGGTATAGGATCGGTGCAATCAGTGTGTACCGCTCATGTGCAATGCGCATCTGATCAGATGTAAGGTCTTTCACATCTGGTGGGGTGATGTTGAGTGCATCATATAATTGCTTCTCTGGTAATGGGGTATATTGCGTTCTATTCGTCCAGAATGGCATTTTCGGATGGAGACAGTCCATTACAAGGGTTTGGTTATTTGATGTCTTTAAAATTCTGTAGAACGTGTTATTGATATGGGCTATATCAGCTTTTTGCATCTGTTACAATCCCCCAATCTTGAACGTTATGGGCAAGCCAGTAGGAACGTGATGTGTCCAGAAGTTTGATTGTAAGTGGCTTGGGCCTGGTCAGATGACTTCGTTCTACACACTCTCGGACATATTGCGTACCATCCTGTCGGGTGATAAGGAAGTCTGTTGTGTAGTCTTCATCTTCGAGTGGCGCATTGCATTGGAAGGATTGAACAGATGGATCGGTTTCCAGTTTGTCTGCATAAACAGATTGGATGGTGCTATAGCATCGGCAGATCGTGTCACATTTAGAAAGAGACTTTTTCTCACAGCGTCCTTTGTAGTTTTTCTTGTACATAGTGTACCTCCTTTGATTTTATGTGTCGAAAAAGTTACCCAAAAATGAATTATGTGTGTTTCAAAAAGTACCCAAAAATGCTTGTTTTTGGGCGTGTGTAAGAATAAATACCCAAATCCTGTTGTTTTTGGGAAAATCTGGGAAAGCAAGAATCCAGTGTTTATGCGGGTTTCCAGACTTTTTAATATTTATAATTACACATCCCCAAAAATGGAGTAAAAAATATACTATGTTTCAAGGCAACCTCCTTGAGCCTAAAAAGGGCAAAACTGTTGGTTCTGCCGCTGATATGACTATAGAATATTTAATAGATATTTTGACATATATTTTCGTGTAAACTTTTCCGACTGGAAGGTTTGGTCTATGTTTAGAAAGGGCTGATGAGAATGATTAGGAACGTATGAAATCTGAATTTCATCTGCTTTTCATCGTAAAATTTCAATTGTCCTAATCCCAAAAACCCAGTATTTAAGCCTTTTTATCTGTGAATAATTTGTTATTAACGTAAAAAAAAAAGACCTCATAACCACATTTCTATGGTTACAAGGTCTTCATTTTGTTATTTTTCAATTACTCCGGCTTGTGTCCGGGCTGATGATCCGGAAAAGGGACATTTGGAAGCTGGTCGGTGATCTGTTAGCGAACGGCTAGAGGATCAGTGATTTTGCCCTTTTGAGGATCAATAGGGTTGCCCTGGGACATAGAGAAAACCTTGTTGGGGATATTATAACCTCAGATTTTCTCCATGTCAACTATCCCACTACTCTAACTTCTGCATAATACATACCTGAATTAAGAGCTTCAGAATGGTTGTCGACATAAATATCAACGCATCCACTCGGTACTCCACGATCTTCTACAGTGTAGATCTGACCGTTAATTTCTACTTCAGTTCCAAACGGTAAATCAGCCATGGCAACTGTTCTGCCAGCTACAGGATATGCACCAGATGCCGTTGGACTGCCAGTCCAGGAACCATTGCAGTTTGCACATCCGCAGTAATGAGTGATTCGATATGTACCAAGACTGTAGCCGGAATAAGAAGTTGTCTCTACGGATTCCGTCTCAATTGGTTCAGCCTGTTGAATAGGCTCTGCGATAAGTGGGGTATCAGAAAGATATTCATTTGACATATAGAATACATTATCGCCAATCTGTACTTTTGCCCAGTTGCTCTCTGTGACGTCAAGCACCTCTACTGATGCTCCATATGGAAGAGCACCAATCTTCTGAGACTTAACAGAATCACCTGTTCGATAATTAAGACCGATGGTAGGTTCAACATATTTAGTCTCTGCATTAGCCAATGTTGGGGTGAGTAAAACGGTTAGTAGAGTTACAGTAGTTGCTAGTTTTTTCTTAAAATTATTCAATGGTTTAGACCTCCTGACTTTCATATACTTGTACTTCTTTAGCAAGCTCTGCTGTTAGTTCACCTTCATAGGTAAATTCCACTGGTTTATTTAGAGCTAGTGAAAAGATACCCATAATTGATTTGGCGTCAACAACATATCTTCCAGATACAAGTGTTGCATCTCCAGGATATTTGCTGACTGTCATAACAAACGCTTTTACTTTATCAACGTTATCAAGAATGATTTGTTTTTGTAGTTTCATTGTTTTGTTCTCCTTTGCATAATTTATATTTTGCAACAATACCCACATGAGGCATTGGTACATTCATACCATTCTTCCCATCCAGCTCCCATATATTCATATTTTTGGAACTGAGGAAGCATAATTGATCCGCAGCGTGGACAAGTTAATATTCTCTCATCCACTGCTGCACATTGAGCATCCCATGCCCAGTTTTCTTCTCTGTATTGTAGATCGTCGTCCATATTAGTTTTTACCTGTACTTCCAAAGCCGCCACGACTTTTGCCGCTTAGTTCTTTAACAGTTTCGAAATGAATTTCTGGCTGTTTCTTCATGATACGGAACTGACAGATACGATCGTTTTTATGGATAACTGTATCTTCCATAGCAATAGCTGGATATCTCCAACAGTCCTGTGGCCCACAGAACATGTTGTCAATGACCGCTTGGTGGTTACTTTGGATAATTTTAAAATTCTTATATGTACTGCTACGTGGTACAATATGAGCTTCATATCCATCAGGAAGTTTCATTCCAACACCAAGAGAAATAAGTCTAAATTCACCTTTTTTGATGTGAACATCTTCTGCAGCTCTTAAATCAATCCAATCACCATTCTGAATTGGTGCAATCGGTTCAATGTCTGCAAAGTATTTAATTTTAATTGTTTCTGTATCCATAGTATTATTCTCCTCTTCTTTTGTTTTCTTTAGGATTTTTTGGTTCACCATAGTTTTCATAATACGATTAATTTTTCTATCAATCTCTTTTACAATCTTGTTATTACCATATTCTCTGTTGTAATAAGGAATATAGAGCTGATTATGATCTGAGTCGAACACTTGATAGAATACGTCCTGTTCTTCAATATCAATATATAGACGAAACTCAATCGTATCTTTATATACACTCCTTCGATAACAACCAAAGGCGAATCCATTCTTTCTGAGCTTATTATTTGAGAGATCTGTTACTAATTCATAATTGTTTAAGTCAAGCATACAGATACCTCCTTGCTTAGATATTTGAGAAAATCATCCCATTGTTTCTCAGAATGGATAAATTCCTTACCCTTAAGCATTTTTTTACGCATCAGTTTTTTAATTGGCTCAGGCTTATATTGTTTCATTTTCTGCATATGCTCAAAGATATAATTGGATGTAGCACGAGATATGATAAGAAATTTATCTTTTGGGACATCTTTTACAACCTGTTTATACTGTTCAAGATCAGATTCTGGTATTTCATATTTTTGTTTTGGGAGATTTCTAGTTGAGAATGGTGAAATATCTGCTCCATATGTGAATGCCTTAAGAAGTGTTGCAATATAAGAAAGGTCTTTTGGATGAAAATGAAATTCAATTTCTTCATCATTTTCCATGATATGTTTTACTGTTCCTTCTGACAATAGTTGAGGATAAAGTTCTTCGTATGGGATTTTATCTTCAATTTGAAGTTTATCTAACGCAATTGTTCTGAGAATGTTGTGACCCCTTCCAATTGATGGAATGTAAGCTACAAGATCATTTCTGCCATAATAATAGATTTGATTACCATATTGACACTTGATATAGATATCATCTGTATCAAGATTTCCTTTATCGTCTCGTGGAAAATCATTTGTATCATGATCTAGATTAGCCATTAGACGATATGTTCCTTTGTATTTCATTAGTGGACTTGGCGTAATATCACCTCCTAGTATTCTTCGTACAGTGTTTCGTTGCTAACTGGGATTTTATTCTTTTCAGCTTGTTTAACTGCTTTAAGAGCTTCTTTTCGATCAAAGAAGATCGTCTTGCCAATATTATCATAGCTGAAAAGATATGCTATTTTAGTACGTTTTTCCATGCCACAGAACCATCTGTTTTCTTCATTAATAGTACGAATTTTAAGCTCGTATACATCGTATAAGCCCAATGTTGGCATAATTCTGGCGTAGTATAAAATGTCATTTTTATGTAGTTGTTGTGTCATTTGTTATCCTCGTATAAAATAATTTTATTTTGAGCAAGAGTTTTTTGCACATCAATTACTCGTTGATTGGATGACCCACACCAATGTAAAGAGACATCACGTAGTTCTTTTTTATACCGACCGTCAACAATGACATCACATAAAGAGATTAGTTTTCTTGTTTGTTTCAGACGTTTATCTCTTTCTGGATTAAAATCACCAGTTATAACAGGCCAGATTAATTGTTCAAATTTGTAGCCTGTGTATAACCATATCGTTTTATTCGGATATTGTTTTTTGATTTTTTGTGTAATATCTAATACAGTTTCAATATTAGATTCAAACATTGGATCTCCACCACTCCAAGTAATGCCACTAATATAGTCTTTTGATATTTGATCCATAACTTCTTGTTCTGCATCATTATTAAATTCAATGCCACCGTGTGGATTCCAGGTTTGAGGATTTTGGCATTCTGAACAATGATGGCTACATCCAGACACCCACACAACAACTCTTAGTCCGTCTCCATTATTTTGGTCTGGATATGTAATATTGTGATAATTCATATTTCTCCTAACAGGGCTGGAAATAATACATCCAGCCCATATAATATTTAATGATTACATGCTTACCCTGTCCTTGATTTCTGCATTCTTTGCTTCGTTATAGCGAGTTTGACCGTGAACTCTTGTAAATCCTAAGTACCCGTTCATTCTGTCGATCTTTGTAATCATTTTACTTCCACATTTTGGACAAGTATCCATTTCTACTTGCTGGTATCCACAATCTTCACAATAACACATTGCAAGATTTACACCTTCATAGAACCCTTTATCCATTGCTCTAAGTACAAGTGTTCTAATTGCCTGTTTGTTATAGCCAAGATTATATCTACAGTATTGAATTTTCCCACCGTTAAACAGATTCCAGAATCTTCCTTCCTTATCTTGTTTTTCAATCGGATTCATATCTTCTGATACATGGCAATGGAAACTATTGCTTACATATTCTTTGTCGGATACGTTTTCAATAATCCCATAAATTTTACGGAATTGCTCTACCTGCAAACCACAAAGTGACTCTGCGGGCGTACCGTAAATTGCATATAAAATATGGTCTTCTTCCTTGATTCTGTTTGTGTAATCATTGATATACTGCATGACCTCTAAGGCAAATTGCCCATCTTCTCTAATAGATTTTCCATTATAAAGCCTCTGAAGTTCATTCAGTGCAGTGATACCATAACTCATTGTCATTGGAGGAAGAATAGATTTAATTTTATCATCTGGATTTAGATGTCCACCTAAAAAACCACCTTCACAGAAAGCAACCGGATTAACACTGGCATGAAGCTCTCCAATGTAATCATAGGTTCTTTTATGTAATCCACGAACAAGTTCAAGATAGTAATCTAATACTTCATAAAAATCTTTTGACTCTCTACGAGCTTTTGCAAGAATCATTGGAAGATGCAAGGAAACAACCCCAAGATTAAATCTTCCTTTAAAAATTGGTGTATCATTTTCATCTGCTGGATGCATACCACCACGTTCATACCATGGACTAAGAAAAGCCCTACACCCCATAGGACTAACCACTTTTTTATATTTTTTATACATTTCTGCTACATATCCATCGCCAGTTAAAGATAACCAATCCGGATACATAGTTTTTGCGCTGCAATCAATTCCTGCATTAAACACATCTGCACTCGGATATTTATCCGATCCATCACCATGCAATTCTTTGTCATATAGAAATACGATTTTAGGGAACAATACAGGACGTTTAAATCCTTTTTTACCCTGTCCGTCCTTATGTACATTAAGAAGCGTAATTGCAGCCATTTTGCCGAATTTAGACGTAGCAAGACCAATAGTTATCGTAACGAATGGATAATCCCCTCGACTCGAAGAAACCGAGTTCAATTTATATTCAATTCCTTGCCAACCTTGTTCAAAGTCACGATGTACTTTATTGGTTGCATATTTATCTGCTATATCATTGAGTAAATCATTATCGAATTCTGAATCTACACAAAAAGATATGTCTTTAAATTCATCAAAATATTTTCTATATGATTTTTCTGCATATGGTTCAAGAATCTTATCTGCTTCTGGAACGGTAAAACCACCATATTGTTGCGCTGCTGTTGATAAAATAATATCTCCCATAACATCAAAAGCCGTATCCAAATAGTTTGGCTCATTATACCAAATGTTACCCATTTCAAAACCGTTTTTCATAACATCCCCTACGTTAAAAAGGCAACAATTAATCGTATCGAGTCGAGCAGACCTATCATGGATATAAATATATCCATCTTTTGCTGCTTGTTTTTCTGCATATGTTAAAAAGAATTTTTTATATAATTCACTATTCAGCTCGTTGAAAATCAGGCTTCGCTTCGTTGCAACAAGGGCGCTGTCTGTGTTGGCATTGCTCTTGTCTCCGATGTAGCGGATGGACTGGCTACGCTCATATACTTTATCCATCATATGTACAAAATCTTTTTTGTAATTCCGATATTCTTTATACATTTTGGCTACTTTTGGGTAGTCTTCTTCCAATACAGCTTCGACGATATTATGCATATCATAAATTTCGATGCTTGTATCATCATCGTAGTTTTCTTCGATTTCTTCCCAAACATCATTCAGGATTTTTTCATAATCTTGATTACTTAGTTCAACCATTGCTCTTCTTGCAGCTTTATTGCAAGCATCAATGATTTTTTGCTCTTGATATTCTTCAATTGTTCCATCTTTCTTTACTACTCTCATTTCTCCACCTCCTCATGAATTTCTTCTTTCTTCCAAGTGTAATTGCAGCAGTTATTCATTTGCTCCAATTCTTCATCAGCACTCTTGGAAATTTTACACAACGACATTACAGTTGTGCAAAACCCAATCCCAAGAACTGCTCCAAGTACCACATAAAGTACACTCATTATTAGTTACCTCCTACCTTTTGATATATCCTTGACCACCATCTCTGCATTTAATACAGATATGGCTACAAGGCGATTCACTGTAATTTGATTGTCTTGTTACAGCTTCAATGATATATTCTCTGTCTTGTCCTTCGATTTCTACAGTAATAAAATCATCTCCCATTTGTTTTAGTGTACGGCATAGCTCGCCGCTTGTTCCAATATACAATGTCTAATTTTCTTCCTTTCATAATAGTAAATGTGCAATATCCGTCCAATTCATTAACCTCTTTCCAGCCCAATCTTTATTCCAACTATAAATATCCCCAAAACAATATTTTTCTTGAGCATTACTTGTTTCTAACATATGTACCGAATCATCAATAAGAATGCCATCGCTCATATCTATATGTGATTTATCTTTGTATTTTTTCATATTTACACCAATAAATTCTGGATAGAAAAGATACTGATTAATCCACTGTTCTTTTTGTTTTAAGTTTGGAGAATAACCCATGCTAACAATTTTTACCTGATATACTTTTCCAAGTTCATCAATAATTTCATGTGCATCTGGCATAAATTCCAGTTCATAAAAGAATCGTGGTGTGTTAAAGTATGTATTAATGTATTCCTTAGATGTACAGGTTAATTCCTTAAAATCATATGAATCAATCTCCCACCAATTAACATGATGGAATTTCTTATAATATTCAAAGTCTTCGTTGTATAGGGACACAATCGTTTTGATCGTGTCCACTAGCGTATTATCGAAGTCAATATAGATCGTTTTAATATCTGGTCTATACATTGCTTTTATTCCAATCCTTTCGAATAATGTTTATCATTTTTTCTACAGAAGTTTCCAATGACCTGTCATTGAGAATACGATAATCAATTAGATTAGATTTTTCAAAATTGCTGAACGAATCATTTTCTGCAGCATAGTTCTGTTTCCATGAATCATAGTCACCACGTTTCTTTGCACGTTCTTCTGCAGTTGTATATGGGGTTGTAACATAGATAGATACTAGACGGACATCTATATCTCTTGTTTTGAGTTTAAGAGTATATAATCCGACTGGATCAATGATATAGAAATTAGAATTTAAGATTTGCTCTTTTGTTGCAAAACTGCAATATCCAACTCGATCTGTATATGCCACCATGTTTGGTTTATATTTTTCAACGTCATTAGGTGAAATAAAAATATGATCTGAATTATCAACTGTTTCGCCTGGTCGCATCGATCTGGTTGTATAAGACTTAAGAACCGTCATATTTAATTTCTTAGCAGCTTCTTTGGTAATAGAGGACTTGCCAGAAGAAGTTCTACCAAGGATACAATATAGTGTGTGCAAAAGGAATCACTCCTCTCGTTTTGGTTTTCTTCCACATGATTTTGTTTCATCGCAATATCCCATTACCTCACATTTTGGTTTAAATAGTTCATCAACAATCCATACCCACTGTTCAGAATAATCTTTTAATGCATTCTCAATGGTAGGAAATAGTTCTTGTCTAAATTCCCAATATGCACGACTACATTTTCTTACATGGCTCATATCCATCAGATTTCTAAGATTACGTTTTTCTACACATTTTGTCGTCATACCAAGTGGAAGAAGATTTGCTGCATCCTCATTTGGTATCCCCATATTTTGAAGCTTGACGAGTGAATCTCTAAGCTGACGAGTAGTTGCGTTAAATTCAACCAAAGCATCTGTATCTTTTTTGACTGATTTTGGTACAATAATATCAAAGTCTTTATAATTGATATATCTAGTAGATGCCTGTAAATATGGTGTCATACCGCCGACATGACGATAATATTCGCGCATAACCCTCGCAGAAAATCCATCAATAATCATATGAACATCTACAAATTCAAGTGTTCTTCCATGTCCTGATTTAATACAGTCAATGCCTCGTTTGATATTTTTTTCTTCATTGATAATATCAGCATTCCAGCAGATCCCAGCCCTTCTGCCAATTAGTGCAAGTGGATCTTTTGGTGTTTCTGGTAAAATTGTAATTGTTCCCATTTTTATACCTCCCATAATGTCATATCATTTTTAAAATTATCAAGCACTTTTTCATCATCTGTTAAAATCTCTACATACGCAGGTGCGTCAATCGCAACGCTTAGTACGCCCATCAGAGATTTAGCATCAAGAACAAGTCTTCCGTGAATATAATTGATATCCCAATCTTTATATTCTCCACACTTGGCAACGAATAGACTAGCGTTGTTTACTGTTCTAAGACAGATTCTAATTTTATGATCATTCATATTTTTCACCTTCTTTCTTAGCTGATGTATTCTAGGAATTCATCTTCACTCATAATTTTTACACCAAGGCTCTTTGCTTTCGTATTTTTACTTGACGTAGAATTAACATCATTATTGATCAATGCAGTAACCTTCTTCGAAATCGATCCAGATACTTTTCCACCTAGAGATTCAATCTTCTCTTTGAGTGCATCTCGATTCTCGAAATGTTTCAAACTACCGGTAACAACAAATGTTTGTCCCGTCAAATCTTTTCCGCTACTTGTTTTGAGAGATACTTTCTTTGGCGTTTCGAATGTAAATTCTTTACCAAGTTCCCACACGTTACTACATTCTCTATTGAAATATTCATCAAGTGAATTAATAATAGAATCTCCAATGCCAGGAATATGAGAAAAGAATTTTGCACCTGGATGCGTCATATCTCGTACAAAACTTTCGAATTGATAATCTTCCGCCTCGGCAATAACTTTACTTGCTGTTTTGCCAACAAGAGGAATTGATAATGCATATAAAAATCTATCCAGTGTGGTATTTCTGCTCTTTTCAATTGAATCAAATAGTTTGGAAACTGATTTCGAACCGAAACCACCAAGATTTTTCATTTGTTTTTCGTACTTGGTGAGATAATAGATGTCTTGGATAGAATTTAACCATCCTAGAGAAATGAATTTTTGAATTGTCGCTTCAGATAAACCATCAATATTCAGTGTATTTCTACTAACTGCATGAGTTAGTTTGCCAAGTAATTTGCCCTTACATTCAGGGTTTGTACACCATAGAACTTCTGAATCGTTTTCTTTAATGATTTTAGTTGGTTCGCCGCATACTGGACATTTATCAGGAATATGAATAAAAGATTTTTCCATATCCTTTTCAAATCCATCTGAAATGAACTTTTCTGCCCAACGCAATTGGGGAATTATAAGATTGGCTTTAAATACGCCAATTCTTTGTCCTCTGAATGGACGAGGCATTAGTTCTCGCATGACAGAAATATTATGTAAAGAAGCTCTCTCTACAGTACTCCCTTCAGTTTCCACAGGTTCAAATACTGCAGTCGGTGTTAGAATACCCGTCTTACCCATTGTGAATTCGATATCTTTCAATGTAGTTTCTACGGAATCGTTTTTTACTTTAAATGCGATACCATTCCTGTTGTGGTGTTCTGTACTACCAAGAGACTTACCGTATTCTACATCTTCAAATTTAAATACAACCCCATCTTGTGGAAGGTGCTTTTCTGCAGCAAGACTAATAAAATTATCAATTTTACATTGTAGCTCTTCATTTTGATAATACTTTAAACCTAATACTTCACACGGAACAATACTAAACCCTAGCTTCCCTGCTTCAAGTAATCTGAAATAAAAACTATCATGTGCTTCATAATCGTTATTGCTAATTGCTAGAATAGGATCAACTTCTTCTACCACTTCCCAGGCATACCAACTTAGTTTTCTGTCTTTGACGACCGATGTATCCAAACTTGAAAGTGTTCCTGCAGTAAGATTACGGCTATTTTTATATTCTCCGTTTTTATTGATCTCTTCAAAGTCATCAAGCTTGATTAAAGCTTCACCATCGATAACATATTTGCCCTTTTTATTAATACGTAGTGGAACATTCATAAACTGTTTTACATGCTGTAAAATATCATTTCCTTCTGTACCATTGCCACGAGATTCCGCCCCGATTAATTCACCATCTTGGTAAATCAATCTACAACTAATACCATCAAGTTTAATAGAAGCTACAATATCGTGTCCTGCTGCAAATTTTTTGATTTCTTCTACAGAGTGGCATTTGTCAAGACTTAACATAGGAGTCTCATGTTTTACTTTGATAAGTGATTTTAGTACTGCTCCACCAACTCTATTGACTGGGCTGTTCGGAAATACTGTATTTGCTTCTTCTTCCAATTGCTTTAATTCAAGTAACTTTGAATCAAATTCGGCGTCACTCATAAGTGTTGTTCCTGATCCATAATAAGAATCTGATGCCCTATTCAGATCATGAATCAGTTCTTTCATTCGTTTGATCTTATCCATTTACCGATTTCTCCCCACACATTTCTTTTAAATATTCAAGCAATTCATTGTCTTCCAGATAATAAATATCAATATGTTTACATCCATCCAGCCATTTTTTAAAAATATCCCAAAATTGACCAATTCTCCAATCTGGTCTATATGTCATGTGTAATCTTGTTACTTCATTATAAAAATTATATAATCTATTTGGATCTCTCATATTTTCTTTCCTCTCGACTATTCTGTGATTTCTACAAATGTATTTGTTTCTGGTTCATACTTATATGGAAGACCATTTGGCGCAAAATATGGTGATGGTGTTGTTGAAGCTCGACCATATCCAATTGATCCGTTCCAAAAATACACGATTTTTGTTGTACTATCATAATATAAATATCCACCAATGTTAATTAAATTATCGGTTCCAAGAGATTTTACTGTTACAGTATCGTTCGTTTTTACATTTGCTTGTGCTGATTCTACTCTACATCCTGAAAATGATAGTAAAATACTGACACACAAAAATATTAGTAATTTGTTTTTCATAGATTTTACCTCTTATAAAAACTGCTTTTTAACATACCTTCTTTAATTAATTCATAAACAATATCAAGATAATCTCTTTTATCGCTATATCTGCAATTGGCATTTTTATGAATTCTTTGATCGTCCTTTATCCAATCATTTACTCCAAAATATATATTACTAGCAAATAGCATCTTAGACCCTCGTGCTACACAAAGATAATAACACTCTGTATCTTTTGGCATTCCTTTACATTTTTTAAATCCGAATTTTTCAAATTCTTTTGCTGGTACTGTCGGAATTAGCATCGTCTATTACCTTTCTTGTAAATTTATATTCTTCACCAAATTGATCAGTTGATTTACAATTCCATCGTCCTAAATTGAATAACTGCTCTTTATACCCATAACGTTTAAGCCATTTTTTATTAATTCTCTTCTTATGATGTTTTCTTGCTTGGATTTTCTTGACATACAAAATATTAACTTGATCTGGCGTCTTAGAAAAATCAGCACCAAGAATTGTTGGATTAATCTTTGATGTATTTGCTGAAAACGAAAGAATTCTTTCATCTTTTGTAATGATTGGTTTATATCTTATATAATCATGACATTGTTCGACTGTATTTCGTGTTATATTGATCTCTTGTATGTCATCAAAGAAACCTATTTTTTTCTTTGATTTTGGGTCTACTATGGTAATCCCACCACATACACGCTCATTCATGCAATAATTAATATTCATTATTCTCTCCGTCATCTTCTGGTGGAGCAAGCTCCAAACCTAAGATTTGTCCTACTTCATATGCAGCATACGATGTGCCACAAGATTCTCCATCAAAGAAACAATCATAATAATTTCCTTCTGAACGCTGTGGTGTAAATCCACATGCATATGGATCATAGTTTTTATTGACCCATTCTTTTAATTTTTCAATAATTTCTTCCATAGTCGATTCCTCAGTGTATTACCTTATTTTGATTATAATAGTAAAGATAAATGAAACCAAAATTTCATAATTAGAAGTACGTTCATTTCCGCACTTCATGAGAGCATCCTTGTCCCTGACTGCGTGAGGGTTGCGGTTTGTTCCTGAGTATTATATTCTGAATGCACATGTTCAACTCATACACTCATAGGTTGACTGAAGTGTTATCAACAGCCTTCACCTTTACCTTTTCACCATCTCAGGCTTTCAGTTCTTTTCACCGCATTAGTGGTTCATTAGTTTGATCAAGACTAATGTATTTTATTACTTATTGCTGTTATATTTACACAATTTACAAAATTCATGTTGACCGCATTCAAACTTGCAACAAAATTTGTATGGTGCGTCTTTCATACAGTTTTTACACTTATTATCACATTTCATATTTCTCATTCTCTTATTCTCTTATCTCAAATAATTTTTCTACTGCTTTTACACGCTTGTTATTATCAATTGTTCTTTCTACTTCTTGTTTCCAAATACAATCCCATCCTAAAGGTGCTTTATGTTCACTAACCAGAACAATATTCTTTTCGCTCATTTTTTCAGCCCAATTCCAAAATCTATCATAATCAAAGTTTTTGCTTGTACCATATTGTTTTACTCCGTAATATGGAATATCACAGTACAACAGACAATCAATTTTATCGGAATACAATTCTTCATAATCTCCGCATTGAAATTGAATGTTTTTTAATTGTGGAATTTGCTCTAATAAATTTCTTCTTGCTTCATCATAATAATTTCTTTCAGTTCCGGCTTTTGTATGCACAATACCAGAGTATCCGCCATCGAAGAAACGTCCATTGTAGCTTGCAAGAAAACCAATAGCTCCAATATACCAATATGGATAGGTAGTTAAACCTTTATTAAAACATTCTCTTACATTTGAATAGTGTTCTTTTGTAATAAACTCTGGAAGTATTTGAATCTGATTTAGATTCTTGAACATTTCTATAAGATATTTATGATTATCAGATGCAATCTTTGTATCACATTGAATCTTATCAATGATATTACATCCACCACAGAACGGTTCTATGTACGTTTTTATATCATAATCTTTTATTCTCTGTTGAATAATCGGAATTATATATTTCGATATTCGAGATTTTGATCCCATGTATTTCAATAGTAACTACTAAGAGTAAAGAATTCTTTAATGTGCGCACAAATCTCATACTCCTTTCTTTAATCTAATGAAAATTCAATTTCATAACTAGATGTTTGCAACCATCTAATATATTATTCTCTTGTTCCAATTGGAATTTTTGAGCAGAAACGCTCTAAGAAATTGTTTTAAAATAATTATTAACATCATTTTCTACATCACGAATTGAATTAGCAAATACAGACATAACAATTGATTGACAAAATTCGTCTGAAACTCTTACATGCTCACAAAACGAATCCAACGAAATATTATCTACATTTGCTATATATCCAAATGATTTTGTGATTGGAAAATATTGTACATAAAATTTCATTTTAATTACCTCACATCAAAGATTGTAATTACAATAATTAAATATGGTGTACCCTATAATCAGATAAACATTATTTGATATCTCCATTTATCTTTGCATTTAAGATAGCTTTCAGATATTCTTGTGGATTATCTTTTGCAGCCTGGAATCCTCTTTTCTGTCTCTGAATATCATCTAGTACAAGCTTATACTTTGGACTACTACTTACTTCATTTCTATATTTTTGTACCTCTTCACGAGTTACAATTTCTTTATCCACCAGAATTCGCAATACTACTTGTACATCAACTAATGCTTTCATAATAGTTTCCTGCATCTGTAATTCATGCAAGGCTTCATCTGGTTTATAATAAGAATCATTGCTTACCGCCAATATTTTCACCTCCAAAATTTCTACCCATTTTTATCACCACAATTTACTTGCTAAATTCTTACTATATATTTTATCTTTTAATCTGTAATATCTTGGATTATCTTCTTCTAAATGTTCCAAAACAGAATTTAAACAATGTTTAAGTTTGTTGTCATTGACAGTCATATCAGAAGTATTAATTTGCCATGTTACACCAACTTTTGAAAAACATATATAGATATTAAAATACCAATTGTATTTTCCAAACTCATCCACACAGTCTTTTTTGTACTCATATACTTTCTTCTTATATAAGATTTTTGCCAACTTAATTCTCCTTTGTATACTTTTCTTTTACTGGAAAAAGCCATTTTAATCCCGAAAAAGGGATGTGATATAACTCACCTTTGTCTTCGTTGTATAAATCAATATTACCAGAATTATAATTTAATAATATTCCAACAATATTTTCTTCACATCCTTTATAAACTTCGAAAGTAACTTTGTACGTCTTGTTTAAAGCGTTTGAGAAGTAATTATATTTTTGAAATTTCATTCGTGCTATTTTTCCTCTTTATTTAAATCCAAGTTTTTTAATGCTATAAAATCAATCTCTTTATGTGGCCAAGCTTTAATTAGTTTTTCATTAACATGTTTGCAGCCATCACATTTCCATTTCCATACAAGATCTTTCTCTGGATGTCCAAAACTGACATAAGTATCTTTATATTCTTTACCACAGTGATCACACTTTAAATATGTAATAATCTGACTCACACGCTTATTCCCCCTTTTGCTTTAGTCGTATTATGAATCATTTCTAATGCACTTCTAGAATCTTCACCAATATCATTTTGATAAGCAGCATTCTCAATTAATGTTTCAACACATTGTTTTGTAACATAGACAAGATTATAATTATTAATCCTACGCACTGTATCTACGTCTTTATCTCCGCATGGCATCGTATAACCAATCAGACGAGATAATACTTCGCAAATAACTTCTTTATCCATTTATTTCTCCTACAAACATATTTTTATCTCCCAAATGAAGATCTTTACAATCAACAAAATTTTTAGAAGGATCGATCAATCCTGCCAGTGTATACTGCTCCCAACCCTTTTCCATAGTTTTGTATACGATATCGAAAAATACCGGATTGCAAATAATACGTTTTTTCCTCTGCATTTTTCTTTTCTTGCCACATCGCTTAAGAGGAAACCCAAGTCTTTTTAATGTATTATTATTGAAAATATATAAGAGCTGATCATCCGAAAATTCTTCGCTGTCATATAGTTCTTTTGTTAATTTATTTTGATAAAAATGCCGTTTGATATAATCATGTTTGGAGAGATTATCGCGTGGAAGAATCTTTAGTTGTTGAAATTCTGTAAATTTATTTATAGCTATTTACCTCCAGTTGAAAAACATATTTCATGCTATTTGCTCATATACAAACTACCATCAGCCTTTAATCTTGGAGTTATTGCAGTACCAATCCCTTTCTGATAAAGTTCACCAGACACGACAATATAATTTACTCCTGTCTCTTCGTCTACAAGCTGATAAGTTTCCATCTTTCCATTCTGATTCTCAAACCATATTTTTAATGGTTTATCTTGTTTTGCTTCGACAGAAGTTCCACATGCCCCAAAAATAAATCCACATACAAGAAATCCTGCTGCAAATAAAATTCTTTTCAAATTTCTTTTCATTCTTACCTCATTTCTACATCGCCAAATTGCATTGTATTATCACAAAAAGTTTTCATTCCACAATACGTTCCGCACAAACCATTTGATTGAACACCTGTTAATCCGTCACAAGAAAGTCCTATTATGTTTACTAATTCGCCAATTGTATCTTCATTCATAAACAAATATGGTTTATATCCGTTCTCAAGTTTATAAGTGTGAATCTTTTCATTTAGTTTCATAAAATCTAATTTTTTAGTTGTAATTGTAAATTTATCTGGTTTCATAGTTTTACTTACATCGTTTCTGTTTTTACAAAAAATAAACGAATGATACCAAATAATGCAAAACTTGATCAGTTACATATGATATTTTTTGATATCTCGCCTTTAGCGGATCAATAATACAGTGTGTCAAAAAAACAACTCCAAGCTGCCAGGTTAATCCAAAGGCAAGGTAAAATGGTAAACAATACAACGCACAATGTACGAACAAATGATACCAATTACTTCCTTTAGTCTTTGCGATAAAGTCGTTTTGTAAAACATAATCACCAACCAAATGACAAAACACTAATAAAATTACCTTATTCATATATCCCATCCTTTACTTTAACAGGACAGTTATGTGCATCATAATAATTAACAATCTTATTCTCTTTCATGTCAATTTTTACATAAGCACTTGCATGTGGAAATCCACCATCAAATCCTTTTACATACATATAATCATCTACAGTTTTAGTTCCAACAATCTGAAGATAGTTTTCTTTAAACCATTTTCCCGAAATATTTTCTGCATATTCTTTGAAAATATCGTGATAATTATAATCTTCGTGCATACCAATCATATTATTATCTCCTTAAATTTTCCAAATGAAAGAGTGATTTCAACGCTTTCCAATATCTGTCAATGGAATTCTCTTAACAATATTCTCTGCAATATAGTCCTCGAAAACGTAATCTGTAATTGGCTTCAGCAAATCACACATATCTACATTACACTCAGATCTATATTTGCTACAAAACCAATCGCTACCACATTCCATTCTTGATAAAGGACATTCACTTGCACATCTTGGCATCTCATCTACAATAATTTTCATAATTTCCTTCCACATACAGGACAGTACTTAATTTCCATAATATTGCCAGTGTAATAATCATCATCACACTCGTGCCAAAAGTTATAATTATTGTTATTTTCATCATATGTAATACAATCACATACTTCACGGCAATATTGACTGTTCAATTCATCTTCATTGTATATTTTATTGCAAAAATCACACATTTATTTTTAATCCTTTCTGTTGATGGCTGTTCTATCCTTGAGATGCTGCTATTAGGCTCACATGGTAGATAACTATTTAAACTACACTGTTATATCATCACTCAATTGAAATCGACATTTCATGCTCGTATTACTCTACAAATACGCTCATATTTGGCGTAAATTTTTCCGTTTTGTTCGTTAGAATACTTTTTTACCAACTCTTTCATTTTCTCGTTAATGTCTTCCTTATTTACGTCAATTTCATAAGCATATATACATGTTTCGTCATCATATACTTCTTTCATAACTCGAATAAGGTCTACGATTTCAGTCTCTATTTCTTTTTTCTCATGGTCTTTCTTCCACTGTTTAAGGATTTCAATAACTTGTTCAGGTTTATCTTTTCGGAAATCTTGACACGTTATCTTCCCTTTTACTTTACCAATAGGACATCCATTAAGGCATTTATGTTCGCAACAAATTTCGCCTAAAATCTTAGTTGCTTCCGCTGCTGTCAATTCGTCTAATAGTTCGAATTCTGATTCAAAACCAATTCTCCAAACATGTTCATCGCCACAATCTACGTTAAAACCGTCTTGGTAACAAGTAAGACCATCTGTAGAAGGTCTATTAGTAATAATACCAATTTTTCCTTCTGCGCCATAACAACCAGTAGTTGCTCTGACAATTTTAATTTTATCTCCAACTTTATATTTCATCATTCTTTTTCCTTCCTTTATTATCTTTGCGTTTTTTCATTTTCATCTTCCAACAGTTCAGGATTGTCAAATATGTTGCCTACAGTATGGAAACCATCTAAATCCGCCCAATATCCCAAGTCTTTTCCGAGAAACTTAATATTGTTCCACTTAATTGCGAAGCATCCGTTTTCATACACAACTGTTCCCTTATACCATCCAACCTGAACAATATCTCCCTCAAAGATTTTCTTTCCGATCTTGTCGGTCAGCCCTGTGTACTGGCAAACTGTATTCGGGTCAACATCATAAAAACCAATGCCTTCAATGTCCCATTCGTCACAAGCCATTCCATTATACTCGGCAATCACCAAATCACCGACAAAAACGTGCCTAGGTTTTTGATAACCATCGTCAAACAAATATCCATCTACCCATTCACCATTATCGACACGTTTCCCTCTAAAAAGTATTTCTCTATTCATAATCTTCTACTGTCTCCATTTTTTTTCAGATCCTCAATAAATCAAGATTCATTAATTATCTTTCATGAATTTCTCTAGATTTAAACACATACACTTAATTAAGATACTTTATGCTTCCATATAATTAAATTTGACAATATCCATAGAATCATCCATCCCTTTTTGACTAAGCAGATCGAGAAGATTAGTTCCAAAATGATCATCTTGAATGAAAATCTGTTTTACACCATATCTGGAACACATTTCTATAATAATATCTGCTGCAGCGTCTGTTTTAGAACACCATTTTGAATATACGATTTCAGCTTGCGGTGCAGACACTGCAATTTGAATATTATTTTTATTTATATTAACATAAAGTGTATTATCCATATTTGTGCCAAGCTTTTTACGATTTTCAATGCGTTTCAATCTTTCGCGCTCTTTTGGCGAAATTTCATCATCAATAATTATATCTTCTAAATCTAATAAACATTGTTTAAACCATCTAGAATCATCTCCCGCTGCTGGATTATATGTTTGCAATTTCTGAATAATCTCTAATGCTTTATTTTCTAATTCTTTATTCATCTTTTAGTTTCTTCCTTTCAATTTTTCTATAATATGTGGGTATGGATTTTCACCATACATAGCTACTCACACCCTTCTGCCTAATCAGACCCAGTATCATCAGCTATTTCACTGTTTCAGATACCGACGGAATTGAACCGTTAGAGCAACCTATCTGTCATTAGCGTCTACATATTCCGCCACCACACATTATTTATTTTAATTCATAACATGAACAAAATATTCTTGGTAAATACTCGACAAACCAATCTTCTATAATTTTATCTTTCACTTTGCATACATAGTAGTCTGGTGTATACATGTCCTTTGGCATTACAAGCACATTATATTTACAGTATTTACATCGTCTATGTCTTTTTCTATAGTCAACAATTTTCTTTTCCATAACGATATCTCATTCTTTCGTCAATTTTCTTCCGCACCATGGACAATAATTGATATATTCTTTATCATGAAAAAACCATCATCATAACTATCACATACCATCGTTTCGATATCCAAATAATATTCATTAGTCAGTGGATCGATAAAAATTCGATTATCATCAGATTCATAGTTACAATATCTGCACATTACATAATCACTTCCTTATAATAGTCTAATAATTTGTTCATATAAGCAAATATCTTTGTCATTAATAGCTTTATTAATATGCATATGCCCAAACAAATGTCTTTTATATTTTGTCGTAACTTTTATATCTTCTAGATAATTTGTAAGGACATCTGGTTCATATAAATTATTACCACTCATAAGATATAATTCTGACGTCGAAGGACTGTGGGTGATAATAAAATCGACCATATTGTTATTCTCTTTTAATACATTGATTCCATGCTGCATTTCCTCATCAGTTGGCAATTCCTCTTCCCACCAAGATAAATCCTTAACACGATACATATATTTACCTTGTTTATCAAGTTTCTTTGCTTTTTCCTGCCAATTAGAATCATTGTAATCAAGAATGCCATCTTGAATATCATGGCTGCTTGCCCCACCAAAAGCGAAGAACTTTGTTTCATCAATTGTAAATACTTCTCCCCGTATAAGATGTAATACATGGGTTCTTATCTCATGTACTTTGCCACCATGCCATTCTTTTATAGGATAAGTTGAAAGTCTTTTGTGATTTTCATGATTCCCATCTACAAATACTGTTGTAAACGGTTTTTTGTTAAGCCAATCTAACCAGTACTTTTCTTGTTTACTTTCCTTATCTCTATTCCAAACAAGACCGAAATCTCCAAGAATAATAACTACATTTTCATCTTTGTTATTAAAAAAATCCTTTTGTTCGTAGAAACTATTTTTACTTAACCTGGTAGGATCTCCATGTATATCACCAGTCACATATACTGCCATAGCTCATCAGCCTTCCATCTTTTATCATCCTGACAAATTATTCTTTATCTTCTCTTGCTCTCCATGCTTCCAGAACTGTCAATAATCTTTGTCCTTTTTTAGTTAACCAGCATCCACCAATACTACTCCCATGTGTTGTAAAATCTTTGTCATCAAGAATATACATCATGAATTGTAACAGACCATATTGAATGTCGTTATTATAATCAAGCAAAAGATCATTTTTGTATCTATCAATAACCTCCTGATAATCAATTTTTGATATTACAAATTCGTTTCGTATATTTATATATCTTCTTATCGTCTCATATGTAAATTCTGGATTTCCACATCCGCATAGACCCAATTCTTCGTGCATGTAAAAATCTAGCAGTGGATCGATAAGACTTTCTTCGTACCATTCTTCTCTACATCCCTTTATGACATCGTTGTTATATGCGATATTAGATTCTGGATAATTGTCTACAATATATTCCGCTATTTCACTTAACTTCATATTTTTATTCTCCTACCACGCAATCTTATATTCTGTTTCGTTATACTGTGTTGAAGATGTAATTTTGTATCCTAGTTCTTTCAGGTAAGCAATTGTGGCTGATGAAATGTTAGTTTCATCAATCCAACAACTGTACTCACCCTTACGCATTGCTGACTCGATTTCAGGCATAATAGACGCTAATTCAGCATCTATTTGCTCTTTGTATGCTTTGTTCGAGATATTTCTTGCTTCTTGTGCTGTAAACATATATTCTCCTATTTAAATAAATTCTTTAAGTAATATTCAAAGTATCCTCTGATAAATAATCCAGAATATTTATTGTCTGGCATAAAGAAGATTGGAATATTGTACTTAAACCATATAGAATGCAGCGAAGCCCAAAATGATTTCTTATTATATTGAGTATCATAATTCCCAGATGCAATATCGGCATAAGAACCATTTTCAATCAACAGTACTTTATTCTCTGGTGCCAAACATAGTTCCTTCTCAAATCTATCTCTGCCATTTGTCAAATTACCACTAATTTCTTCCAGACTGCCCTTGCGCTCCACGACAATCTTTTTATCAAAGTATAATGGTCTTGGAATAGAAAGCTTTTCATTCTGTTCGAGCATAAAACTATAATCACCATATGCCAGTGCTTTCTTTTTATATTTGATGTCTTTTCTATCGAAATAATCAGTGATGTGAGAGAACGATTTTTCCCTCGTATCGATCAGAATAACGATGGAGGAGATTAGTTCCTCCATCTCTTTATCTGTATATTTGTAATTGCTAAATATCTTGAACCACCTCCTCTACATTATTTTTTACTGTGAATTTTCCAAGCCAAAATTCGAATTTATCCGGAACTTCCTTATATATTTTCTTTCCTGTTTTGGGATCGACCTCGCCCGTTGGTTCTTTTTTATTTTTCTTTTCCAGGGAAATTATGTATAGAATTGAACCAAGTTCGAATGGATTACGACTATATTGACTTGTCCACATTTTGACTGTTCGTGTTTTACCGCTATAGATTTCAAATAACTTAACATTCACAATAGATTTTTTGATGTCTAATTCAGAAACATAATATAAACGTCTATTCACTTCTGGATCTGAACCACTCACAATTCCAATAATTTCCCTCTGATTGTCAAGTCTTTCTTTTAAAGTTACTTTTTTGTATGGTATTTTAGAAATTAATTCACATAAGACTTTTTCAGAATCAAGTTTATTAAACTGTTTTGCTGTCTCATTTCCATATTGAGCAAGTATAACAAATGAGATATTATTTTTCTCTGCCTTATCCTTTGAAATTTGTTTTGCACCTTTTAACAAATCATATAATTTTGCAGTCTCAAGCAATGTATTCACATCACCATACTTCTTAAAATAATTAATTCTAATAAGTTTATTGACTATAGTTTTATTGATTGAATTTAGAAACAGCACATCAAGTACATCAGTAAATGTTTTATATTCCGATGTTCCCAATTCATAAAGAGTGTTAACGACTCCTTCACCAAACCCTTTTACACTTGATAAATTAGGATATATAATCATATTCTTTTCGTTGATTGTAACTTTTCTATTGTCTGCTCCAAATTCATAATCTCCTAGTTTATATCCCCAAAATTTAATTGCTTCTTTCACAAGAGCATCAATTTTATCTTTTTTATTCTTCTCTTGATAATGATTAATTGCTACTTCATAAAAAATCTTAGTATGATGAGCTTTAAACCATGCTTGATAAGCAGAATCACCACCCATGCTATAAGCATGAGGAGAGTTGAAGGCGTACAGGCCAGAAGACTCGATTACATTCCAAACATTATTAAAATTATCTGTTTTACCAATCTCTTTTTCCCAACCTTTAATTAATCGCTCTTGTAATTCTTTTAACATTTCAGGATGCAGCCTATATTTTTTCTTTGAAATATTTTTAATAACACCATATGTTTCTGTCATCTTTAATTGTAAGAAGGATAGTACTTTCATAATTGATTCCTGATAAAGCATGAAATGAGCTGTATCAGACAACAAATCATCAATCTTTTTTTCTCCAGTTGTATATGGTTCACGATTTAAAAAAGTACTAAGTAGTGAAGCAAAGCCTGGTCGAATTGCTGCAATAAAACTACTTAATTCTGCAAGGTTCTGCGGTTTATATTTTTTTACTCGATTGGTAGTAGCTTCTTTTTCGCATTGATTTATACAACACGTAATGCCATTTGCATAAATGTCCCATGTCTTTTCATCTCCATCAATCATATGTCTCAGTTCTTCAAACGTAGGAACTTCCTTGCCAATACTATGAAAAAATTTATACGTAAGATATACACTATCTACAATAAGAAAATCTTCTTTTACATACCCAAATTCATCAAGATAACCACCTTCAATAGCAGCGCATATAGTTCTTTTCCCAGTCGATTCTGAAACAGCACTAATTAACCCTACTTCTCTTCGAATGTCTCCGTCAAAAATGAAATGTCCACAAGCATGTACTTTTAAATTGATTGTGATTCCCTGATATTCATTGCTTTGTTTAAATAAGTCTAAATACTCTTCTGGAATATAATCTTCAACATGAATATCTTCTTTTTCGTCATCATCCGCATATTTCAATGCTTTATTATATTCATCCAGATATTTAGAGATTTGATTTGCATCTTCTGGGCGTACATCATTTGCTCCCGCATATAACTGCCATGCAGCTTTTTCTTTTAATTTTTCTATCGCCATTAATGGATAACATCCATGCTCACCGAGTAATTTTCTCGCTGCTCTTACAAAAGGCTCTTGTGTGGCAACGTTCATGTCAATATCAGGCATTTGTCCTGCAAGAACACGTTCTTTCGTTAAAAATCGTTCCGGATAAATTGGAATGTCGGCGTTAAAACGGTCTACAGTAGTAAGTCCCAACAGTTTGTTTGTAATAAATGATGCAGCACTACCTCTTGAGGTAGTAGTTAAAATTCCTCCTTCGTTATTAACTGCATCATCTATAATTGATTTGCTCGTCAAAAAGTAATCGACTACGCCAGCTTCCATAACCTGTTTTGCTTCATAACGAATGCCATCAGCTTTTTCTTTAGACTTATCCTTTTCTTTTGCATAAGCCCTATTTAAAATATCTTTATAAATTTTGCATTTTTCTTTATAGGTTTTATCTTTATAAACACTTGGTATTTTAAATTTTCTATCTAAAACAATTACTTCGCATTCTGATACAAAAACATTGGTGTTCATAATCGCTCTAAATATTTCCTCTTTATTTAGAACTCCCTGTTCTATAAACCTTTTTATAACCGTCTGAGTATCTGGATAATCAAGATACCATCCCTTTTCGTCTGGATAATTGATGTTCTTATATTTTAGAATCTGATCACGTTTAATAGAATTTTCTTCTTTAACATAATGACTATCAAGGCCACAGATGATCTGAATATTATGTTCTTTTGCAATTTTCAATATTCTTTTATTGAGTTCTTTTTGCTTATCGGTATTGTGATATTGAACTTCAAGAAAAAAATTATCTCCAAAATACTTATGGACTTTCAGCCAAACTTCTTCAGCATCTTCATAATTCCACCCTGCTAAACATGCAGATGTAACAATTACGTTGTCTTTTGGGATATTAAATAATAGTTCTAAATCAATGCGCGGTTTATAATAATATCCATCAATGTTTGCCATAGATAAAACAAAATTAATATCACGACGCCCCTCTGCATTTTTTGCTGCTATGATCATATGACAATTTGCTCGGTCTTTTTCTTTTCTATCTTTTACCCAGTAAACTTCCGAAGAATGAATATATTTAAGATGTTCTTTTTCAGCAACTTTATATACTTGAAATTGATTCCCCTGTGATCCATGCTCTCCTGAGTATAAACACTTTGCACCAAATTCATGTATTCTTTCCGCATATGTTTCTATAGATTCCGCACAGTCCGGTGTTGATGTGTTACTAAAATCTTTGTGACAATGATAGTTCTCTAAATATAAATTCTTTTCATATTCTTCTGGTGAATAAGGGAATTCAAATGTCAATGTAGGAATAATTTTTTTTATCAACTCAATATTAGAAATTTTAATCCACCTCCGAAAGTACATCGCATACTGCTTTTAGTACAAATTTTCTACCTAAAAATCCACTATCCAGACTACATACGGCTTCGAATTCATCATTCATAGTGCTATGATCCTCCATATCATCAAATGAACCGTCGAAGTTCCATTTGATAATCTGCAAGTAATCATTCGGTTTTAGAACTAAATGCTTATAATCACTCATCTGACCAATTTCGTAATCACAAATATTATCCATATAAGCTCTTACTGGTTTAAAATTTGTGCCAGAAATACGATCAATCTTTTTGATATTCTCTACTAATCGTCTGGTAATATCTTCGACATCAATTTGAATATCAATGTCAATTGTTGGTTCTTTAAACTCTGGAAGGTTTGTCTCGACATAAGACAAGAAATTGTTAAGATCTGATTTTTTGATTTGAATACCCGATGCAAGTTCATGCCCATCGGCTTTTGCATAACCACTATCATTGCAGATTTTTCGGAAATCATCAACACCTACGGCTCTCATAGAACCTGTATATTTTGATCCGACATCTTTCAACACTAAGATCGGCTTTTGATACTTTTCTAGTAGCTTATTTCCTAATAAACCAGCAATACCATATTGTGTATCAATATATACAGTGATTACCTTTTGATCCTTTTGTTTCTCACATTGTTCATAAACATTCGGTAGTAAACGCTCCACTTCTTGATTTTGTTCTTCCTTACATTTCTTTAATGCTTTTACATAGGCAAGCACTTGTTTGTTATTATCTTCTAGAAATGCATTCATAGCAGTTTCATTTTCACCCATACGGTTCGCCGCATTTACAATTGGAGCAACACTAAATGCAATTGCCGTACTGTTGAATTCAAATCCGCCGACAATCTTCTTAACTGCTGGATTATAAATCTTCTCAAGTCCTTTCGATACAATATAACGGTTTTCCATAACTGTCATATCCATCATATCTCCAACTAGACCACATGCCGCAAGATCTACCAATTCATCTGCATAATCTGTAAGAAATTGTTTATCCAAATATTTACAAAATTTCCATACAACTCCTGCTCCAGATAATTGTGGGTTGCAATAATCTCTTTGAGAAGAAATAAGAATTATATATTTATCATATGGAATTTCCCGTTTAATTGCATGATGATCTAAAATAAGCACATCGATTCCTGCTTCTGACAATTCTTTATACTGAATTTCGTCTTCGTCTAAACTATCTACAATAATCAATAAATCTAAAGATGCAAACTGCTGTAAATTTTGTCCTTTTAATCCATGCTGTTTACCATTATCAATATATGTAAAAATGTCGTCTGTGAAATGTCTCAAATATCGCGTCATAATCGTTCCTGAAGTGATTCCATCAGTATCTGTATCAAACAAAATACCAATGTTTTCGTTTTCTTCAATTGCCCGATTAATACGTATGTATGCTTCATCAATTCTATATAAAGAATCTAGTGGAAGCAAATCTTCTTCTGTTGGATTTAAAAAATGTTCCGCATCTTGAATTCCTCTTTTTTGAAGAATCGTATTAAACACTTCATCCTCATACATTCCCCTACAATCGTTTAAAATATTATAATTCTTCTTCGTCCTTATCATCTCCCAGTATTAAAATTTCGTTGTTTATGATATACTCAAATTTTTCTTTACCCATATCGGTTGCAGAAACCTTTGGAGCATAATATGATTTTGTCCAGTCCCAATATCCAATTTCAAATTCTGCAAACTTAGAATAATGACGTAAAACTTCTACGTTTCTCTTTATATTGTCTAATTCATATCCTTGGTCATGAAGAAAAATCACCTTTGTTGGATGTAATTCCACCAGCAATCGTGCTTGTTGTACACTTAAGCTTCCACTCATAAGTGCTACCGCATTCCTATATCCATACGAATAACATTGCATGACAAATTTTTCTGCTTCTCCTACAAAAACAGTATTTTCAACAAGATATTGATAATTTTGAGTATAACCAAATAATGTAGTGCTGCAGCGCCCAGGATAAGAATAAAAATATTTCAGCGCACCATCTGAAGTCTCATAATTGAAACGTTCCTTAACCCCAATAAGCTGTCCATATTCATTTCTGATGGGAATAACAATTCCTTGTGATTCGACGTCATATCTTATTCCAAAATACTGCTGTGCATCTAACGATATATGATCTTTCAAAAATCGAATATTTGGATAGAATTGAAATTCATCTAATATTTTTTCGTCATATATTTTCGATTGAATAGTGTTTCTTTGTCTGATCTTTTCATAAAATCCTCCAAAGATTCCTTTTTTCTGAAAGTGTCCAATATAATCTTGTATATGTAACACATTTTTTATTTCATTTAAGACATCTACAAATTCTACTTTTCTTTGATTGGTGATATATGAAAAGATATCAGTTTGAATATTTCGAGCATAATCATGTACGTACAGCCAATTATTATTTTCAAGCTTAATTACAATACTTTTTTTCGAAGATTCTTCATCTCGCCCAAATTGCATGTATGTAGGTCGAATGACTATATTACAGTATCCAAAATGTTCTAATACATCTTTTAGTTTTTCTGGATTATTTAATAGCTCTTTTTTAATATCTTCTAACATATATCACCACCAAGTTATTTTTTATCTTATTTCTCCGTGTTTTGGACGGCATTGTGCCACTTCTCTGAAGATAGAATGATCGCCTGAAAACTTTAAAAGATACGCAATACCAGTATCACTGGAGTTATTACCATTCCGAGTTTTTTCTACAAATAACATTCTCCATACTGCATTTGGATCTGCTTTATATTCCTCTTCAATCCATTTATCGTTAATCTTTTTCAGTCTAAATGGATGGCAATAATATTTACTTTTTTCATCAAGTTCTTCAGCATAAACAGTTCGCATAAGGAACAAATTCTCAAGAATTTCTTTCGTCTGCTTGGCATTACTAAGGCAACTGGCATCCAGGAATAATTTTCCTTTCATATATTCTGCCAACTGAACTGATGCCAACATGATTAAATTATATTTTTTTGCCAACTTATCTAACTCTCTACTGTCTCTAACTAAAGACAAATCTTGTCTGGAGGATGAAAAATCGCTCTCCTGGATTTTAAACGTATCGTATAGAACTGTATCATATCCAAATTTAAGAACATTCTCGCGTACTTTCTTCTTAACAACAGCCATGTCTGCATCGTTCATAGCAATGAACTTTACGCGACCCTTATAATTTTTTCTCCAGAATGCTTGCACATCTTTTAATTGCTCACGACTTTCCTTGTTTATATCACCCACAGACATTTTCTTTTTCGTGAGTTTAAAATATCTGTTCCTCTTGCCAAGGAGCCAAACCATAAATTTGATTTTAAATTTTTTAATATTTTCTTCGTTGGAAATAATAAGAATTTTCCGATCATAATATAGAAGAGCCATGAGAACTGTAATCCACCAAGTGGATTTTCCTGCGCTACTGAATCCTCCCATCATTGTGAGAGTTCCTTCTAACAATCCCATTATTTGCCTAGATAAAAAAGGAAAACAATTGATTTCTTCTCCGTTTTTATCATATCCTGCTATATCAAAAGGTACACCATTTTCTTCACCTTCTGCACATGATTCAATAAATTCGTCATCGAAATCTATTTCTTCTTCTTCCAGGATCTTGCTCGAATATCCGGTACCATAAGTGCTTATTCTTGCCTCATACCAATCAGTTACCTCTTCAGCAGTCATCTTTCGAAATAATTTAAGAAGAATAACTTTCTTATCCTTGATATTAATCTCTTTTAAAAGATTAATTCCATCATCGCACATGCGAAGCATAACATTTTCTCGATACAAGATATCAATGTATGTATCAAAATTCTGTGTATTGATAATGTCCATCTGATGCTGAATCGAATCCCATCCACCACAATCCTCATATCGATCAATGACTTCTTGTTTTGAATTTGACAGAATAGTTATTTCATCAAGAGAATAGAATCCTTTTTTTCGTAAATCTTTCAGTAGTGAAAAATAAAACCGACCATCAACAGTGATAAAATCGTCCTTCTCAAATGTCGTGTCATCCAAAAGAAGCATATCCTTAAAGAAGCAGCTTACAACATTTCCCTCATATTCGATTCGTCCTTTCAATAGCTGCGCAGGATACTTTTCTTTGACACCTGTAATAAATTCAGCTATATTACTCACCTACCTGTTCTTCAATATCAGATAAACTTCTTTTCTTCTGTCGTCGTTTATAATGACCATCCGGTATATCAACTTCCACCTGTTTAGGTGCTTCTTTTTCTTTTACTTTAAAATCTGCGATACCATTTTTGATCATTGCAGAAAAATATCTGATTTTAGCGTATTCACTCGAATAATCTCTTTGCTGAATGACAGATGTCATGTAATCTTTATTCTCTTCTAAATATGCTAAAATCCGATCATAAGAATAAGATCCAAGTATAAAACTTAACTCTTTGAATAATGCGGTATTAATTACTTTATAACCAAAAATCTCATTAATACACTCGTATGTATCATCTCTTATTTTTCTGTCATGCAATACAGTTAGATATTCTGCTTCATTGCAGTAGTAGATGTTTTTACCATCCACTACCACTTTGAAAGCATCTTTTCTATCTATCTTGTTATCGCAATATCTGCATTTAACAAGCATACCTGATACTCCTTAGTTCATCATATCGTAAATTCGTTTCAGTCCATTTTCATCTACGTCATTGAGTTTCCCATATTCTGCAATAACTTTTCTGACGTTTGCTTTCTTATCTTTATCAGTACACTCTTTGAACATTGTGCGAATTACGGCAGCGAGATCTTCTGGATAATCAGATGTTTCTACTACGGTTTCTTCTGGTTCCACTGTCTCTTCTACTGGAATATCATCAATATCCTCATCTTCTTCAATCGGTTCCAGATCAGGTTCTACTTTCGCAATAGACTCCGCTTTGTTTACAGTAACTTCTACCGATTTTTTCTTCTTCGAATTTTTAATTGCGTCTTTTAATGCTCTCAACAGTTCATTCGCATCCAGTGGAATTTCTGGTTCAATCTCAGATAATCTACTCTTGCTGTCGATGCTATAATTGTCATCTCTGAATACAATTTTTCGTTTTTCATCTTTAATTTTGCTCATCTTAATTTCTTGTTTTGTAACAATATTTTTACGACCTGTTCCCTCCAGATTAATAGTTCTATCAATACAAGCAATACCAATAACATGGAATTTCGTTTTAAATCCTTCAAAAATTCTTTGAGAAATATCAGTCGAAAGGACAGAATATTCCTCCTGAGTTAACGGATCGACCTTATTTCTCATTTTTACATGTCCAGTAAACCAAGTATTCACGCCAACCTTTTTAAGTTCCCATACTCTATCAAGAGCTAATTCTACAAGTTTGTCGTCTGCTTTCCCAAATCCAGACCATGCAGCATTCATTGTTTTTGCAGGTTCAAAACCTTTTTTCCCCATATTTTCTGTATTCCACAGTTTAATTACGTAAGGACACATAATCTCTACAAATTGATCCAGTGTATCAATCACAAGGATTTTTAGATCTGGATAATCTGTTTTCTTATTTCTAATAATATCTTTTGTTACATCATCAAACTTTTTCCAATCTTCACATGTCTCGTATGTATAACCTTCAAGAGCCTCCATTCCCTGTTCTTTACCCATATCAAGAATCATATATCCATCTGGGCCAAACTCTGTTTCACACGCTTTGGCAATAGTTGAAGTCTTTCCAATTCCTGCTTCACCAAGTAAACAAATTGTAAAGTCGTTTAAATTTTCGCTAATTGTACTTCTTTTACCGTATTTTCCCATTTTCAAAATCTCCTTTTATTTTAAATTCATCCGCAATTTTTATTGAATTATCATAAGACCACTCTCGACACAATTTTTCTTCAGCTTCTTTCCTTGCTTTAATTGCATCCTCTTTTTCAACGTAAGATCCAAGTTCATAACGTAAGCCGTTTCTTATTAACACCGATCGCCATTTCCCAGTGTCTTTTCTATAACTAACACCTTTGCATTTGGATGTATTATTTTTTGCTAACTTTGCATTAGATTGATTATTAAATCTATTAGCCTTTCTTAAGTTGATTTTTCTATTATCCGAAACATTATGATTAATATGGTCTATCTCGATTCGTGAATCATCTTCATTCATAATCAATCTATGTTGTTTTATGCCGTTTCTATCTACGACATAGCCATCTTTATCATACATCCAACAATAATTTTTGATCTTTTCATAATCTTCTAAGTCAAAATAAAATAGTTCGTTCTTTGATGTATAACCAATTCCATAATCATTGGTTAAATCGTATTTGTTATATTTCTTTTTTGTTAAATGATTACGAACAATAATCGCTTCTCTATTCAAACATCCGCAGGATCTTGTATGGCCATTCCTCAAACTGTAACCCCTTACTTTAACATTCTTGGTTCCACAATCGCAATCACATAACCAATAAATAATTTTTTGACCATCTTCTAAAGGAAGCTTACTTTTTGCAGTAAGCCTCCCGAATTTTTGTCCCGTCAGATCAATAAACTTACCCATTATAATTCATCATCATCGTCAAAAAGATCCTCAGTTCCTTCTGGCAGTTCTTGCTCGATACTATGAATCACCATGTCGTCTGCAGTGTACACCGTGTCCTGGCGGCCTTTCGTGAACCCTCTGGCTGGTTTTACAAACTGATACTCCTTGATTCTGTCACCATAAACTCCTTTGCTATATTCAGCACGGATATCATCCATAGTGATAAGTCCACAATCAAGGTCATTTTTCTGCTCATCGGTCAACATATCTTCTGTAATTTCAATTCTCTGTGCGCCATTCAGCATATTAACAATTACACCATATTCCTTAAAACCATCATCCTCGACGATAAATTTATGTTTAATTGCTTCGATTCTTTTCTTAGCTTTTTCATCTGCATCTTCTGCTGCTACTGGGATTGCGACCGTAACCGGCACTGGAATATTGGCTTTTCTATTGTTGTCATACTCCATCATGTAACCATTAACATAATATTTGCCCTTTTCTTCAACGCTCATATCATCAAAGCTTTCGGAATTGAATAGAATATTAAATGTTGCTGTCGAAGATTCTTCTGCATCTTCTGCTGCTAGATAAATTCTATTTGGCATATAAGATTCATAAACAGTTCCTTTATTGTCGGAATACTGATATTCTCCATTTCCTCGAATAAAGAATTTTTTATCAGCATATTTTCCACTGTCAATTACTTTCTTAATGAAATCGATATAATCCCATTCAGAAATAAACTCATGACGTTTTTTAATACTCTTCTCAAGCGCGTCGGATACCTCATCTGAAGATGTCAGTCCAACTTCTTTTAGTTCTTCATCCGTTAGCTCACTACCCTCATGAAGCTTATCTGCCATATTCTGCAGTTTGTATCTTCGTCCCGGTTTTTCAAGATCAAAGATGAATTTTTTAAATTCAGCAACTTCTGCTAGTTTTGGAGAAGTCAGACGTTCTTTAAACGGAATCTGAATACTTTCGCCTTTAGTTTTTTTACCATTTTCATCTGTACCACCTTTGCTGAAGGTATATACAAATCCGTGTTCATCACCGAAAGCTCCTGCATTTACAGTAAGCATATGACGATTGTCTCCGCATGTCGCATTGAAAAGAAGTTGTTTTCTCACCCAACCAGATTCATACTTATTTTCCGAATATGGATGAAATTTTTCTGTATCTTTTCCAATACTTAGTTTTCCTGTCATTTCAAAATTCATTAATTTTTGTCCTCCTAAAATTAAAATTTATATTATTGTTAAATAAAACAATCTATTTTAACGCCCAATACATGGACGGAACACAGAATTAAATCTATGTTTAACTATGTAAACAGTGATTCAGGGCGCACAAACCCAAGGTATGCTGTTAGCCACCCAATTTTATATTCTCTATTGAATTATTTATTTTTTTGGGATTTTTTGACTTGATTAAGTCGGATTTGCTATTCGATATGCTAATCTTTTATTTGTAAATATTTCTTCTCCATTATCTTTTAGTTTTGTTATGTTACAAGACAAATGCATTTCATCATATTTTAGATTCGAAATTTTACAATTAGATTGTATACTGTTACCTTTCATAACTTTTGACTTGAAGAAAACTGCTTTACCATCATAATTCTTATATGCTTCACAATATTCATTCCAACTGTCTGCTTCAACTATTCTTGATTGATGATCTCGAATCATATTATTTTCATCAATAATTAGATTTGTTTCAATTACTTCTATGTATATCATCTCATTCTATATATTCTCTACAATCTAATAATTTATTTATTAACCATAACACTTCCATCAGAATTTAATCTTGGAGTCATACCACCCATTCCAGAATATCCTTCCTGATGTGAATAAACCCAATAATGAACCCCAGTATCAGGATCAATGAATTCATAAATATCATTATTATAGATTTTTGGAGTCGTTCCACTAAGATCCGTTGTAGTTCCTTTCACACATCCTGTCAGTGAAAATAATAGCATTGATGTTATTCCAAATAACACAAATTTCTTCTTCATCTTTTACATATTCTCCATCTTATTCTTTATTATGCTTCAAAATTGAATCCATCAGATGTGATTTTTGTATTGCTGATTTTCTGATAGATATCCACATATATTTCATCTTTGTCTCTATTATAAGTTACTTCTGCATACTTATTTACTCTCTGCTCTTAGAATCCCATTTAACAAAATCCTCTAAATCATACTCGCCAGATTCTTCTTCGTTAATCTCAGGAACAAATACATTATAATTACCTTCGTTACGATCATGTTCAATTATCTGCCGCAGCATCTCATACATATTTGTAATTCCTAACTGATATGTTCTCTTTTCACCATCAGTCATTCCATCGCAAACTTCATCATTCTTACTCTCTAAAAGATCCTTATACTTTTCTAAGCTTTCTACGATTAATAAAAATTGTTCGTTCATTTATTCATTCTCCTTTAACTCTTGAAATATTTTAGTTTTCTGTTATAATACCCATACAGGTTATAGCAGCCAAGTTCCACCGCATACTGACTCAACAGCACGGCTATTCCTGGAGTTTTTTTAAATAACTCATGCGGAAGCACAATTGTAAGTTGTGCGACAAGAATAAGTGAAAACATTTCTGGCCCGTTCTGGGCAAATACTTTTCCTGTTTTGAAAAATATCTTACAGGAAGGAGGGTAGAATTTAGATTGTACAACGCTATAATTTTATGTGCAATCATTGGTATAGTACTTTACCACATAACCAAAATCGTCACAGTGTATCTGATTTGTAAAAATCCGAAGCTGTCTGATGAAAAAGTAAAGCACTTAACCAATATGGTTTCAAAACCACATGATTTATCATTTCTAAAAGATCTGATGAAACGTTCATAACTTCATATCCGCCTATGTATTTACATTAGTCTTGTATTCATTTATTCTCCTTTTATTATTCATCAGGTCGAATTTTGTGTCCAACCACAGGTTCGACCTGTTTTATTTTTTGTACTTCCACATGAGATTATTTTCTCATTCCTCTAAAAATGTATGTGTAATAGATATGAATCCATATGCTTTTTTGATTGAGTTTTCGTCTAATACATATCTTTCACCTGCCATTCTCATTTCTTCATTAAGACTATTAACAGAAAATATCAGCTTTTCTTTTGCTACTTCCTTATTCTCTGCACAAACAACGATTTTTTTAATTAACGGACTTTTCTTCCATTTACCGTCAAAGTCATGCCATTCCCTGTTCGCAATTCCCGTGTAAAAATCTATTGCCGCTGCATCTTCTTCCTCTTCATCGCATTCTCCATACTCACATGTATCACATGTAGAAAGATATTTTCCATGTTCTTTGCAACATTCTGGTCTATTATCTTCGTTATAACGTGTGATAAAATCATAAACTGACTCTTCAAGTTTAATTATTTTGTCAAATTTTATTCTATCTTTTTCGGATAACTTATCCCACTTTTCTAAAAGCAAATCTGCATCTATTAATCTCATATTGCTGCTCCTTTTATACAAAATAAGTTTTATTTAATAACAATGCTTGGATAAACACCAACGCCACTATCATAAATTCTGTTTAATTCGTAAATTTCAACAATCCTGTACCATAAAAACGGTGAACCAATTTCTTTTTCTTGAAACAAATCCGGTAATCGTTCTTGTAATTCATCTGTTACAAATCCGCCGATTCCTAAAGTGTTGTCAATTTCAATTAACTCATCTAATGATACTGTTTCAATCTTTTTTGACTCATCTGAAGTATCAGGATCATAACAAAAATCTATTCGATCCTTCTCTAGCTCAATTACTCCAAATCGATTATGTTCAGTTCTTACTATCATCCCAGTTTTTAAGTCTGATTTTTTCAATGACGTCTCTCCTTTCATAAATTTATGAAGCAATTTCAAATCTGTATCAATTAATGCACATATAACAAGGCTTAATTTCTCACTTTTATATGTGTAAGATTTTTTAATTTGTGGATGAAATTAACTTTTCATTAAGTCAAATGATACAATCATCCATTATATTCCTTCAGAAAAGTAAAGTGGATCATACTGGACTTGAGCCAGTGACTTCCCAGTTATGAGCTGGGCGTTCTAACCTACTGAACTAATGATCCTGGTCGCACCATGAAGCGAAGCCATGCACGACCTCCAATGGATTAGCCTTTCATAATACCTTTTCGCTACGTTTAGTTACACAAAACATACGATTTTTGTGTTGCGATATTCTTTTACTTCAAACTAAACAAAGTTGCATACTTCATGGTGCTAAATACTGGCGGTGGGACTCGAACCCACATATCTGTGATCCTGGTGTTTGAAGCCAGTGCGTATGCCAATTCCGCCACGCCAGCATGTGTGCGATAGTTACTTCATCCGTTTAAGACATCTCCTAACGAGGATGCTGATCCAAACCCATCGCTTAAGTGATCAGTTTATTACAAGTGGAGGCTTGTATTGCGATACATGATAAGTTTTATGTCTTTCATGCTTGGACAATTATTTATTCTCTAACAAAAAATCACAGCTAACGTGATAAACAAGAAAATTAAAATGATTCCGCATGATACTCCAAAACTTACATCCTCTCCCCATCGTTTTTCAACATAAGTAATAATTTTATCATATGATTTTGCGATAAATGTCATTCCAAATACAGACACAACTGCAATCGCAACAATTTCTAATACTAACGTTAAAAATAACATTAACCAATATTCATTCATATGTACATTCTCCTTCTAATACTGTCTAAAAGTAAAACCCTCACCACACTCAGTACAGACAACCGATCCAATTTCAACTTCTGCAAATTCTTGAAATTCATACTTGAATTGACCGTTTTTGCAATTAAATCTTTTATGTTTATTTACAACGTGCGAATCCATCCATAAATTAATTGTTGATTTTTCATCTTCTGAAATCGGAAATCCTCTCCGTAAATCTTCCTGCATAGCTTCGCATTTACTTTTCATCATTTGCAGTTCTGAGTCTTTATAAGATTCTTCCATTAATCTTTTATTCTCTTCTCGCAGTCGAGCAATTTCTTCGTCACGTTTTTTCAATCCATCTTCAACGTTTTTGACAATGTATGAAGTCTGATTTTCTTTATTTACAAGCTGATCTAGAATTTCGTTAATATTCTTACCCATGATCTTATTCTCCAATCTCTTCATTTAGCCATTTAACACAGTCGTTGATCGCATCAGACCTGTAAATAAATTTCTGTCCAGATGGTGACTCCCATACAAAAGATGATTCAAAAACAAAATAATTAGTTGGAATACCTGCTTTATCTTGTGTCTTTGTAACTAAATATTCCGCTAATCCATCGACCGGCATAATTCTCAACCTATCCAAATTTCGCATCCTTACACCTCCATATTCTCTCTTGTTGTATAGTGTTATTTCACTTAATACTCTGCATGGCTATTACACCATACAGAGTAAAATATATTATTTTTTCTTAGCTGCTTTTAATGAATCTAATTTCTTTTGAAGCTCTTCATCTTTCATCTTTTTATCCAGACGCTTCATCTGAACGTCAATGGAATTCTTGTAAGCGATTCTTGTACCGTCAGCCTGTTCTTTTGTTTTCTGAACGCCTTCACGAACCTTTTCAAGCATTCTATCTTCTTCTTGACTTGAAGTGCTTGTGGCAGATTGTAAAGATTTTACGGTTTCTGCAGCCTCGAGTGTGAATACTGCTTTATCCTTTTCTGCTTTTAAAGATTTAATTTCTTCCTGCAGAGCTGTTAAATTTTCTTTCTGTACATCTCTATTCTCTTTTAATTCTTTCAGAGTTGTCTTAATCGTTTCAATTTTGTCCGTGATTTCCTGCTGTCTTGTAAGATATACTTTTGCACCTTCGTCATCATTTCTATCAATACAGGATGCAACACTAAGATCCATCTGCATATTCTCTTTCTGCAACTGTCTTAATTGTGTTTCATAATTCTGGATTTTACCCTCGACCTGGGTATATAAAGAGTTTGTTTTGGTGTAAGTATCTTCCTTCTTCCAAATAATAGAATTATAGTAGGCTTTTGCTCCATCTGGCGTAGATGCATCATTGCCAATGATTTCATCTGCTGTTCCTGATGCTCTCATTTTTAGTCTCTTACCCGTTTTAGTTGTTGTAAAAAATACAACTGCCGCAATCACAAGAATTACGATAATCAATACTGTCATAGTTAATCCCTACCTTCGTCAATATCAAGTCCAAAGTTTTTAAATAGCTCTGTCATGCCTCCCATATATCCTGATCCAAGAGCTTGAAATTTGAATCCATCACCATATTTATAAAGTCTACCCATCTCAACGGCATTGAGCTTTTCAAAATTCTCATTTTCAGAAAGATCATATTCCCATTTTGTTGTCGGATTGTCATAATCACAGATCATCATAGTTGCGTTATTAACCATTCCAAAATTCTGTAGTCTCTGTACAGCTCTGAAAATAGTAAGACAAATTGTAAAATCTGTTCTGTCTGACGGAAATGTATCTGCATGAACAATAAAATATTCATCATAATGATGTCCATCAAAAGTAATTCCCTGAGAATCGTCACCCGTAAGATTGTCTCCAGAATATTCTACCCACGGATATCCACTACCATCACCATATGTATTATAGTTTACAATATCTTTTGGATAAGCTACTTTTCGATCTGAATTTGTAAGAAATCCGTTAATATCAAAATCAATATCTGATTCACCTGCATAACGATTCTGATCCCAATTCACACCAATGAAAAAGTTTTTGATTGCAGTCCCATCTTCTTTTGTCATACTAATTTTCTGATTTTTACTCATATTAATTACGTTTGCCATAGTTTTATATTCTCCTTTTTTACTGTTTGTTATTTAGCCAATCTTTGTATGGTCTCAAAAGCTCTGTATATAGTTCTTCGTCAGTCATTCTATTCATGTTTTTGACTGCGATAAATCCAGTGTTGTCACATTTTCTACCCTTCATATTATCTAGAGATTTTAGATAACTAAAGCTTTCATTGCCAATTCCAACAAACTGTACAAACATATTGTAATTAGAAAGCTCTTTCACAATTTTATTTGTTTCTCCTGTATCCCAATTTTCACCATCTGTAATAAAAATGATAAATGCTGGAATTGTACTTGGCTCAATGTCCTTATAATAGGAAACAATATCTTTCAAGACTGGAGCATAATTAGTTCCACCCATACTCATACGAGAATTCATCATAATTTTTCGAACATAGTTCTTATAATTATCAATTGTCACTGGTTTCAAAGAATCAAAATCATTTGAAAATAGCCAAGATTCTAACTCCCCATTATCATCAAATTTAAGAGCGATTGGCAAAAGCCTTGTAATTACATCTTGTACAGATCCGTTTCTAAAAAGATTACTCATACTTCCAGAGTAGTCCATAGCGAGCGCAACCCTTGCTTGATGCTTGGTCATATCAATCTTGCTTGATTTCGACATATTAATTAGCACATTATTTAGATTTTCTGCTGACTTAGACATGTCAATTACAACTGGCTGCGCTGCATTTTCTTCATGTACCACAGCGGATGTATTATCCGCCATAGTATTTGTTGTTGTAGTCTTTTTTCCAAAAAGTTTGTCAAATAGTCCCATGATTTTTATTCTCTCCTTTGGTAAATAATTTTCGAATGACATCAACCACGATTACCGTGAGTGATAGTCCAATGATTGCGATCCACTGACTCATATTCATTGCTGTTACCTGGATAAGTCCACCGAGTACATTACATAAGGCAATAGTTCCAAGCACAATACCTGCTGCAATATATACAAATGTTTTATTGTTTTTCAGTCCATTGAGCAAATTAATATGTTCTGTACGAATGCCAAATCCATTGCATACAGACATGATGCAAAGCATTGCAAATCTTGCAGTCATAGCTTCGACATCTGTTGTAAATAATTTTGATACTGGTGAAAACATAAGAATTCCATATAGTACAATAAATGTTACTGTGCTAATAGCAATTCGTTTCTTTGCACCTCGAATAAACAATCCAGAACCCTTCTTAATTGGATTCTCTGTCATATATTCAGCTTTCGGAGGTTCACCGCCAAATGATAATGAATTAAGTGAGTCCATGATAATATTGATAATCAGAATCTGAACGGAAGCTAGTAATACTCCGCCAGATAAAATAGGAAATAGAATACTTAAAATAAGAAGTGAAAAGTTAATTGGCAACTGAAACTCCAAAAACATCATGATATCGTGCATAAATGTTCTGCCAAGTTCCACACCTCTAATAATACTTGCGAAGTTATTGTCTGTTAGAATAATATCGGATGCTTCTTTTGCTACATCAGATCCAGCATTCATACCGAAACCTACATCAGCTCGTTTTAATGCTGGACTATCATTAACCCCGTCACCTGTCATAGCTACTGATCTACCAAGCTCCTGTGCTAATGTTACAAGTCTTAGTTTTGTATTAGGTGAGCATCTGGAAATTACTCGAAGTACAGGAATAATTTTCTTGACTTCATCGTCAGACATCGCTTCAAACTGTGCGTTTGTAAGGGCAAGATCACCTTCTTTATAAATGCCAGCTTCCGTAGCAACGGCTACTGCAGTTTCATGACAATCACCGGTAATCTCGATAACCTGAATTCCAGCTTCATGAGCGACCTGCACAGCCTTTGGAACCTCTTTTCTTACTGGGTCAATGACACCGATGATTCCGAGAAGTACCATGTTGTCTGGTAATGTATTCTCCACCAGCGGTGAATTAGAAAATGTAAGAGCGATACAACGCATAGACTTTTCAGTTAAAGCCTTAATTTTGTCATACAGCTTTTTCTTGTCATCCCCACCAAATGGAATGGCTTCTAAATCTAGCCAATGCGTACAATGCTCAATCAGTTTTTCAGGTGCTCCTTTATAATATGTAAACGATTCGCCCCAGTTATATTTGCTCTCAAAAGCAGAATATTTATTTTCACTACTAAAAGTTTGCTTCTGAACTAATGGATACTTTCCAAAAATATCTTCACATTCTTTTGGATTAACAAGACTTAAAACTGCTCTGTCGATGGAATTTCCACCTGTGATATTATTCTCTGAATCATATGTAGCACTGTTGTTTAAGCAAATATTATTTACAATATTTTTCCAAAGATCAGAACCATGATCTACTTCATTACCTTGTCCATCAATAATAGTTACAGGCGTCATAACACCAGTCGTAAGCGTCCCTGTTTTATCAGTGCAAATTAGATCTACATATGCAAGTTCTGGAATTTTGTTTGGATTTTTAGCAAGAATATTGAATCGTTCCATTGTCTTGACATTCTGTTTTGTCACAAGCTTGATAATTAATGGAAGTCCTTCTGGAACAGCAGCCACAATGATTGTTAGAGCAACCGAAATGTTCTGTGCAATCTTTTGGATAACTTCTAACACACCACCATTGATATATTCTCTGAATCCAATATACGCAATGTCCGTTACCATCAGTGCAATAAACGTGACGACTGCAGCAATCGTTCCATATCTCGAAATTGTATCACAAAGTTTATCGATCGCAATCTGAAGTGCTGTTTTAGGTGGCTCAAGTGTCTGCATTTTTACAAGTGTGTCACCATTTATGGTGTTTACGCCAACTTCTCCTACGATCATCTTTCCTTCGCCAGACAGAATCGTTGTTCCAGCAAATAAGCTATTTTGATTCGTAAAATCATCGGTGGATGTTGATTTTTTGTATACATAACCATTAATTGGAATTTTCTGACATTCTTTACTTTCTCCGTTGATAGCAGCATTGCTTACAGAAATTTTACCCTCAATAATATATCCATCCGCGTAAATTTCCTGTCCAGTTCCAATACAAACCACATCACCAACAACTAAATTATCTTTGTTGATTGTCTGAACTTGCCCATCTCTGATAACATCACAATACCTAGTTGATGTCTTTGCTCTTAGTTCTTGTGTTGATTTTTGAATACCAAGCGCCATTTTTACACCAATATATGTACATAATGAAATAACTAAAATCACCATGATTGGTTCTGAAAATGATGCCAATCCAAATACTGCAGCGAAAATCTCATATGCAGATAATGCTAATAACAGCATTAGCGTTTTATCACCAAAGATATTTTCAATCGCAAATTCATACCATTTCTTAAGCTTTGGTTCTGGTAGTTTGTTTGAGCCATATTTTTCTCGACTCATTTTTACTTGTTCGTTTGTTAGTCCTTTCAATTTTACACTCCTTTTTTAGTTGTTTTAGAACATTTATAACAAAGCGGTTAAAAAAATAATAAACCGTTTGATATCTAATTATTCTCTACATATACTCTCCAATATTGCTTATCCTTAATTTAATATCGTCAAGCTTCATATCGTTTTTTAGACTATGTATGTTTTTCCAAATATCATATCCAGATTCATTCTCACCACAGTAATAATGTTTCTCCCCATTAACTATTCTCCAATACTTCCTATTTGTTTTATAAAAGATTCCATATTTTGCAAATTCTTCTTTTGTGTATGAAGCAATAATTCTATCATTAATTGGAAAGCTTAATTCTACGAAATCTATTCCATCAGCATTAATGCCGTCCATATACTCTAACAATTCTTTCATTTCACTTACTCTCCATCTCGTATGGTGTATATTCTTAAGGTTTTCTGTATTCCAAAATCCTATATACTCTATCAGAAAAATCATGCAGTCAAGTTTCTAAATCTGTATTACATCTCATGTATCTCATCTCGCCTTATCACATTCATGAAAATTTAAAAGCATCTGATACTTATATTCTCCAAACCTTTCCTTCCAACACTGCTTTGCTTTATTCATAATAAAATGTCCATCCTTTATGTGAAGTCTGTTCTCCATGAACACAACGAGCTATTGCAGAATGATGTAAATTATGTATAGTTGCAAAATTTTTCATACTTTGAAATCTTATTTTTTCATTATTTGGACTTACTGCAATTATATATGGTAAATTAGAAATTTGAGTCTGGTTGCCCATGTATTTATTTATACTCACTGGTAGCCATCTTGTTGTTTCAAGAGAATACATTCTTTTACCTAATAAATCTTTATCAAGTTCTATTTCATGGTCAATCATTTTTTCATAATCATAACCTGGAATTGTAACAACATCTTTTTCAAAGTTTTCAAAACACATCCATCTTTCGGATACAGTTATACCTAATGCACCATAATACTTATAATCTTTTGATTTCATATCATAGCAACGTTTAATCATTTTTTGCCACTTTGGATATAATGGGCTTTTAGAAGATGCATTTCCAATACAAGCTACTCCACATACGCTTAAAACATATCTATCCTTTATTTCTCCCGAAAGTATTTTATCTTTTCTGAATAAGCCCGTTGAATTTGTATTTAAAAATTTACATAAATACATTCTATGAGTGCCTTTTAAAATATTTGTTGCTCCAATAACTGTAAACTTTCCATTATTTCTTGAAACAAATGTTTTTCCAATTATGTCATCATCGAATTTTATTATCTTGTAATCTTCGTTGTACATGATTCTCCTTTAATATAATAGTTATTAATAGTATTTTTATATTTCCCACAATCTGAGTGGCAATGGTAGATTTTCCGCTTCCACTCAGCCCGCACATAACCCAAAGCGTAGGTTTATTCATTCAATTCTCCTATCCATTGTGTTTTAATAAATATTCTCGACTGACATTTTTAAAACTCTGCTGTCCGTCCTGAGATCTATAGACGTATCCTTCTCTTCGAACTTTTGGATTAATCTCACTATATCCATCAGCTTCGAGTTTCATTTCTTCCATTGTTTTAGGTAAATAATATTCTGTAGAAATAATTGGCACATGTAACAGATTATTACCATCACAAAAATCTGCCATCTCTTTCGTCCCTACACGATTACCTTCAATAATAAGATTAAATACATATAACCTATTCTCTTTAAATTTATATGGATTACCCTGTACGTCTCCAACTCCTTCACCCTGTAGCACAACTCGATCATAATTATTCTCAATTGCCAATTTTGTTAATACGCTTTCAATACCGTATTTATCAGCAAGCTCCCAATAAATATTAGAGTCGTGATAGCATTCCTGATTTTTATCTGCTTGTCTGACATTTCTGCTACAAACAATAAATTCGAATTTATCCTCACCTTTCTTCTGCCGGTTTATAGCGAATGTACAGGAAGTACCATCCAATTTTTCTGTCTTAATCCATGGATTTTTATTCTGCAAGTAAAAAGGAGTATTTTCAATTCTCGTTTCGTCGGTTTTAACAATCCATTTTGGAAACTCCTTTGGATTATCACGTTTCTTTCCAAGAAAGAAGAATAATAATTTCTTTCCCCACTCACGTTTCATTAACCATCTAAACCATTTTTTCTTTGCGAGATTTTTATGGCGAGCTGCCATAGATTTGAATTTTGCATTTGGATCAATAGAATTGCTTTTTCGTTTGACATCTTCTTCAGAAGAATATGTAATTTTTAGATCTTTGCTGACATCATCACCAATATTTTTTCCATCTAGTTCTGGAAATAGAGATAATGGAAGTGCTAATCCTTGACTAATTACTTTAAACTTTCCAAGTTTCATCGTCTTGACTTTATATTTCTTGTTTGTCAGAAACTCGAAACGTTCATCATTTTCAGGACACTTGCTATCAATTTCAATATAAATTGCTAAATCACCAGTCTGAAACTCACCTTTCTTTGCTACACAAACCCATCCTAACACTCCAATGAGTTCAATATTATTTGCTCCTTCAATTGGTTTTACCCATTCAATTTTTTCAATATGGGCTAATGCTCTTTCCTTATTCTCCAAGTCCCTTTTACCATTAGTAAGTAGTGCGCACTTTATCCTATAGGAACTTTTCTATTTTTCCTTTTTTATTTAATCTTCTAATTTGTTACCTTTTGCTTCATTACAAGGCTTACACATTGTTTGATAGTTACTAATATCATCAATCCCACCTTTTGAACGTGGTAAAATATGATCTTTTGTCATTAATATTTCATCACCATTATCATCAACTGCATACAAATTCAGATGATAACTTTTATCCTGCAAATGCCTTTCTTTCGCAAAATATTGTCCTTCAATTCCACAAACTGAGCATTTACAGCCTTTTGTAAAAAATGTCTGATATCGTTGACTATTACCTTTAATCAAATCTCCATCAAAATCAACTTTTGCATTTCGCTTGTCTTTTTCAAACAAAACATCTTTAACCTTACTGTATACATATTCTATGGAATATGTGGACTTTCTGATAGGATCATCATGTTTTGGTTTAATCTTATGCAGCCTAACATCTCTATTTGAAATAAAAATGTTTTCTACATTTTCTTTGCTCAATAAGTCAGTCAAATCTCTTACTGTGCGAATTTTATTGGGAATAGAAATAGTACTGCCGTTCCATTTAATTTCTGTAATCTCTGTATCAAGAGTAGGTGACAATGGATTATTACTCTTTGGAAATTCTGTTTGTAAAAAATCTTCAATTGTTTTAAAGTGTTGAGATAATATTTTATCTTCTACTTTGTAACAAATTTTTAATCCTCGTTGTGCTTTAAACATAGCAACATCTCCTTTAAATTTTTATTATCACCTATATATTCTCTTCTTCTTTCAACCAAACTACAGAACTACAAACACTACATCTTTCATTGTTGATGGGATTGTAAATACATTCTTCTTCTGTTTTATTTCGTATTCTTCTTTCCCATCTTCATTCTTCACTACTCTTGCTGTAAGAATCTTTCCTTTTTTAATCTTTATACTGTCTTCGTTTTGGTCTTTGAAGACAACATCTTTAATAAATTTAATTGTCATAATGTTTATTCTATCCTTCTATTGAAAGAAATGTCGGTTTCATTACTAATCAAATTGCGGAGATTTAATTTCCTCTTTAGAAACATATCCTAATCAATATCTCTGTTCTTCTCTCATGGCATCACAGATTCTCATAATCTGTGAATATCCATCTGACTGACTTTCTGTGCATTTTGCTGCAATTTGTTCAATTCTCTTAATATATTCTTCCATTGATTTATTCTCCCATACTACTTCAATAAATTTGCAATCTCATCAATCTCAAGTTCCGTTTTCTTATCATCAGATAGCAGCTTATCCAACTTACTCTCCATCTTCTTTAAATCTGCTTCCTCTCTCTTTAGACCGGACACTTCTAACTTTCTTTTAATATCCTTAATCCAAGCCGTTACGCTGTATCCTGAAATTTCAAAATCAGACATTCCAAGGTCAACTGCCGACATAAGATATGAATTAAGTCTGATAAGTAACAACACTAATGCATCATCTGAACATACATTAAGGTTGATAGTCATTCCATCCATATTGAGAATACAATTTGTCTCAGGAACAAATCTAATCTTCTTCTCAGAGATAGCTTTTCTCTTATCCTCAATCTGTTTCTTTAATTCTAAAATTCTATCATCATTTTTACTCATTAAATTGTATACTCCTTTTCATATTCTCTTCCATTTGCTAAATACTTTTGTATATACATAGGTTTCATTGTTTCAAAAATTTGTTCTATCGTAACAGGGATCATATGTTTTTCTTCTATGTCGTTATATGGATATCGGTTTGACTTAACCGTTTTAGATGTAATAGGAAATATGTCAGTTACTTTAACACGTTCTTCATATGGACCGTAATGCATATATTCCATTTGTATTTTATAGATAATATATAAATTGTCATCCCGTTTATAAGTCTCAAATACATATTTATTCCCACTATAATATTCGCTTATAAAACGAATGCTTCCCCAGTAATCGTCTTTTTTAAATTCATCAAGCGTAAAGTATTTATATTCGTCTTTGCTACTATCATATGGAGAATACTCAGATTCTCCTTCCAATTTATCAAAAATGTCTGCATACTTTTCATTGCACTTATCATCAATACATTTGATAAATTTATTCTTTGGCATCGACCTATAATGCTCAAAATAACTACCTTTCCAAAACCAAAAATGTTTACCTTTATTTTTCCAATTTTCATATCTATCATAGACATCAAATTTACCCATATAAATCCAATTCTCATTATCCTTGGTTAAATATGTGGCACCTATAATTAAGTCTTTTGCTTTAACACATTCATTATTATGGATAATCTTATTAAACTCACTAATCTCTTTATAATCAGGTGATTCTACTGGCATAAGAACTAAATCTTTGCCGTCCCATCCATATACAAATTCTCCTTCAAGCCCCTTACCCTTGATACAATTTGCGTTTTCAAGAATGTATAATAAATTCTCGATAGTAATCTCAAATTCAAAGCCTCGTGGATCGTACACTCTACAATAAGCATGTCTGTGATCCCAACCTGTAGAATAATCACCTGCTTTTTTATTAAGCACAAATCCTTCGGTTGGAATATTATCATATTCATTATTTGGAATATTCTCATCTCGCCAACCATTCCATGAAGCCTCTTTTCGCAACTTACCCTTTTCGTCATAGTAAATTACATAAGCAAGCTTTCCTGTATATGTTCCTGAACGATTCTGATAACCAACATTAATTGTTTTAGGGATAAAAATACTACTTCTCAATCGTTTTCCTCCTTTAGTTATTCTCTATTACAAAGTTACCCTACCAATATAATTCTTCATATCTCGGATCAACAAACAACTCTTCTTTAGGTCTTGGGTCTTTTAAATTATCATTGCCAATCTTAAACTCACCACCGTAATAACCATTCCAAGAACCACAACCCAAAGTTCTAATCGTCCTTTATGAGTAATAGAAACAATTCTATAAGCTGGCTTGTCACAACATTGCCAGTAACTAACGACAAAGCAATTATCTTTTGTCACATTCTTTAAATAATCTGGAACTTCAGACCAAAGATGACATTCGTTATTAATCTCTTTTAATGTTTTACCGCCACTAAGCATCTCATTAGCTTTTTCTGATTTTCTGTGCGACTCTTCATGTTCCAAACACCATTCTTCTAAACTAAACAATTCACCGCAGTAATCGCATATATATCTAATTACTTTCTCCATAATTTATTTCACCACTGCTAAATTCCCACATTTCGGACATACTAAAAGTTTTCCAATAATACCAACACCATCAGGTGTAAAAATATTATTTTCCAACTTTGTAAGCTGCTGATTTCATGATTGTCCTACAAACAGGACATAATCTTGTTGCTTCTGCCATTGTTAGTTCCCTCCTTAAATATTGTCTAAATACACAACATATCCTTCCGCAGTATCATAATAATACCAAGCATAAGGACTAATTCCTTCATTCATAATTTCTGCCAGCTCATCTGCTTTTTCTTGACGGTTATGTGCTTCATTTATTATAACTGTTTTTTGAGAATCAAAATAAAGATTATCAACTTTACGCATACAATATGCACATAATTCCAACTCACTGATATATTCCTTTATAACCTTTAACATCTTTGGAATATTGTCTTGGAGGATCTGTTCATTTGCTAATTCTGATGGATACAAAACATACAAGTCTTTTTCACATGGAGATGAAAGGATTCTTTTATACACTATGTCTGATCGTAGACAATATTCGTGTATTCTTTCTTCAAACGTCAATTCGCTTCACTCCTTTGTAATCATATCTAAAAATAACGATTTATCTCTCTTCAATGTAATATCATAATCTTTCCACTTTTCTATTAATTCTCTTGTATCAAAACCATGTGGAACTACAATTGCATAGCCATGCGGAGTTTTATGACGTTTAATTTTTTCTATTGGATAATCCACATCTGTCTGAACAAAAATATCATCTACAAAATTTTTTACAATAATTTCATCATCCACATCAAAATCAAACAACCACTTGCTCTCATCCCGATTCTCTACTTGCTGCGCAACAGAAGCTAATGTACGATTCAGCTTTGTCACACTTGGTTTATCTCTAAGCAAGCTAATGACAAGTTCTTCTCTTATCTTCTCTTCATTCCTAGAATTTACAGACCGATACAATCTTGTCTGTTCGCCTGGGACTCCATCCACTGCAAATCTGCGAAATTCTTCTACTACTTTATCTTCGTTTTCTTTGTATTCTAAGATAGTCTGTGTACGTTCTTTAAAATTAGGAATATCTTTATTGTCTTTATTTCTTGAACAAATTAGATATACATATAAATCAGACATTATTATTTACCCCCCCCCCTTGTATTGATATAACATGCAACATCTTTTAATTCGTTACCATCCATTACTTCATAAATATCATTAATGATACTTTTTACTGTTGAATAATTACCACTAAAAGAAGTACCAGTCGTTTTTACTTCATATTTATATACATTTGATAATTTTATTGGATAATCTTGGTACAGAACCGTACCCTTTGGAACTGTTATATTAGAATATGCATCATAGTAATCTTCTTTAAGAACCTTTAACCATTTTTGACAACCTTTGTTATATGATTTAAGCTTGGCTTTGCTAAAAGATACTCTGAAATATTTATCTTCATCATAGATTATTCTTTTAAATTTATTTACAATTAGCAGCACACCATCTACAATTCTGTAGACATCTTGATATTCTGTATTTGCCAATACCTCCATCTACTCATCACCTTCTTTCAACGCAGAACTTGCATATAACAACGAATCATATGGCACAATATATTTCTCAGGTATATTCGCAAATGCTTCTATAACTTTATCGTACTCTTCCTTGTCAACCATGAAATCATCATAAACTTTTAATTCTGCTCTAAGCCCTCTCGAATTTTTCTTAATATTAGTCGTACTCATCTCTGTAAAACTCCAATGCTCTAATAGTAATCTCCATCAATTCCTGCTGATTTTCTGATTTCTTTTGATGTGCTTCTGTGCTACCAAAATTAGCTTTTAACCGATATATCCGGCATTTAGCAGACTCAATCGCACGTTCTACTAAATTATATTCTTTATTATAATTACGACAATCTTTACAAAAATCTGGATGACCGTCAGAGTTACATCTATCTGGTGGAACTAAATTATCTTGAAGTTCGTATCCAATGTTACATCTGTACATAATACCTATTCTCCATCTTCTAAAATCTCGATATCAATACACAACATATCATGCAGATTCTTAATCTGTTCTTCGGTCGGTTTCTTCCATGGCGTATACTCTGTAATATCAAAGGTCATTACTCCTCCACACAGTTTGATTCTTGCAATTGTTTTTGGTGGGCAATATTCTACGACTTTCGGCATCGGAATATCGCAACTTGTTTTTGGTAATTGTGATTTTTGTGAATGCTCAAATGCTCTCAATTCATCTTTTCCAAGCCAACGTTGCCATGCTCCACAATCATCACAATATAACCCTGTGTTGTTACCCTTTACTTCCGTATGCAAAGATGTACTTCCACACTTTCTACAGCAATTTTGATACATAATTTTCACCTCATGTTAAATCAATTTGTTCTCTACTAATTCATCAAGATAATAATATCTGTCAATTGATTCCTTATCTCCAAGAATCCATTTGTCACACTCAACTTCTTCCATTTCATTAATCCATTTATCCCAATTGTCTGCAATGAGCTTACAGAACTTTTCGCCACTTCCACGCAAGAAACATCTGCCAACCCATTCAGCTTTCATGCTTCTATCTGGATAAACCAGTGTAAAATAGATTCCATTTTCAATCAGAGCATCTCTTACTTCTTTGTGGCTACTTACAAAGATATAATCAACTTTTCCAATATTCTCTTTAATGTGCTTAATATAATTTTTTGGAAATTCAGGATTACGATACTCTTCAATTTGATCTGAAATGGTTGGATCATAATCATAACACCAACTGAACCGACTGCTATCGCTATCGAGAATCTTATAACCTTTTTCATTTAATTTTTTAAAAGCATATGTCTTGCCACAAGCAGGAAATGCACTAATAATTTTTGTTTTCTTCATAATATTCTCCTTCCTAAGAAATCATTTCAGGATAGAAATCATATAAATAATCTCCAAAGTCTCCGCCAGTATCAGAACCAATTATCTTCTGCCAATGATTTATCCATTCCTTACCTTCTTTTGTTAGTATGAATTTTTCGTATTCCTCTTTAAGTTCTTTTTCTTTTGTATTCATTATTTATTTTTTACCCTCCAAATGAAACAAATCTTCTTCCATACCTATCTCCTATTGTTCGAAATATCTTACAATCTGTTCTCCAATCCATCTACCCATAGGTACCGCCACTGCATTACCAATTTGACGATAAGCATCATTATCAGTTCCGCAAAACTGAAACCAATCAGGAAATCCTTGTAGTCTCGCATATTCTCTAACCGTATATGGTCTTATTCTCTTTCCATCCTTAATTAATCTTGTCCCTTTATCCTTTGCATAGTGAGCAACACATGTTGGTGCAAGATCATCATTTTCTGGATCAGATACAATTGGGTTGTCCCTGTATTTTCCATTAATACGATTCAAAACATATTGCGGAATATCTACTTCACTATCTTTTTCCAGAATATCTTTCAATCTCAATGGTTTTCTTTCTGGATATTCAAAACGACTAAAAGGCTTTTTACTGCCAATTAGAATCAGTCGCTTTCTTTCCTGTGGCAACCACATATTCGCATTAACTGGACATTCAATTCGAACGTAATAATCCGGAAGTTTTGTCAGTGCTTCCATAACAACTCTAAACTTAAGCATTCCAGGCACATTCTCAACAACATACATTTCTGGTTTTGCTAATACAATATGTCGAAAGAAATGTAAAAACAAATCATCGCCTGTTCGTGTTCCATTAATGTCTGCAGCAGTTGAATATTTAGTACACGGAAATGTCCCAATGTAAACGTCCGCATCCTGCTGATCTAATACTGTTATTTTGGCAATATCACATTCGTTAACCTTATGATTAAAATTCTTTCGCAAAGTATCACAACATTTCTTGTCAATTTCAAATGACTCTAAAATGTTGATACCGGCTTCTTTAATCCCAAGATCCATGCCACCAGCTCCACTAAAATAACTCTTTGCTGTAATTCCCATATTTAATTTTCCTATTCTGTGAAATTATTTGAGCGAACACTCATAAATTATTTATTTCTATCTAAGACCTGTTTAATATCATAACATATTAACGAATTTATATCCCAAGCACAATTTGTACATAAATCTACTTCCGTTGGTTTTACCACATCAAAACACAAGATTGTATTGTTAAATTTATCATTCGCTTTTTCTTTGTACCGAAAAGGTAGTACGTACTTCGTGGTTTTCGCTTTTTTACCACAAATATCACAATATTCTTTGACCATATTTTCTCCTATGAAAGTGCAATTTCTTAGTTAAAATTTTTCATCTGAATTGAAATTCAAATTCTTCTTTGTGTATTTCATTTCAGCTTCTTTATAAGAAATATGTTTTTTCATAAAATATCTGATACATTCAGCACAAAAATCCACATCTGCTTCCTCAAAATCCGAATGTTGCGTTGTCTCATCATATATCAATTTTTGACACCTATCACATGTTTCTCTCCATACCCACCAATTCCCATTCGTGTTTGGAGTTCCATCGTAATTTACTTTATGTATATTGGTTTTCATTGTTAAAACATGTCTCCAATCGTCTTACTTAAAGCTTCCTTCGCAGCTTTCGTTCTTGATAATTTTTCTGCTAACTGATTCACTGCTTCTTTAATAATAGTTTCCTTATTTTCTTCTAAAAATGACTTGATGTTATCATTTACCATGTCTTTAATTTTCTGAGAATATTGATAAGCACTTGCATTGTCATTTCCAATTAATTGTTTCATACAATCTTTTTTAATTTCCGCTACAACTTGAGATCTAACATTGTTCTCTATCGTTTTCTTAATTTGATCATCATCAATACTGATCCCAAACTGAACTATATGTTCCATAATTACCTCCACTCTTTTCTACAACCACAATCTGGAAAGAAGTTTTCTACATCTACAATGAATTCATCGTAAAAACACATTCCGTGTTCTAAATCATTCATCCAGTTAATTAATTCTCTTAGAACCTGTGTAAAGTTTTCTTCTCTGCAATAGTAAATTTGTCCAATATCATAATCATCCTGATCACAAATAGTCACAGTAATGGTATATGGCTTATGCCAATCATCGCCTTTACTTGCCGTCAGAAGAACCCATGATCTACCACAGAAACACTCATTACAATCAAAATGCACGGTTCCATATACATTTAAATATTCAATATAAAGTTTCTCACTCTTATGATAATGTCTTTCAAATTCCATATCTACCCCATTTATTTGGATATACGACAAAATAACATATCCGTTTTCTTCTAACAACTTAATTCATCTATCGTATCTGGCCACCATACTTCTTTAACCCTCTCTTTAACAGCGTCCCATGTTTCGTAGTCATATTCTCCGTTCATAGTAAATGTCCTAGGAATTATTCGAGCATACACCAAAATTTCTTTTAATTCCTGTGGCATTTCTTTGTCGATGATGCATCCATTGCACTTATAACCTCGATTAGTTTTTAAATCCGACAAATTGAAAACTCTCAAGACACTTGAATTTGAAAAGAATAAAACAGATGTGTTATCACGCCGAGAAAGAAATAAATGTGATTCTTTTGGAATGTTTTCTAAAATCTTATCTAATGATTTTTCTACAATTATTTTTTTCTCCTGTGTAGAACAGAAAACTGCACTATGGAAATGTTCCATCTTTACACAATAATCAATTTGCTCTCTCAATGCCTCTTCCAATTGATTCATAATTATATTCTCTCATTCCATTTTCGAATTGCTTCGCATTTTGTTTTATCGTGTTCCTCTTCTTTTCTATAAGTATCTACACTACACGTTCCGCCTCTAGCATGACACTTATTGCAAATCACAAAATATGCAACTTTCGAATATCTTGTCTTTTGACCAATTCTTAATTTAGTCCACCCGCAGAACGGGCATGGTTTTAATTCTTTTTCTTTGATATTAATCATGTTTATCACTCCTATCAATTATTAAACACTATAACGTATTCATATTTTTTTGATTCATATTTATACCTTTCTGTATTTTTCAATGTCTTCTTCTCTCGCAAATTTACAATATGGATAACAATAACTGTCTCCTTTAGAAGACCAAGATGTTCTACCTTCAGAAAAAACTTCGAATTTATAATCATTAGCTAAATTACAATATTTACAAAAGTATCTTCGAATCCATAGATCATTTTTGTCATTTCCTACCAACACGGGCGTATCTACAGGTACCATGCTCCAGTCAATTTCTGGTTCCTTATATCCAGAATTTGCCCATTTTTGAAAATCCATATCGCAATGATCTGAACTATAAAAATCACAATCATAACAACTTAATTCTCCACATGAACGCACTTCTCCATTTTTGACTCCACATGTATCATGATTAACAGCAATCTCAAAAATTTTTTCTCTATATTTTTCTTTATTTAACATCTTTTTCTACCTCTTATAATTCATCCTCATTACATCTCCAATAACCACTACCAGAAATCCATTCTCAATTCCTTCGTCTGGATCATTCCACTCATAAGATTCTATAACCTCTTCTTCGAGACTATAGCTATCTCCATCCAGCGGAACAATTCTTCCATCTACAGCAGCGAAACAACCTGCAAACGTCCCATGTTCTTCATCACAGCCTGGATAATCGATTCTATAAGACACATAATCATAATCATTGTCCTTGATTAATTCTCCAATGGTAGGATATGGCTTACTGTATTTGATATAATTAGATTCCTTCATATTCTTTCACACTTCCATCCATAATTTTCTCATCAATTTTGCTTTTGGTATATTTTTATAATATTCTTTCATACGATTTCCCTGACCATACACAATATTTATTCTCCTAACGAAATATCGCTTTCATTATATAATCCCAAGTGTTTCATCTTCATAATTACACTCTTTTGCTGCGTCAAACATTTCTTCGTATTCTGACAGATTGAATGTTCCAATGGTACATTGAATAATCATATGTATAATTCGCCTATACATGACATTAACAAATAATTGATTATTTTCTCCGAATGTCACGTCCATAAAAAGAAATTTTGCTTTATCAGGATCTCTTTTTATAATTTCTAATGTTAAAGGATAAAGAAACAAATGAAGTGCAAACGGTACGTCAACTGTAATATCATCGCATCCATAGTGTTTATGATAATATGAATTCATTGCTTCTAGTTCGTTTTTATGTAGACTCTTGTTATACCAACCCTTACAAATCAGATAGATATCCGTCAATGTCTTGTTCTCCATCGTTATTCCTCCAATCAATTCACATCCATTTTCGCTCCACAGTTCGGACAGAAGTTTGATTTTACTTTCTGATTCGCATAATCAGACCTGTACACTTTCTTTCCGCATTCAGAACAATACACACCTGCATTACTATAATTATCTAAAACATTCCATTTACCATGTTTATAATGTTCCAAACATGAATGACAAATCCATGGATCGTAAATTTTCCTGTCTTTTAATCTCATCCAACCGCATTCTTTTGGACTATACTTATCTTTCTTAGAATCCAAAACTTTGCCGCATACATGACATCTACATTTATGTCTGCCATTTCTCCATCTTTTACCGTCTATGTTTATGATTTTATTTTCAATTCTGCAATACAACTTCAAAAAAGATGTTTCTGCTAAAACTAACTACCATATTTTATTCTCCATCAAAATAAACATTAACTGAATAGAACATTATAATCTCCCCCCCCTCTTCTAGTAACTTAATTAACCATTTAGAAAATGAATACGTTGAAAATAACATAACAATCGCTAAGATAAAGAACCATTTATGTATCACTGGAATCAGCGCAACAGATATAATAATAGGAATAAAATATACTGATAATGTTATTTTGACCACATTGCCCGTTTTTCTAGCTGCATTCTTAAATGGTTTTGATTCTATAATCTTATTTAATCTCTCAAGCATAATTCTTCTAACAGATTCCAGCTTCTTCAGCTTCAAATTTTGCGACCGCATCATATACGATTTTCTTTACAACATCTTTATCTTTAAAAATATTTCTATTGGATAACGGCAATGTACCATCGTAACTTTTTAAATAGTTATGTTTAGATCTATTAATATTTGTTTTAATAGGTTTGTTGTCGTATACAATATCAAAAAATTTGATTCCATTTTCACGCATAATAAAATAAATACCGTAATGAACTTTTACATTTTTTAATTCTGCATTTTTGTAAATATCATATTCTTCTACACGCATATCCAAACAACCGTCATTGTCGTGTAAACAAATATATCTTTCTGCATCTTCACGATTGTCAAACACTTCTTCAATTGCGTAATCTGAATACGTTCCAGATGTAACAATATATACTTTATTCATTTCGCCCTTCAACCTTTCTTACAAATATTTGATCTTTTTTAATTTCTTCCCATGTTCTAGAGCGTGTTTGAAAATTAAAAATTGCACAAAACATATGTTTTTATGCCCTT